TCCCGATCGAAGTGTAGAAGACACCGTCGGGCTGCAGCCTGAAGAAGTTGATGTAGGGCGCGGTCTCGACAAATGGAAGCTGGTGATATAGCTCGTTTAGCGTGAACTGCGAAATTAATTTGATGTCATCTTCAACGCCCTTATTGAACTCCGCCTTGTTCTTTGCGACAGACGCAGCTTTTGCCGCTGTGATGGTTTCACCAGCATTAGCTCGAGCCGCAGCATCAGGCTCAAACACTCCCATCAGCTGGTCGACGGTGTGATCGGTGACAGGATACGCGTAGAGGGCCAGCGGTGTGTTATACCGTGACCCAGGATTAATGCCCACCTTCTGTATGGACGTCATCGTGAAGTGTGCGCTCGGCGGCGTCGTGATCAGCGAGTCAGCAAGCTGCCAGATCTCCAGCTTCGTGTTGCGGTCACCCGTGATGGCTCGGGTCTGCGCGCGTCGCGCAGCTGACGATTCTGTGAGGACCTCACGTATTAGTGATCGAAGTGTAGATTCTGTTAGTTTCATGCTAGCCTCACAATTCTGACCCCGTTTGCATTGATGGGTCCAAGTCCAATGACTTCTTTCTCTGCAGCAAAATAATCGCCTTCTTCCATGTCTAAGTCATACAACCCATCAGCGTCAATGAACTTACCCGGATTTTCTTGTGATCCTGCTGCAAAGACGACCGAGTAGACATCACGAGCGGATTGACCCAGGTTACCACGCGAGAATCTATTGGCGACTTCGATGTCTGATGACCAGGAGGAAGAGAACCTGTTGCCTTGTGGCATCATCGTAAAATTGTCCTCGATATCCAGCGTTTCGCCTATCTCCATTCTAGGAATCCTAATGCCCATCGCTGTGAGATCCTCGATCGCGAGGAGCATTCCGCGGTAGAAGGTCCCGGGCGGTGGCTCTCTGAAGACGTCAGTGTAGAGGCCGTCTCTAATAAAGCTCATGACGAGATCGGACTGCTGTCTGGTGAGAGGCCTTTGTCCCTCGAAGTGGCTGATGATGGAGCGGAGGAGCGCTGATTCCACTGGCAGGTTTCTCTCTGGAGGTGGCGGGCGCATTGAACCTTGCCGCTGGGGTGAGAATGCGTATTTTCCTAGAGGTGCACCTTCGGGCGCGGTAGGCTCATAACTAGCAGCGTATTCCGCTGCTCTCAGCTGCTCAGCCGCCGCCTCAGCATCTCGCTTGCGCTTGCGTGTCTCCTTTGCCTCACGGCTCAGAGCATTTCCGACACGCTCGATCGCCCTGCAGACCTTGAGGTCCTTTCTGTCATCGTCTCCAATGAATGCCACAAGCTGCTTATAGATTCTATCCAGGAACTTGCCACCTGGCTCGCGTGCAAAGACACTCTCGAACGGTGTGTCAGGTGTCTCGTTGTTGCCGTAGGTGTAGACAAATCCTGGAATCGCGCCCTGAAAGATATCGACATATTCTCCATATGTCGGCCACCGACCATTGATCTCTTCGAAGTCACTCCGGAGAAAGAAGCGCCAAAAGGCAAAAACTCCGTGGATGGAGTCACCACCTGGATACTGAAACTTTGCTTCGAGCAGAAGAGTTTCACGGATCAGTTTTCGAAGCAGCATTTCTTTCATAGATCTAACTATTATGCAAATGGAGAGCGTGGTCTCCGCGCGGTCACACCACTGACTATGCACACTCGTCCCGCAGATTACATGGCTATTATCGCCCGCTAATTCAAAATGTTCAAGCGGACGAGCTATTCTGCGGTAGCTCGTCCGCCGCGGCGACAGTCTGCACCGCCGAGAAGAAATCGGGACCAGCCAGGTCAGCGAGGACCCGCGCGCGGCGGGCCTCCTCATCGGCGACAGGGTCACTTGCCAGCTTGTTGATCGCGGCATCGAGATCAGTATCGCCTGGGTCCAAATTTTGCTGCAACATCTTTAACGTATCGAGAATGTGACCAGGATCCCACGGCCATGTGCCCCCATCACCCGAATAAGCTTTCACAGTATCGACGATGGCCTGGGGACTCTCACCGGTAACTTTAACAGACTGGTGCAGGAAGTCCGGTCCCGCGGCGTTCACGTTGAAGACTTTAGCAGACTTCTCATTCTCCATCACCATGCTGGATTTGATCACAACGACGTTTCTCCCAGGCGCCGGACGCGCCACGCCGAACGCAGCAAGTGGGTGGTCGGTGTACTGGACTAAACCAAGAGAGGTCAACACACCAGCGTATGCTGTTAAATAATACAGATAGTCTGGGTGTTGGAACGCAGTCTTGGCGTTTCCAAGCTCTGGACGTCTCTTAACGATAGACTGAGCGACCTGGCTGCCAACCCGCGCGTTTATGAGATCTGCTGAGTGTCTCTTGACCGCGCTCTTAAAGTTTCCAAGTCGCGCCTGCGTCACCGCATCCGAGTCGACGTCCGTGACCGTTACTTCTGACGCCGCCGCGGTCATTCCTTTCCCGACTCTTCGGGCTATCACCTGCTGCAAAAAGTAAGTGATGAGATTCTCGTCAGCATGACCGAACTCGTGACGTGGCACGTGCTCGACCCCCACCGGATTTGCGAGCATCTCCTTCAATGAACCAGCAATCATTGCGACCGCTCTATCACTAGCGACTTTGTTGTGAGGATAAGTAATGGTAAGCGGCTTGATCGTTTTCCACCCCGTATCCGACACAAGGTTGAAAACGTAGGTCGCAGCTTCAGTCTCGTAAAACGCGTAAGTGCCAGCAGCCAGATCTGGGAACGCTTCACCACGCTTCTTGGTGCCAATTGCCGGGTCGGCGATCGTGATGGTGATGGGCATCGCATCCATTTCGCTGATAAGGTAGTCCTGCAGGTTTTTTGCCGCCCCAGTCGTCGCGAGGAGCTGCTTGCCCTCCTTGTCCTTCCAGTCGAGCACGTTCTTCGTCCACTGCGCAGGATTTGATATGGCCCAATGGCCTTTCTTTATCGAGCTCCTGAGATTTTGATCTAGCGTCAGCGCAAATTTTTCAAGGACCGCGGGGGTCGCGCCTGCAGCTTTAAGAGCCCCGTTGGGAAGGATCGTGCCCGAAGCAAACGTCACCTTGCCGCCTGCTACCTGGATGACGTAGCCACCCACTGGTGCTAGAGGTGCGACCAGACTTTTCGCATACGCCTGCGCTTTCGGCAAGTTCTCAGTGTGATATGACGGAATATTCGCCGATGTGCTCGTTGCCGGCGCAGCGGCTGTTGGAGCCGCGGGCTGTGTCTTCTCAATAAGGATCATCTCACGGATGAGATGACGTAACGTTGTAAGATTCATGATACTAAATATATCGATGTGTGAAAGAGACCTAAGCCTGCAAAATCCACCCCGTATAAGGGTGGCGACTGCCATTGAGCTATCCGACAAAAATGGTAGGCTCGGACGGGTTCGAACCGTCGACCTCCTCCGTATCAGAGAGGCGCTCTAACCAGCTGAGCTACGAGCCTATAAAGATTCTGACTATCTCTTCATGAAGATCCTTGTCTCATCACCGCTTTTCGCTGGGACGTCTTCGACCTCGCCGTCGAAAGAGAGGCAGAGCTCAGGATCGCGAGGCCTGTCAGTGGTCCAGTCCATGGAGCACTCACGTGAGAAGTGCACAACAAGCTCTGGATGATTTACCTCACACCAGTCTCGAAGCGCATCGCGAACCTCAGTCACGTTAAAGTAGAGGTTGATAAGCTTCATCTGACGCATTACGCAGCCATCATAACAAAGATCGGCATGGTGAATAGGATGATGCCACCGATGATGACAATGGCCAACTCAATCTTCTTCTTAGTCTCAAAACTCATTGTCGCTCCTGTCTTATCGGTGGTGGACCGGGTGGGGGACGATCCCACGACCTGCGGATTAAGAGTCCGACGCTCTACCGACTGAGCTACCGGTCCAATGTGGTGGGAGAGGTCGGATTCGAACCGACAGTGTTTACCCTATGGGAACGGGTTTACAGCCCGTTGCTAGACCACCGCCCTAGCAGCTCTCCCGAAGTGGCCTCACCAATTGGATTCGAACCAATGACCCGCAGCTTAGAAGGCTGCTGCTCTATCCAGCTGAGCTATGGTGAGAGAAGATGGTAGGCGGGGTGGGGATTGAACCCACGACCGATTGGATATAAGCCAACTGCTCTGACCGCTGAGCTACCCGCCTGTGTTGGTAGTGGTCATCTTGTTGAGCAGATCTTAGTGGCCTCGCAACCGTTCCAGCTTATGTTATTATTATAGTATGCCCTGGTGCCCTTTACACGGGCTCGAAAGCTTTTTATCGAATCAATCTTCTGATTATTCTTGCAACTGCTTCGTTCACGGCGGCAGCCTGACGCTTCTGCAGCACATGCATAGCGAAGTCCCTTACACCGGCACTGCGATCCCTGACGAGGATCTGGAGGACTGCATCTGTAACACCCGGGTTTCCAGCAAGTGTCTGCCTTTCATCTTTGTTCCCCTTCTTCGCGACACCCAGCATGATGTCCTCGGGCAGGCGCGGATTTCGAAGCATGTAATACATTCTATCATCGCCCTCCTCGTGTGGCGTATTATACCACTTGCGGAGGATGTCTGCGGGCATGGCAGGATTTTGAAGCATCGCGTTTTGCCAGCTAGCATTCTTGGGATCTTCCATGAATTGGACAAGGCGCTCAACTGGAACGTTGGGATTTAGGTAAGCCTGCCGCGTGGCCCAGGATATCGGTTGATCAAGCTGTGCTAGGAGAACATCCATCGGTAGCTTGGGACTTTTCAGAGCATATTCTTTTATCTGCGCTGACATGTCCATCAACCTGACGAGCTGGTCGGGTGTTATGTTAGGATTTTCAACGATACTGGTGGCGGGAATATTTTTTACCGTATTCAGTCCCTGGTTGATGATGTTCTCAATCCCCTCAGGGGGCAGGGAAGGGTTCCTGACAAGTCCTGCTGAGATGTAATAAGAGTTGACGTTGGATAGATTTAGCAGCACGTCGACGGGAGTTCGTGGATTTGCCGCGACCGTGCTGAGGTAGTTTTCGGGCAGATAATCTGCAAGTTTTCTCAACAGCTCAGGTGTTGCATTGGGGTGGGCGGCTAATTCCGAAGACGCGGTCCAGTTGTGTGTCTTTATCCCACGGTCCACGATCTTTTCAAGCGCTTCTGCGGGTGTCAGAGGATTATGTGTGACCCTGTAGAGGATGAGGCTGTCTGTCTCATCTGCGAGAAGTGTGAGGACCTCGGGTGATATGTCCTTCATCTCTGAGATCATGGTCTTCATCGCTTTATTTTCTTCTTCCGAGTGGCCCTTTAACATCTTCTTGAAGAGTTCGGGGTCCCGCGCGGCTGCCCTGACTTTTTCTTTTGCAGGATGGACGCCTGACATCTCTTTCGCTTTCTCGGCAAGCATCCCCATGATAGGGTCAAAGTTGTCCCCCAGAATGGCCTGTAGTGTCTCGGGTGTCAGGCCTTTATTGCTACGCGTGACTGATAGACCGCCTCGCTGACCTTTTAAGACAGGTTTTCCATTGAGATAACCGACTGATAGCCAGTCTTCATCTGCTTCAGGGTCGTCCTTTATGACGTAGAACAGGACGATATCTTGGTTTTGGCTACCAACATAGTGGTAGAACAGGTTTGACCCGGCAGTCCTCGCTGTGCACCAGGTCGTCTTCGGAGCGCGGGTGATCGGATCATACTGCGCGATCTTGCAGCTACGCTCCATTGACGTGGGAACCCACAAGTTCCAGGGTCCCACCTTGCCGATCCTGTCTCCCTCGATGTCCTCTTCTTGATCGACCTCGACGCTTTGCTTTTTGCGCTCGGCGAGACCCATGATCGTTTCCATCTGATCGACAGATACTTTCAAGGCATCTCTTGGGTTGGACCAGTCTGCCCACCCACGCTCATTTGGTTTGATAAACTCATCGACAGCAGCTCTGAATTTGGCATTTGCACGATACTTTGTGCTTAAGCTATTGTCGCGCTCTGCAAACTTTACAAGAGTAACAATCGCGTCCTCGAAAACATGATCTTCTTCTATGCTTGGAGGATCGCCATATCTTACGATTAGCCACTCGATCCATTTCGGCGACATCGTCCCGAGAACATTTTCATGACTAGGATGCTTTTGGATAAGAAGACGCTGGTTATCCTTGTAGCCTTCAAGGATGAGAGCGCTGATGATGCTACGGAGCTGCGATTCTGTGAGGAGCATACATCTAACTATTCTTCGATCGCAGCTTTTCGACCAGCTCCTTCACCCTATCGACCGTCGGTCCAACGACAGATGACTCCTCGATCCCGTCGAAGAAGCTGACCACGGTAGGCACCGACTGGATCTCCAGCTCAGTTGCCAGTGCATTCGTCTCCTCGATATCGCAATAAGCGAAGACGACGTCTGGATTCTCAAGACTGATGTTTTGGAACTTGGGCTTGAATGTCTTGCAGGGGCCACACCATGATGCGCTGAACATGATGATGACTCGTTGATTCTCATCTAACAGCTGCTGGACGTCGTTGTCGTTGCGTGTGATCATGTTGTTTCCTTTCTAAGGATAATCTTACAGCGCTGGAATTAAAGCTAAAATGCATCCACAGCCCGCGCTTGTCGCTTAAGACCAGTGATCTCACCACGAATCTGCGCGTCGGCAGGAATGCTGGTGATGCCTGTGCCGTGAACGTTGAGCCGACCATCTACCCTAAGACCCGGTGGAAGCTCTGTAAGTTGTGGGTTATTGCCAACATCCAGATAGCCGCCAGCATGAAGGTTTGACGGCAAAGATCTGATGCTCGTGTGGCGAACCTCCATAGTCTTGTCTACACTGAGATTATTGGGTAACTGCGTAATTCCGTTACCGTGCAATTTAAGATGCCCTGTGCTTAAAGCGTCAGGCAGGATGACATCTCCTTCATTATGCGCATTGAGCACTATAAACGAGCCCGGGACATTCATGCTTCTTGGCAGGGTGATGCCTCGAACTGTGTCTAACTCTAGATACCAAAGTGTGTCTGCTAGGCGTTGTGGCAGCTCTGCGATATTTGTGTTCTTTATCACAAGTGCGCCTCTGATTCTAATGTCATCAGGCAGACTGGTAATTGCAGATCCTATAAGCTTTAGATCGCGAAGAGACAATCCGGGAGGCAGCTCTTGGATTGGTGAATTTTCGATCGTCAACTCTCTTACGTTGAGATCCGGTGGCAGTTCGGTGATGCCTGTTTTCTGAAATGTTAGGCTACCATTCACAGTCAGGCCAGAAGGTAGATGATCTATCGGATTAGACCCTATTGATAGATTACCCTCAACTGTTAGATTATCTGGTAAGCGCTCCAAGCCCGTGTTCGCCAGGTTCAAACTTCTATTGACGACACGCATGTGAGGTGGCAGACGCGAAACCTTGTTAATCAGGATGAAATCATCTTCCTCAGGTTTCTCAAATTTAGATGCGACGTAACCACCGTGTAGATTCTTTTTTAACGAGCCCTTGACTATCTCTCTATTTACGGGTGTCCAATCGGCATCAGTAACTTTTTTCCATGCCACAGGCGTGACGGTTGAAGGATCGTACGCGAGAGCGACACGACCGTCGTTGCCGCCCGTGAAGATGAGACCCTTGACAAGACCTCTAATTAGTTTTGATGCGGGCCACGCGCGCTTTGAGGTGAATTCTCCCTCTTTGGGCTCATCATACTTTTGCAAAACTTCGACCACATACTTTGACGCGCCTGTCAATTCTGCTTGCTCTGATGGTCTTAGGTTCTTGCCGTAGATTAGGACAGTGACATTCTCATCAAAGGAGATGTAGCCGTATAGATTGACACTTAGCTTGTAGACATACTCACCGTATTCTCCCTTGCTTGTCGGTGTCCCTTCATAGTCGTATACGTTATAGAGACCTTTGCCATACACGCCCCCGAATCCTAAACCTGGACTAAAAGTGTCGTTTGTCAGGATGTCAATCATCACGTCAGGTCCTGTGCTAGAGCCGTGATAGACAAATGCTTGGGCTCCAAAGACGCGCTCCTGGAGCAACATCTCTCTAATCGCGTGCCTTATCACATCTATCATCAAGCTACTCCGATACTATCTTAAGTATCTACACCTGCCCTGTCTAGACCTCGATGCTCAGAGTGCCACTTTTCGTCTCTACCTCGATCTCCCAGCCGAGCATGTTGTAATCAAGGTTCATCAGCTCATCGAGCGTTACCTCGACTGTTGCAGTGAGAGTGCAGCGCCCACGCTTGTGATCGTACTTCTTGATCTCGTAGCTGATGAATTCCTGATCGTGGAAGTTATCCTTGATTGTCTCACAAATTAGATCAGCGTCGAGCGGCTCAGCGTTCTCATCATCGGGGGCAGGAATCTCGAGACCGCATGCGTCCTCAAGTTCAGCGAGGATTCCGTCGCGCCGAGTGCTAGGAAGCGCCATGACAAGATTACTGAATTCGCGAACTACGTCAGTCTCATTAACTGCGTCATTGACCGCGTCATCCTTGTAATGGAGGACCTCTGCAAAATCAGAAGTCGAGAGTGTGACCCAGGTGTCGCCTGGGAGGTCGAGTTCCTTGAGCTTGTTCTTGTAATCCTGACTCATGTTTGTCCTGTTGTTAAAATGGCGCCCGATCCCTGACTTGAACAGGGGACCCACGGATTACCTACCACTTCGATTTTCATCGCCGGTTTTCACCGTTCGTGGTCTGGACTATGCCATCATCCCAGTAGGATGGATCGATTATAGTCTCTACACCTTCCCTCTCGGGCTTGGCTCGGCGTTGTCTCGTCTTTCGACAGGGAGTTCACCGAATTTACGATCTTTTCGATGGTGGTTGCCCACCAAAGCTGCCATTTGACAGTCCGTTGCTCTAACCAACTGAGCTAATCGGGCTTATTAAGTTTTGAGTTGGAGCAGGCACCGGGATTCGAACCCGGTTATCCAGCTTGGAAGGCTGGTGCACAACCCATATGCCATGCCTGCGATGTGGCGACCTCGAGTGGACTTGAACCACCGGCCTACGGTTTAGGAAACCGTTGCTCTATCCAGCTGAGCTACGAGGTCATTGCCTTATGACCTATAATAACGTGTGTGATCAAAGATTACACAGCTAAAACGCCCATTGCTGCTCTTGTTAAACCCTCATCAAGTATCGCCATGTGATTCATGATATTCTCTTCAGCAACGCCACCCTTCTTAGCGATGTCTTTGCCCAGCAGATTAAATGCTTTGCGACGCTCCTGGCCGCTACTCCAGTTCCGCCAGTTATGTATTAACAAGACGTTGGAGCAGTCGGACATAGGCAATGAAGTAACTGTTGGTGTTGGATCTAAAAGGTAGATCTTATTGAATGGTCCAGCGCCGCTAGTAGTAAGGTATCTTAGGACAGCTGCACCGCCTGCTGAGTGTCCAATAAGGATCCGCTCGCTCGCAGTGTTGAGGTCAACCTTCTTGTCACGATTGATCGCGTCCAGCGCCGCAGCAACAGAAACTCCCGTGCCATTTGGCACAATGTAGGAGAATCTACGCAGATAGCCTTCGGATTTTTCCATAATAGTCTTTGGCATATCAGTCGAATAACTAGGATGGTTGATGCCGGGCATAATTAGAGCAAGCTTTCCAACAGGATCATTGATCTTATAGTAGGCTATCGGTCCAGATTGACGTGTTGGCTCGACTGCCACGTCGCCTTTCTCTTGCAGAAGCGCTCTGATTGCTTCTCTTAAAAGATCATCCTCCATCTGCCTCGAGCTCCTCGTCATCATCTGGTGTGCTTGCTGCAGGACTGCTAGCACCCGGCGTCACAAGCATCTTCGCCTTTGTTGGTGATGCGATCATTAGCTCCGGAATAGGCTTGCCAAAGTTAATGCTGCCCAACCTAGAGTCAGATGCGGGCTCTGCCACAAACTTCATGGACGAAGTTCCCTGCAGCGCTAGGATCGGATACTGCGAGAACGCGGTCTTGTCCCACAGGTTACCACACTGGTCGATCATGTCTAGCAGCGCCTTTGCAGTGTATGTCTCGTTCACCTCGTAGGCAGCGATTCCTGATGGATCCAGGTCAGCACGGGGCATGTCAGACGAGTAATACATCGTCATGTTTCGCATATCGGCAGGGATGCGGCTCTCGATGTCGTTCTTCAGCGTCATTAGCAGCGCTGCGATCTGGTTCCTGCTGATCGCCTTACCGCCTGAGTAGAGACCCTTCTCTGTTGCGATATCGCGGAGCTTACTAGTTACATCCACAAGAGAGTTGATGCCAGGTGTGACAGCGAGGCCCGCGCTGACGTAGACTGTCGCTGATGCTCCAGAGAAATACTTGATGCTAAACTTCAGCTCTTCGCTAACGATCAGGTCGGGCTCCGTCCCTGCATTCTCAGCACGTCCGAACATGAGGATGGCAAGCGCCTCCCCCTTGCCGATTGCCACACCCTTGGCACCTGGCTTCTCGACCATTGCCAACTGCTTGAACATGGGAGGAATAGGATATTCCTCACCGAGCTTAGGATGTGTTGGTGTGACAACACCATTCTCGTCAGGCATATTGAACAGGACCTGGTTAAGTAGATCTTGATTCAGCTTGATCTGGTTTATCAACGCTCGAGCCAGGTTGGCAGGTCCGCCTCCGACGCGGGCTCGGATCTCATCGATCCGCAGCTTGATCGTCTGGTCCGTCTCATCGCCCAATGCACGGAGGACGTCACGTTCGTTGGCGATCTTGACGACATCATCAAAGTCGCCCTTAGTCATGATGACATTGGCGATGATGTCACTCTCAGGTGGCTGGCCACGCTTTCTCTTCTCGCCCGTCGAGATAGGACTAGCGACAATAGAGACGTTGTAGTTCTCAGCGAGAACAGCACGTATAAAGTTTCTTAGAGTCTTAGGCATCTAATGTAAGTATCCGCATCATGCTGTTACTGATTTGGTGGGAAGAGCGGGACTTGAACCCGCAAACTCGCGTTGAGTGGGAGATTTTGAGTCTCCTGTGTCTGCCATTTCACCATCTTCCCGAAGTGGTGGCCCCTGCCGGACTCGAACCGGCACGCCCTAACGGGCAAAAGATTTTAAGTCTTCGATGTCTACCGTTCCATCAAGGGGCCAAAGTGGTGATCCCACTGGGAGTTGAACCCAGCTTACGAGATTGAAAGTCTCGAGTCCTAACCGATAGACGATGGGATCTGAAGTGGTTGGGGCGTAAGGATTCGAACCTTCATTCGCGGGGTCAAAGCCCGCTGTCCTACCGTTGAACGACACCCCAGTGAAGTGGTGGGCCCTGTGGGAATCGAACCCACAACCTTGGGATTAAAAGTCCCTTGCTCTGCCAATTGAGCTAAAGGCCCATATCTTTTCTATCAACCGCCGGTTCCTTGCCGGCCACACCTATATCTTAACGTTTCTTACCCCTCTTTACACCGGACCGATCGCCTTTTTATCGATCTCGTCGCTGTAGACCCATCCTAGATCTCCGCCATACATGACTGTCCACGCCTTGGGAGATGTGTCCTTATAGGGAGCAACTATCATGACAATGGTGCCTGATGGTAACCAGACTGATTCTCCCCCTTGTGCAGATCCTACGCAAACATCATTAGAGTCCTCGCTGAACCACTTACCGCTAGATTGCAGCCTGTGAAGATTGCCGGGCTTGATCACTTATCATCTCGCAACTTTAGTAGAAAGACGAGGAGCCCGATCACGAATAGGCAATAAAGAATCTCAGCAATCTGCCGGCCCTCTTCATCGAGCAAGAGCCAGAGCAGAATGTTAGATGCCTCGTAGACCCACTCGATCATGGGCACCTCGTCCTAGTGTGTGATTATACGTCCACCATAAGATCCTTTACAAGGACCTCGACCAGCTGCTGCTGCCCATTCAAGTTGACCTCGATGGCGGCGATGCGCTGCTTCATGGCAGGACCCGCGTCCAGGTTTGCTGTGACATCAGAGAGACGAATGTTGCGCACGACTCCTCTGATCTTGCCGTTATAAGCGTGAAAAACTTTGTCACCAACTTTGATCATGCTAAAAATCTCCCTTCTCTTCCTGTAATCTTAACGGGTGTGATTGCCTCGTCATGGTCATCGAGCCACGCGACTGGATCGACAGGACGACCGTTCACATTGATCGCGAAATGCAAGTGAGGTCCTGTCGACACGCCCGTGTTACCAGACAGCATGATGACTTGACCCTGCTTAACTCTTTCACCCTTCTTCGCGAGGATCTCAGATCCATGAATATATCGGGATAGGACGCCACCGTCGTGCATGACTTCGATGTAGTTTCCTGCTGTCGGGCTATTAAGACCAACATACTGAACTGTTCCGTCCATGATCGCACGGACATTAGTTCCTATCGGAAGTCCTATGTCAACGCCCTTGTGATCAGTTGAAGCTCCTGCAGTTGGCGCCTTACGCGGGCCAAAACCACTGCCATATCTTCCGGTTGACTCAATGCCCTTAGCTGCTGCTAGAATTCCGCTGATTCCCTTATATGCGTCCAGCTTTCTGGCGATATCTGGACGCCTTTCTAAGAGTTCAGGTGTGATCTTGGAAAGAATGTCGACAGAATTGATGGGAAGCGTGCATTCAAATATAGCATCTATTGTAGCCATTGCTATAGCATCAATTACTGCAGGTGCGGGATGAATTCCATCTGGGCTATTTGGAAACTGGATACCCGACTCTTGCATCTCACCGCCCAGGTTCAGATCTCTAGGGTCGATGTAGGTCGCACCCGCGTTGCTGACTAGAGACTCTAGGCGCTTGCAGAAATCTTCACGTTCTGCTGCATACTTCCCCCCGCGGAGCTTGAACCAGTAGTTATCCTGGACGGGATTTCCCTTGTTGAGACCTAGCTTGGCTGCTTCAAGAGGATTAGTCACTGTGGTTACTGGGGGTGGTGCGACAACAAAGCATCGCCCAGGTGTGAATAGGTTGACAATTTCCTCAACTGTGTCTGGGTCTTCGCCGTATCTGTAACCTGGGAAGATAACAATCACATCATATTTTGATCGATCCTTCACTACAGCAGCTGCGTAAGAGAAGACATACCGCATCGTCTTTGCAGGCGTCGGATCGAATTTGAATTCCTTGAATCCGCGACCTTCAAGCAACTTCATGACAGGATAGCCAACAACTCCGGCCTGGCTGCTTCCAATGATTAGGGCACTTTTATCTGTGTCAAGGTCTAACGCGATGCTAAGAGGGACCGACTCATTTGCAGCTGTCTCAAGTGATTGAGCAAGATCCTCCTTAGAGGCTCTTTTCCCACCCTGCTTGCCGACCTCCTCCTCATCCTCTGGTGAGTCCTCGCCGCCAGGAAGAGCGCTAGTCACACGCTTGACGATTGGAAGGTCAAGAAAGGATCGAGCGGCGCTGTGAAGCGATCCCATGATGTCAAAGTCTTCATTGAGGTGTTTTCTATTACGCATGGCTTTAACTATCAAGCACCTTAATTCTGTTTTTCGGTATCCATGAGATCTTGCCGTTCTTTAGAACTCTAACAAACAGCCTCTGTGTGTCTGACTCTTCTATGACTAGCCCGACTTGATCGTCTTCGACAATCACCAGGTCACCCTCTTTGAGGGTCTCCGGGCCCGACGGGAGTGAGATCCTCTCGACGATATGGGATGATCCTTGCGTCTTTCTTGCCCTTGTTGATGAGGACCTCGCAGTAACCTTGCCCGTAGATGCCGATGACGATGCCACACTGTCCTGATGGGGCGATGACAAGGTCACCCTCTTCAACTTGCATGGTCCGGTGTGTTGGCAAGCTCACGTTCGGCCTCGTTACATACTTCCTCATACTCATCATCTGTTAAATCCTCGCCCCGAGCCGACTCAAATATCCGTGTCGTCGTCTCGATGCCAGCATGATAGCCAGCAAGAAATTGATCTGTCGATTGATAGTGCAAGACCGTAGAGGCAAGAGAGACACTCCGCTCTTCAACACTGCAAATCCTCTGGACCAGGAAGTCGACATTCTCTAGAAGGTTGCCCGTATTAACATCCTCCAAACCTGGAATTCTTCGCAGAGACCTGATGATGTCATCGACGTAAAGACGCTCCTCTATCTCCTGTCGCAGGTAGACGGACATATCCAGGACCTCCTGGTAAGCATCGATCAGAGGATCTCTGCCGTTAAAAGACCGCAGTGGAATCCCATACTTCGCCTTGCCTAGGCGATCACGCTCCTCCATGTCCTTGATGACAAGGGGCCACACGTCAGGCTTTTCGCTTTTCGGAAATGCTTGCGCGCGGATCGCGGGTGCGACCACCTTCTCGCCCTTTTCGAACTTGCTCTTTTTCTTCTTGCCCATAATTTCTCCTACAACATCTTAGGGCGCAATCTTAAAGATTACACTCACGGATGATTTCGGTGAGGTTGACAAGACCACCATGCCAATCCCAGGCAACGTTGTAATGACCCGGGATCTGCCCGTTCTGCTTGCTGTGAATGTGACCATGAATGATCAGCTTCGGGTCGCACTTAGCCATGAGATCCAGCGTCTCATCGTTTCCTGCGGTGGCAGGCTTGTGGATGTAGAGAATACCATCCTCCCAAAGCCAGGGCACAACCGACTCGAATCCGGCATCCAGATACCAGGCATCGGGCATGTGATCATGGTTTCCACGCACAAGGGTCTTCCTACCGGGAAGGTCTTTGATGATCTTTGACAGATCTGCCTGGCGGCCTTGCAGGCCTGCAGACAGGTCTCCCACAAAGATGATGCGATCATCTGGGAGCGCCTGCTGGCCCCAGCGACCTGCGATCCTCTGGTTCATGTCATACTCATCAAAGTATGGGCGAGCGCAGTATGCGATGATATTCTTGTGGAAGAAGTGAATATCAGACGTCAGCAGGGTTCTCATCCTTCTTGCTCCTCCGCTTCTTGGGCGGGTTCCTGACGTGTGCGATCGTCATCTCAGCGAGCTGTTGCGCTCGCTCAAGTGTTGCTATGTGAGGCGCTTGATGTCGATCAAATGTGACAGTATGATCGCCGCCATTGAAGGAGTGGATCGTGACATCCTCGTATGGCGTGGGATCATCCAACTTCCAGATTGTGATGCCGCTCGGGTGGGGTCCTGACTTGGTCCAGTTCATGACCAAATTATACCACGCCCGAGCGGGCTATACACGGGTCACTCGGGGACGGCACACATCTCAATGCGTTTGATTGAGTTCGACGTCACCCTTGATGTGCTGCTCATCTCCACACAGACACGCGTGAGGACAAGCGATTGATAAAGCCTATCAGCAAATGACGCAACTCGAGCCTGCTTTGTGTTTTTCAAGTTTCACCCCTTACCGGCCGGGGTGTGGGGTGCGAGAGAAGCTTGTGCTCTTGTCACCCGAGCCGAAGGAAATTAGAACACAAGCCATATCGCATACCTCCTGTTACTAAGTAGGCGACCAGCCGGTCTACTTCGTCTCTTTCTTCTTGGGAGAGAACTTTAGAGCCTTCTCCTTCGCTCGCTGCACGGCAGCGGCGGCCTTTTCTCCCACAAACCCCTCTATATTTTCCTTGGGCACTGTCCGGTAACAGTGATTCTCATAATCGTAAGCGTGGATCACTGTTCCATTCTCATAGAGGATGAGAACCTCTGCCTTCACCGCCTTTGTGCTACCCGTGCTGATTGGACGCAGCATGACAAAGTCACCCTTCTTATAGGTGACATCATCCTTGTCGCTCACTCATTCCTCCCTGATAAAGCTCAATGCCCACATGACGCCTGGCTTCAGATATGGGTGTATTCTCGATGTCTCAACCTTTCCTGCGGAAATCCAGACGACCTCATCGTGCTCGTAGATCTGGCTCTCTGGATTCATCTTGATTGTCGCGTCGGGGCATTCAGTTATGGCAGCAAAGAGGTGAACGTTCTTCTTCACCTCGCCCGACTTGTTCAAGTTGCTGCACGTGTAGTATTCTGCGCTGATGAGGGCTGCGATCTTCACTGTTGGATCTAGTGGCGATCCCGGGGGCAGGAGATCAATGTCGGCCTCCTGATCTAGTTCATCAGCAGCGCATGCCAAGATGGGATTAGCAGACTCAAGGTGCTTCTCCTCAACGTGCCCCTTGGGTAGGTCGAATCGACTACCAATACGCAAGGCGAGGACACACCAGCCCTTCTTTGGGTCATTTCGCATGACAACGACGCCGGCAGAAACCTCAGGTGTATTAGTTCCTTGCATAGTCATCCTCCAGCCTGACGACATCATCTATCTCGGGCGTGGAGACCTCGACGATCGAGACATCTGCATCGCCCGCACAGAACCTGTGGATCGTGCCCTGCGCGACATGGTATGTCTCACCCTCAGACAAGGTCTTATTGTAGATGGGACCATCTCGCCCCTCTTGGATGACAAGCATTAGCTTGCCCTGGAGGACTCGGATTGTCTCAACCTTGCGCTCGTGATATTGAAGAGATAGACGCTTTCCGGCATTGATGTAGAGGATCTTACCCAGATACTTGTCGGTCTCTGCCCAAATCTCCTCATGGCCCCACGGCTTCTTGACGATCCTCATCGGTGCTCCTTAATGGCGCGGACAAGATCCGAAGATGATTGGATCTTGCCGCCGCCGACACCAAATAATACGGTGCAGCGGATCGCATTACAAAGGTCGAACTCCGGGACATTCGCTGCTGTGTCACGATCTCCGCCCTTCGTGAAGAAGGCAGGGCGCAGGATGCGGAGCGCTTCTGTGACGAACTGGCTGCCGTCATCCCAGCCCACGACATGATCGACACCGCGGATTCCTGCGATTATCTCCATGCGCTCCTCGTGAGGCATGAAGGCGTAACCCTTCTTCCTGTGCAAGAATCCGTCGCCGTTGACGATGACGATAAGCGGCATGCCAGAACGCTGTGCAAGGTCAGCCGATTCTAGGATGCAGCGAAGGTGACCCACGTGCATTGGGTCAAAGCCGCCGGAGGTGACTACACAGCCACGATCGGGCCAGGGACCGTCAGCTGCTGCTGCCTCAACTAAGTGTTTTGGATGTGTGAATATGCTCATGCATCCATTCTACAGCGTGCATGCCGAGATTAAAGGTTGCCTTCCATCTCAACAGCTGTCCGCTGCTTGAGCAGATAGATGAAGGTCTCGATCCCATTGGCGTGTGCGGCTAGCATGTCATTGAGCCCAAGGCTGAGGCAGCCCTTGTCCTCCAGACACTTAAATTGCTCCTCGATGAACTCGACGATGTCCTTGACGAAGCAAAGGCCCGTTGCCGCGATGGCGGTGGGAGACACGGTGGCGGGTGAGGGATAGCAGCAGACAATCTGTGCCGCTGCAGCGAGCTGCTCTTTCGGACAGACAAGCTCCATGCCCACCTGCGCGACACCCTTCTCGATGACACCATCGATCTCCGCCTCGAAGAACTCATAGATCTTCGTGTAGAGAGATGTGTGATCACCCGAGAATGAGACGCCGCGTGTCGCGTGGTGCGCTGAGTGGAACCAGACGTATGCTGCCCTGAGGTAGGCAATGTAGGAGAAGTAGAACTCGTGAAGGACCTGGTCTCCGCTCTGCTCGATCTTGATTGTGACGATGTTTTCCATGTGCATAACTATCTCTTTGTCAGATGACCTGCCAGTCAAAGACGGTAAAGTCCTCATCGATGGCGTGAGCGGGGACACCCGCACGGCGGAGGAGGGCGAGCTGCATATGATCGGTCATCCGTGCTGTCGCGATCCAGCCATCACCCACATTGCGGACGTCGCGGATGACAGCGTCAATAGTCACGCCGCTGAATGTTTTCACCTTGATGCGCGCGCCCTGCGTTGGCGTCGATGTGACCGCGGGAGGCGCCTGCGGGCTGTCAGCTGTGGGCGGAAGGTCTCTGATAGCCGAGCGTCGGATCGTGCGCGTCATATTTTCTCCAGCAGGCGAAGCTTATCCGCCCTGCTAAGTCGCTTGATCCTCGCCTCGTGCTTCTGGGCGTCGGATCGATCGATGCAGGGCTGCATGTAACGAAGAGTGACAGGGCGCCTGCTCCTCGTGTATCTGGCACCGCGCGAGCTTCCGTTGTGCTCCGCGATCCTGCGGCTGACGTCGGTCGTCACACCAGTGTATAAGCTTCCATCAGCGCACTCGACGATGTAAAGCCACCATGCTGCCCCAGATGATGCGTGTTGCGTTTTTCTCGACAAGTGTTTATCTACCCATTATTTCTTTCGAGTTGACCCAGCCAGCTTCTGGTAGGTCCCGTTCGATTTATCGTGTGCCCCCCTAGAATGTGACCCGGGTGGCGCGACGATATGTGTTCATCGTGTTGTGAAGCGGGCCAGATGACAGCATGGGACCGCCGATCGGGTTCTTGTCTGACACAAGATAGTTGCGCACGGCCGCATCTATGTCATCTTGAGTGAGCTCAAGCTCAGGATCCTGGAGCACCTGCCCCACTGTCTTGACGTTGAGACCTTCATCCGCGCCGAGCGCGCCCTCGTAGGGTGTGATGCTGACTGTCGTCAGGTTGTCATAGGATTCACCGTAGCCGATCTTATTCCCCTTGAAGTTGTATTCGATCGCGGTGAGAGGAACTAGGACAACGCTCTGCTTCTTTGAGGCGCCTGTGTCAAGCAGCTTGAGGGTCCAGTGCGCTCCCTCCTGGAGACTCTGCTTGATTGGGACGGGGACGAGGATGAACGAGGAGGGATCGTTGTTCGCCGGAGTGACACTAATCGTGAACCTATCACGGTTCATCGAGACCTTCTTGTCAAGCGTCGCATCGATGTCGCCCGCCTGCAGTCGCCCCTCACGGTCGGGGTAGATGTTGCGGAACTTGAACTGGATCGGTCCTTCCTGCGAGACACCTCTGACATCAGTGACGCCCGCTGGCATGCCTGCGAGATCGACGAAGTCAGGTCCTGCAGCAGACGCGGACCCTGCGCCCTTTATGTCACCCGCTGTAAAAGTTATGACGCTGCCTAATGTGAACTGCGCGCCCTCCTTCACATAGACATTGTCACCAATCTGCAATGTGAGAACAATGCCCTGCTCCATTCCTGCGTCTACAATCGTCTTTGATGTAGGACCATCATAGTCAACTATGGCGTTGCCAGATTGTCCCTTAGTCTTACCGAAGACAAGCGCTGCGCCATCGGGATAGTCTGCGGTGAAAGTTGTTACAAAGACGTCGCGCCCTGTGCCTGGAAGGTTCTGCAGCTCTGCGGTTGTTGTCCCTACGCGCTGCTTGCTAATCACGAGACGTGCGTCCTTGGGTATCTTGCCATCGGGACCCTTGATCGTCATGTATGCGACAGGTGACAGTGCGCCCACAATCCGCGCTGCCTTGAAGGCGGAATCCGCGTCTTGAGGCGTGTAGATGCTGCTAGGATCAGCATAACCCATTGCGGACGCGGCTGCTTGCGCTGTGTCTCCTGCACGCATTATATAGGAGAACTTGAGGAACTGGACGAGGCCTGCTGCTGTTCCTGGGAACTCCTGGCCCAAGTGTTTTATGCCCTTCCACGCGTTAAGATCAGAAGTCTTCTTTGCAGACTGCAATCCGTTGAGAGCACTCATGATGAGCTCATTTGTCGATGACGAATCTGTGAAGCTGCGATCTGTTGGTGAAGTTGCAAGGGTTTTGTTTATGAACCCAACTAGAGCAGTAACGACATTTTTATCATCAATCTGGCCTTTGACACCCGTGATAGAATCCTTGCCCGTGAGGAAAGCTTTGAGCGGAGCAAGATCAGACATGTCACCGCCAGTAGCAGCTGGTGCCGGCGTTGGGGCGGCACCTGATGAGACCGCCACGGCATCCGCACCGGGCGTCTGCAAAGCTGATGCAAGGTCGCTGATGTATCTTGCGAAACCGTCGGGATCTTGGGAGACATCATCTTTGACGGCGTTGATGTATGTAACAAGCACTGGTGTGATGCCGGACGGGCGTGAATCGCTATTCTTGAGCGATGTGATAAGCGCTTTCCAAGCAGTCTCGTCATATAGCTGATCAATGCTGCTAATTTGTGCAGAGCGCTGCTTTCGATTTTTCCAACGTGTGAAGAAGCTCTCCTTATCTTGTTGTGACTTTGCCTCGTTGACTTTGGCCTGTAAGCTCTCGCACACGCTGATCAGGTAGGCGACAGTCGCTGCAGAAGCGATGTTTGGCTTGGCTGTCATCTCGGTGGGTATTTTGTCGGCATTGATGACTTTGCCGTTATACCCAGCTGGTCCAAGTTGCAGACCATTTTTGTCGTGATACGTGACAAGCGTTCTGTTCAACTTTTCAAAACTTACGCTGCTGTCAAGACTTGCGACTTTGCCATCTGCTTTGTCACTCTTTTTAGCACCAGGCGCAGCGGCGGGTGCAGCAGTGCCCGTCAGTTTTGCAATCTTAGCGTTGGCATCCGCATTATCAGTGAATGTGAGAGTTTCCTCTTTGCCACCCCTAGGGGTGCCCGTATACTTGTAAGGCTTTCTGGGATTACCAACATCCGGTCCTGACGCCTTAGCAAAGGTCGTGCTGTCACTTTTTCTTGTGAAAGTCTCTGGCGGTGGCGCTCCTTCCAGTAGAAGTGATCTAATGATGCCACGCAGCTCTTGAAGCGATTCCAGATGAGGATTGATCATGCTTTCACCTTGTCGAGTGCTGTCTGGAGCGAAGCCGCAGCGGTTGATGTTGCACCGCTGGGTGACACTGCTTCACTTGCAAACTTCGCGACCGCCCTCGCTAGGGCGTAGTAGGCCTGCTCCTCTTCTTTTGTGTTGAACCAATCGAGTCGTGCTCGAGCTATCGTGCCCGATGAGTATACATCAGCAGCCATGCTCTCTAGTTTGTTCATAGACGCGCTTGGCTTAAAATTGGCTTGGCCGCCTGCGTATTGAGTGAAACCTCTATCAAGACACTGCGAGATAAGCTGCTCATCTGGCGACCACGTGGAGAAAGATCTATAGATAGCTGCTACCGCGATTGCTGCAACCTCAGTTAATGCTACCATGGTAACAAATTTACCTAGCAGGGAGCCAATTCCATGAATTTGGGTAAAGTCGTCCACGGCGCGTGCCACCCACTGGCTCGTTGTTTCTCCTGTATCAGGCATGCCATCTTCAAGAGATGCTTTCTGCTTTTTGAATCTATCAACTATGGTTTTGGCGTCCTCAATATCAGCTTCTATGCCTCGAAGCTCAGCATCAACATTGGTAGGAATTCTCCCCTCAGTTCTGCTGACTTCTGCTCTCTTGCGTGCAACAAGTGTTTCAAGTGTCTCAATATCATCAATTTTCTGCTTGAAGGTCTCGACATTTTTGACCCACGCCTCAAATTCAGGTGTGCTTGGATCGCCAACTGCAAGGGGTGGCTTCACAGGCGACCTGGGCGCGCGGGCTGTGGTGGGCAACGATGTTGACGTTGGCGGCGGCTTTGCTGGAGGTATGCTGATATCTAGGACGCGCCTAAACTCAGCGATGCGCGCGGGATCAGTGGTGCCCAGCGCTCGACTGATGATTTCATCTGGCGTCGGATCTGCTGGTAACGAGGGAACTGGAACAGTTGATCTGCCTTTTGTGCTCTTGTTTGCCTGATTATATAGTGCCAAATCGGACTCATACTTTCTCGTGGCGCGAGCCTCAAGCGCTGTTTTTGCAGCGTCATATGACTTTCTAATCTTTTCCTGCTCATCAATGAGTGCTTGTCTGTAGGCCGAGTAATCTTCGAGATATGCACTCATTGCCTGCTTGTCTCTGGCTAGATTTAACGCCTTGTCAGCTACTTTTTGTTTTAGATCGATTACGTCGCTATCGAGATTAGAGCTAGGTGTTATAAATTTTCTGGCGTCTGGCGAGGACGTAGCAATTTCTTTAGATGTCTTTAGGTCGCTCACAGCCTTCTCAGCTTCGAGCTTTATAGCCTCCAATTCTTTCTTGACTGCCATAAACCTTTCATATTGGGGCGTGCCTTTAAGTGTAGCAAGTTTTACATCCAGCTCTTCTACATTGCGTGTTAACCTTCTGAGGCGCTTCTCAGCGCCTGAAAATGCTGGATTGCTCACGCCCACGCCCCTGGCAATTAAGATTGAATTCAATACAAGAGAGACCAAGAAGAGACCCGCAAATTCTTTGAGGCCAGATTTCTCATCACCGTAGCTTAAATTGCACGCGTCAACAAGCGAGTATGCTGCAACGCTTGGGGGACGTGCAGCTGTTGCAGCTAGCGTCACAGGTGACTTATAGGATTTTAATAGCTCATTTGCAACGTCTTCGAGCTCAGTTGGGTTCAAAATATCAACAGTAAAGATTGATGTGAGGCCCTTTATAGGTCCCGCAGATGCCATAGCATCGACAATAATTGAAAGGCTGTCTGCTAGTGGTGTAACCTGCTCGGCTCGATACTTTCCAAGAAACTCTTGGATGTTGCCGGTCACATTAGAGCCTTTCACAAGCGTGTCTATTAGATCTGATATTGCAACTGTAGACTCACGACCCGACTCCGGCTCCCCTGGTTCAGGCTCCTCTGAGTAATACGTTGCAGTTCCTGTCTCTGCACTTGGGTCGCGCGATTTCGCAACGCTCGGATCATCGGATTGCGCTGTCAACGGTCCGCCACGTGTTAGGTTTAGAGTGAACCGGTTGAGATCTTTTATAGAAAGATTTTGTCCATAACCCAGAGATATCATGACACCGTCAAGTTCACCGACTAGGTCATAGATGGGCACAGTGGCACCACCTGGCGTCTTTACGTATGATCCAAACTTTACAGCCAGATAGCCCGTATAAATAGTATTTAGATCATCGCCATTAAGACTATCAATATTTAATTCGCCAAGCGTGACATTGTAGCTCGTGCCAAACATTTCGGCGGATGCTAATGGATTATCAGTATGCGTTTCAGCATCATCGATATTGAGAAAAACGATGTTAAGAAACTGTATAACATCATTTTTTACTGCTGCTACAGCTTTTTCATCCATGCGTTCTAAGAAATTTACGGTCTGGCGAGCTTCTAGCAACATTTTCGCAATTGCACGCCTTAGCGCTACCTCAGAAATTAGAACTTTCATATCTTTGCCTTCCAGCTAATATGTATTATCGATCTTACGCATCAAGGATGAAGATTATATGCAGCTAAGAACGCTTAGACACTTTATACGCGAGACCGTGCAATCTAGCGGCGCTATAAATGAATTTTCAATGCTTCCGTTGATCTTCATTCCAACAGCTAATGCGCCAGGACCGTGTGATGACATCATTACATATGACACTGACACGCTTATAGCGATGTGGGTGGGTGGCGTAATTGCTCTCGAGGCAGCTGGAGCAGCGTCGCTGTCTTGGCCCGCTTTATCACGGCTCTCTGGCGTCTTGCGCACAATTGCGCAAGGAACAACGGCTGTTCAAATCTTATCAAAATCTTACAAGATCATAGTTGTCAACATGTCGCCTGTCGCATCAGACAAAGAGAAGCATCAAAAGACAACAGCACTTCTTTGTGAGATCTTAGTTGATCTAATCATATATCGTCTCACCATGTGGATGACAAACCCACTTAACGTCGAGCTTGGTCTGGCGTCATCTATGACAACACTCGAAAAGATATGGATTTCAATCAAGGCCTGCTTAGATCAAGCACCAACGATTCTCGGGTGGATTGTAAAAGAATCTTTGAGTATATTGTCAATAGATTTACTATTTAGGAACCAGACGCTTATCGGAGAATATGCGGCTGAAGCTGAGTCCGGTAGGAAAATGTTGCGTGCTATCGAAGCCATGGAGGCAATTGAGCAAGCAGATAAGGCATCTTCTGCGCAGATTGAGAAAATTCGCAAATCGTTCGAATCAATTAAAGTTCCTGAGTATGATGTTAAAGACATGATGGTTGGTCCTATTAAAATTGGGACAATACAAACGCCGATGATCGATTGTGCGAGACAAGTCCTAGCAGAGCGCTTTGAGACAGAAGGAAAGCTCAAGCGTAGACCGGACACATCAGGTCGTCCTACAGCAGTCTAGCGAGTGTGCCCATCTGCGATAGACGTTGCAGCCCATCCCGCGGGCTTAACCCTGCACACGAACCCAGCTGCTCTTGCATATCCCGATAGTGACTCAGATAACGCGCCTGATGCGTGCTTCCTGTCAGATGAGACGTCAAGGTGGACCTCGATCCTCGCATCAGGGACAGAGCCCATCAATGTCATCGCGACAGAAACCGCACGATTGGCCTCTTCAGTGATCCTGAGCCACATCATCGCCTTTCCGCCAGGCATCGGGACCTTGTCACGAAGGAAGTAGTATCTACCACCTTGTTGGTCCGCAGCGCCGTGGAGGCAGACGGCGACGACATAGGTGCAAGTTCCAGATGCATAATGGCTGTCACAGCCAACGTATATTCCTCCGCCGCGGACCGCGTGGCCTCGAGCATCCTCAATGACTGCATCCCAATCGGTCGGTGTGTCTGCTCCTGTCATCCATGCCATGATCACTCCTTCTTGTCAGATCCGCCGGCGCCGATGATGAGTAGTGACGCGCAGGCAACATTGATCCCAACCCAAATATAATTGGCCTGGTGAATGTTTATTCCTGCCATGACCCCATTCATGAGGATGAATGCCCACCTAATCATCACTTCTGCACCGCGTCACGGAAGGCCTTTGGGAACATGTCGCGGTTCTGGCCGTAGAACCGCTGCCAATCGGCATCGAGGATGTATGTGACAGCATGATCTGTCTCAGATCGCACTCCGCGGCCCACAGACTGGACGATCGTCTTCACTGTCTGGAGAGGATACCACCACTTCCAGCGGTGCATCCGCTTCTTCACGATCTTGTCACCAAGAGAGGGATAGGGCACCTTCAGAAGGATCTGGAACCGCGCCAGGTTGTCACGAAGGTCGACTCCCTCCGACATGCTAGGTGACACAAGCACCGTGGGCTTCGGGTCGGCGATGTGCTTCGCCAGCGCCTCATCACGGTCATGCGCGTCATGGAAGATGAGCCGATCAGACTTTAGGTGCTTCCGCAGGTAGGAGACGATCTTGTAGGAGTGGCAGTGGATGATGCCCTTGTCTGCCTTATGCTCCTTCAAGATCTCGCGCAGCGCTGCTGCTACCTTGGGTAGCGAGTCATCGATGTTGTCTGCGGTCATCCGCCCGATCGGGTGGAAGTAGATCGGGCGGTTAGCGACAGGGAACGGTGTAGGCATCGTGATCGCAGCATAATCTGCCTCTGGAATGCCCAGCGCCTCGGCGAATGCCTCAGTGTTGATCACGGTTGCCGACATGAGGAGGACTCGCTTGCCAAGCCGGAACAGGTTCTGCTCTGTGTATGGGCTCACGTCGATGGGCTTGAAGGTGATCTTACCTGACACCTTGCCCACAGGCGGGAGAATATCAACGATCCAGTTCTCAGGATCGGAGCACTGGATGAAGCTGTCGATCTTGACAACGTGACCCTTTAGGGTCTCGAGCCGCTTGACGAGGTCACCATACTCCTTCTCATGGCCTTCCAACTGCTTGAAGTCCTCAGCATCCCGCTCCATGTCAGCTGCTGCCACCTTTGCTGCGGGCAGGTAAGTCTCCTTCACCCATTTCAACGCCTGAGCGTATGTGTTGATCTGTGGCCACTCGAGGCCCAAAGCTGCAGCAGAGCGGTCGGACACCGATGCCTCGATGAAGCGGCAGAGCTCATTCTCGGCGTTGTGACACTCGTCAACAACCATGAGATTCCGCTTCGTGATCTTGCCGCTGTAGTTTGCCTCGGTCAGCGCGTAGGAAAAGTTGGTGACAGATTCTGATGCCTCGAGGAAGGACTTGCGCTGCAGCTTGTAATTGCAGTTGAACATGCAAGACTTCCAGAACTTGGATGCCTTGTCCGCAGTCCGGAGCATCCCCTGTCCCTCGCTGCATGTGAGCTTCTTGTAGTAGCTGCACTTGTAGTTGGAGGCTGACTTGATGTCGCGCATGCAGCCCTTGCCACCGCCGAAGTCGTCTAGATACTGCTCCTGGAGGATCTTTTGCGTCGTCAGGAACCATGCACCCGGCTTGCAATCGAGAACAGGCTCCTCGCCGGGAGGTTGCTGGAGGACGACGGGCGGTGAGTTCGCGTTTAGATAGCGTGCGACAGTCACACCGATCGCGGACTTGCCGATGCCTGTCCCAAGGTCAGCGATCACAAAACGCTTGCCGTCCTCTAGAAATGACCGGAGGATGAAGTTGATCGCCTCCTCCTGCTCCGGACGTGGCTCCTTGAAAGGAAAGAACCCGACCCATTTCTCCTTGGTGATACCGCTCACTTTGTCTCCTGCTGATCCTGGATGAACCAGGTGGGCCTTTCTGAGTGTGCCCATCGGGCAAACCTGACCTTCTTCTGGTTGTAGTAGATCCTGTAAGATGCTACAGGGTCATCGGGCACTTTACATTCATCTGGCATGCAGACTGCGAAAGGTGTCATTCCAACGGGATCGGGAACTGTGCTCTCGAAGGTGGGTGGGATGTGACGATTTAGCCAGCGGTGAACGGCAAGAGACTTATGCTCTCGGCCGTAACGGCGCGTGTATTCCTCACAAAGTGCTAGGCCAAGCCGGCTGTGCCACATGTAATTTCCCCACACACGCTGTGTCCACTGAGTGCATGGGTGCCCGACGTGCGTCATCTTCCAGGGTGGCTGTAGGCTGGTGTGCACATTCTCACGTAGCCAGGCCTGCATCTCACGCTGCTTAAGCTTGGTAGGCGGATTGAGCATCCGCTGCCAGCCGATCCAGTGCGCAGCGCATAGCATCTGTGCGCTCTCAAGAATCATCTTGCAGATGTGCTTATCGCAGTGATATTGCGCTGCACGAACGGGATCATTATCTAGGACGAAGATGTTCACGAATACTCCAAGTGGGTCCTAGGCATTATAGCACCCAGGACCCACGCACGCACGTGTTAGAAACTACTCGACTCGATCTTCAAGATTCGATAGTTGGTTGTGCCACGAGGCGTTATGAGCTCGACCTCATCATCAACGGCGCTGCCAAGCAAGATGCTACCGAGGGGAGAGTTGATGCTGAGCATTCCGACGCTGATGTTTGCCTCGAACTCATTGACAATCTGCACAACACGTGTCTTGCCTGTATCAACATCCTCGATGGTGACGTAGCTACAGAAGCCAACGACGTCTGTCGAGACGGGACCCTCAAAGACCTCGAGTGTGGACAGCGAATCTTCGAGCTCAGCGATCCGACCCTCAATCATCCTGCACTGCTCCTGAGCGTGGAGGTAACCCTCGTTTTCCTCCAGACGCCCCTCCTCCCGCGCATCGTTGACCTGCTCCTGCGCTGCTCGAAGGTCGGTCGTCTTCAGCTTGAGTAGCACTGCTTCAAGCTTGTTGAGACCGCGCCGGGTGATGAAGTTGCCCATTAGGCCTCCAGGACGTCAATAATACTGTCAAGCTCTGTCTCGTCGACATCCTTTCGGAGCTTGACAATGCGAAGGGCAGCCTTGAATGCCTTAATGTCAAGCTTGTCCTTGTAGTCATCGAGGACAGTCTTTCGATCCTCCTGGAGAAGCTTGATCTCATTATCGATCTGCTTGATGCGCTCAACTAGCTCTGCAATTGCTACCTTATCTGTCGTGGACATATTCTATAAACTCCTTGTTTAGTGACTCAACTATACTCTTCGTCTTCGCCCTTTACAACAAACTGCTCCCAGGTCTTACCATCCTCATCTGTGAACGTGCCTAGCTCAACCTCAGGATCCTCCTGGATGGCTATCTTCGCCTCGTGAAGGCTGTAAAGCATGTCCATGAAATCCTCGAGGTCGATATTGATCATCGTCCGGTCGAACTTGAGGATTACTGTCTTTGTCTCTTGATCGTAGAAGCACCCGTCCATTTTAGCCTCCCGTCGAGGCTGTTGTGCCTCGTGTTAAATATCAACGCTTGCTGCGCTCGTTTAGCATGTCATAGATGCCAGACTGGAAGCGCGGGTCAGATGCGATCCGCTTGAGATCCTCGTCTGTTGCCTCGACGCCGTAGGCACTGCAAACCTCCCGCGCCACCTTGTCCAAGGCTGAGACGAGGACGTTTCGTGCAGTCGACAGGTTCATCTTGTGACCCGTCTCAGTCATCTTCTCTGCGATGTCCTTGTAGCCAAGGCCACCGTTGAACTCAGAAAAGACAGAGTAGCCGTGCTGGGACTTGTGTCCCTTGGGCTTAGCCATGATTAGATGCCTCCAGTAAAGAGCTGTTCGGGAAAGTTGCTAGTATCCTGCACATCAGACACGCCAAACCGAAGACGAAGGACCTGCTCCTCTCGGGGAGTGAGCTTGTCAAGGCAGCGGCTGATCGCGCTGAGGATCTTCTCGCGATCAATAGCCTCATCGGGCGAGACTGCGTTGTCGTCCGGAATCGTCTCGAGGATCTTCTTGCCGTCCTCATCTCCGATCATCGCGTCCAGAGAGACCATCGATCGAACACCGCTGCTGTTCATGAGCTCCTGAACAGTAGACACCGGGACGCACATCATCTCGGCGATCTCCTCGACGGTGGGTCGAGTGTTGAACTCATTCTCATATTCATCGACAAAGACCGAGATCCGATACGCGAGAGCGGTCGTGTGTGCCGGAACGCGAATGTCGGACGACGTGTCAGTGACGTGTCGTCGGACCGCCTGCTTGATCCACCAGGACGCGTAGGTGGAGAACTTGAAGCCTCGACGCCAGTCGAACCGATCTACTGCCTTGATCAGGCCCACGTTCGACTCCTGAATCAGATCCTCCAGGTTACAGCCGCTACGCTGGTGCCGCTTGGCGATCGAAACTGCGAGTCGAAGATTTGACTCGATCATTCGATCCCGTGCGCGCTTATCGCCTGCCTCGATGAGCTGGGAAAGCTCGACCTCCTCCTCACGGGTGAGAAGCCGACCACGAGAAAGATGCTTAAAGTATGTCTCCATTTCTGCCACGTTTGCCTCCTTGTGTTACTATTCTACCATATTGCGCCAAACACGCACGGGCCCGCAGGTATTCGCTGCGGGCCCGTGGTTGATCAGCCTAGTGCAATCTTACGAACGTTTTCGCGATTGCTCTGGCTATACGGCAGTGTCACCGAGAGGATTCCTGCCTCATACTCTGCCTCGACTGCATCAGAGTTCACATTCTTAGGAAGGCTCCAAGACTGGGTGTAATCGCCAATCTTGAACTCCTGTGTGGAGAACTCATAGTTAGATGCAGCATTGTTGCTCTTCGCTCGGACATTGAGCCTGCCATTTGCAACCTCAACATCAATATCTGATCGAGAGAAACCCGGGAGGGCAACTTGTAGCATGATGCCCTCCTTATTGTGACCCACGTTGATGCGTGGCGTGACACTATTTCGAGTGTTACTGATGAAATCGAACGGATCATTCATAAAAGCGTATCTCACTTTGCCTCCTTGTGCACACGCAATGTAATCACGCTAACCGTTTTGAACAGGGGCACGATTCATTTTTTCGACAAAAAGTGCGCGCTTCTCTCGGATCTCAAGCTCGCGCTGCACGTAGGTAAGCTCAACCTCGAAGTGCTTCGTTGGCTCTCCGTTTCGCTTGCATGACCGGATCCTATCCTTGTAGAATGACTGCATCTGCTCAAGCTCATGAAGCTCACGCATACCTAGCTCATCAAAAGTTCCAACCCTCAACTCTATGTCTCCTTGCTCATTACCTTGTTTTAGTTAGCTGTCCTGCTGGACATAACAATAATAGGATGGGATGGGGCGACTTTACAACTAAACTTTTCTAAGTTGAACGAACCTACCGAATCTTGCTGATATGTCGGCAGCGACTTCGTTAAAAGGCTTGGCGAGCTTGACAGTGCAGACGTAGACACCTCTCGCTTGCCTGACATCGCCAATATCCTTGATAGACTTGCTGATCTTGAGGTAGCCCATCCCCACCTCGAGATCCGATCTAAATCCCGCGATGAGATGCGCATTCATATGACGATCGCCTGGCCTTTGTAGGTTACAGTTCTTCCACCTACACGCTCGATCTTGATGTGCTTGACGCCCTTTAGCTTCTTGATCGCCCTACAGAGGTCCATGAGATTCTTGTAGAGAGATCCGGGATTGGGCAGGAACTTGATATACAGATCAAGAATCGTTCCTGTCGCCTGCGATCGCTCGACCCTATCAGACTGGCCAACGACAGCCACTGCGGGTAAGCATCGAATCAGTAGCATGGTGTCAGGCACGTGAGATTCCTCGGTCATCGTCACCGATACCGAGATCTTGAGCAGCTTGCTGTTGAGTGTCTTGTCTTCGTTTAAGTAGCGCATCGAATCTATTTATCAAGCAGCGCCGCCTTCGTCCTCGACAAGAGTGCATCCTGCTGTAAGCATCATTCCAGCAGCAGATGCTGCGTTCTTCAGAGCGCAACGAACCACTCTAGCAGGATCAATGATGCCCATTTCAAGCATATCACCGTATGTCTCAGTGTAGGCATTGTATCCCTGACGTGTCTCACCTTCAAGCACGCGTGCTAAGACAATGTCTGGAACACCACCACTGTTTGCAACAATCTGACGTAGTGGCATGCTGCAAGCGTGCCTCACGACCTGCCTGCCCGCGGTGTATGGCCCAGGTTGCACTTCGGAAAGCTGCTTGCTCGCGCGGGCCAGGGCTACTCCACCGCCGGGGACTATTCCTTCACGAAGAGCTGCCTGCGTTGCATGAAGAGCATCATCAACTCGGTCTCGTCTTTCTCGGAGTTCAGCCTCTGTAGCGCCGCCCACCTTGAGCACGGCAACACCTCCGGAAAGCAAGGCTAGACGACGCTTGCAATGTTCGCGCTCATCCTCGTCAGGTGTCTCAGCAGCACGTGCTCTGATCTCCTCGACACGATCTGCGTATGACTCAGCCGTGCCCTTTGCGCCAACAAGAATAGACTCTGACTTGCTGATTGTTGCACGAAGACACGAACCTAGAGAGTCGATCGAAGTGGAAGCAAGGCTGCTCACGTCAGATGTGTGAAAGACTGTGGTGCCTAGCAAAGATGCAAGATCTTGCGCGTAGTCATATCTGCTCTCGCCAATCCCAGGAAGCCTTATTGCGCAGACATTCAGAATTCCCTTGAGCTTATTGACAACGAGCCCCTGCAATGCCTCACCATCGACGTCTTCACAGATCAAGAGTAAGGGCCTCTTGGCAGCTAGAACTCGCTCAAGAAATCCTGCGATATCACGAAGCGTGTCAAGGCGCGTATTAAGAACTAGGACAACAGGCCGATCAAGCTCGCAGACCATCTTATCCTGGTTTGTGACAAAATAAGGAGACAGGTAGCCTCGCTCGAGTCGAGCGCCCGATACCACGTTAAGCGAGCTGCTGAATCCCTTCGCCTCCTCGACTGTGACAACACCGTCCTGACCGACTGTCTTGATCGCACGCGAGATGAGCTCGCCCAGCTCTGTCTCGCCATTAGCAGAAACTGTTGCAACCCTAAGTAGATCCTCCTCGCCAGCGACAGGTGTCGATATGCCTGTTATAGCATCCAGCGCCTCATCGACAGCCATGTCGATGCCCTTCTTGAGATCTGAGGCTGAGTATCCCGCGGCGAGCATCTTGAGCCCTTCAGCATAGATCGCCTGTGTGAGGACTGTGGCTGTGGTCGTCCCATCACCTGCCTCGTCTGCTGTCCGCGAGGCTGCTTCCTTAGCCATCTGTGCGCCTAGATTGGCGACCTTGTCACGCAGGTTGATAGCTCTAGCAACAGTCACGCCATCCTTTGTGAGGATAGGGTGCTGCCCAGGTCGCTCAATGATCACATTCCTACCGCGGGGTCCCATCGTCACCTTGACCGCGTCAGCAAGTGTGTTGACTCCCTTTAACAGGCGGTCGCGTGTGTCATGATCAAAGAGAACAAGCTTGTCAGTCTCTTCGTGCATTTAATCCCTCAGGACGCGGCGGGGACGCATGTCCTCAGAAAGTTGTGCCGCCTCGATCACGCGCCGGTTACGGGTGACGACGTTCTCTGCGATCACAAGATCGCCCATTCGGATCGCGATCTCATCATGTGCGATGACACCGCGCTGCCGGAGCTGTTGTTGTTGATTGTCTGTAAGATGTGCTTCCATGAGCACATCATAAACACGCGTCAGCGGGAGTAAATAGCCTCAAAGGTCGCCGTGTAGTTCTTCCATGCCTTGTCGTTGGTCATGGAGAAGAACTTGAGCCCTGTTAGGTGAGAGCGCAATTTTCCCCAGTCAGGATTTCCAACAACATAATTAATGACATCTGGGCCCACATACTTGAACCCAATTAGCTCCAGATTGCGTGCGTAATCAGCTCGGTTATTTCCCTCATTGAGGAATGATTCGAGCTTCTGAGGATTGGCAAGCAGCTTCTCAGCTGCCTTGTCAGTGAGGCCAGCAACAGATGGAACGTTGTCTGTCTTGTCGCCGCGGAGAGCCTTCCAAGCGAGATAATCATACTCGACAGGCACGACATACTCCTTACGGACAGGATTGTAGATTCGTAGATTTTCTTGGCCTAGGAGCTGGTAGAAGTCAGTGTCCGTGCTGACGATGGTAACCTCATCAGCGGCGTGTGCCCGAGAGAGAGACGCAATGGTATCGTCGCACTCAAGCTCAGGATGCTTAGCGAGTGTGATAGGAAAGTGCTGGAGGAGGTCAATGATGATCCTCTTCTGCCGACGAAACTCTAGCATCTCCTCATGCTGTTTCGTTCCTTCTTCGATTCGTCGATTAGCTTTATATTCTGAATCAAGTGCCTGGCGGTGGACCGGCACGCCCTCGAGGACGAGATACACCTTGTCGGGTGAAAGTGCCTCGATTAGCGGACGCAAGCTGCGGAAGAAAGTGAACACTGTGCTGTTCTCACCCTTGACACCGAAGCGTGAGCGATGCATGAGATTGTAACCATCTAGAAGCGCGACCTTCATTTTTTACCTCTAGTCTATTCTACCACACTCTCGTCGTCTTGCACGGGTTGAGCTGTTTCGAACGCTTGCACACTCATTCGATTGGCACGCTCTATCATGGTGTCAATCATGCGTATCGCGTTTTCAATCATGTGTGTCCTAAGCTCACCTGGCGAAGTAAAAGGGGTCGCATCCATGCTCTCAAGATCAGCTTGTGTTCGTGCCTTATTGGGCAGGACAATCTTATATGTCACATCTTCACCTCCGATCCGCTTTCTAGTGATCTCTTCTACGACCTGCACTGGGAAGATCTTCATGTCATTATTGCTCAATAGATACACGATTTGGCCAACTTCATAAGTCATAAAAAGCTCCGGTCCCCTTTATCATAGAGGACCGGAGCCAGTTTTTTAACTTCTAATGATCTATGTTTTATCTAATTAGCGACGGAAACCAAATCCAATTCCAAATCCGCCACGAGCGATCTGGCCAGCCTTGCTGTTGGTGGGCTTATTGGCACCGTAAATCCAAGAACCGCTTCGGTCGCTGAGCGCGCGACGAATCTCATCACGAACTGTGTCACGGACCTGTGACTCCTCAAGGCGACGCTGACGCATGCCAACGAGCGCCTCCATGAGAGCATATTCATCGATCTCATAGACATCGCCGTCATCGATGCTCATCTCTTCCATGTGGTAGTCGCCTTCCTCATAGCCCATCTCATCAAGATGGTAGCCTTCGTCATGTTCATCACCCTCAGCAGCTGGCTTAGGCGCCTGACCTGGTGGCTTGGTTGTGGCTGTGGGAGCCGGGGCGGGCTTGGCACCTGGTGCAGGCTTGGCACCTGGTGCAGGCTTGGCAGTTGCTGGGGGTGCGGCAGTTACTGCCTCATTCATTAGACCACCGGATGCTGCTCCAATGCCGGCGAGCTCACAGATACGATTAACATCAAAGCGCATTTTAAACTCCTGCGTCAAATTTAACTATACGTCAGCTCAGATTTTTTCTGATGTTCTGCGTTATTTTTGCGCCTTTAGAAGCAGCCGTGCCTAAAGGCTCTAGGCCGAGAACACCTCTCACCTTGTCAAAGGTCTCTGCATCGAGTCCCGCCTTCAAGCGTGTCATATCAGCATACTGATGTAGATCTAGCTGCACGACGGGTAGATCCTCACCCTCTGGGCCCGGCTCGAACTCACCTGTCTCTCTGCTCTCAAAGATAAACAGGAACTTAGGCATCTCCTGGTCAGCTGGAACGGCAATAAAAGGTATCTTAGAGGAAACACCATTATCCTCCTCCTCATACATGATCTCTGGAAACCAAGACATAGAAACTCCGTGCTTTAAGCGATCTTAGACAGCGCGGGATGCACGTTAAAACGTTATTCCATTCCGCTAGTAACGTCAAGCGCCTCCTTAAGCGCTTTTGTGCTATCAATTCTTGTCTTGAATTGATCCGACGCTGCCTGGAACGTCTTCTTGTCTGTAATCTCATCAGGAATGACAGCGAGGTCTTCGGTCATCGCAGCAACAATTAGCTGTGCCTCATATATCTGCATGACGCAAGACGCGTAGTATCTGAGTCCTGCTTCATCAAACTCTTTCGTGTTGGCTGCCGTATCTTTGATGATACTTTCTAGTCTACCCTTGGCTGATCCTGTCTCGGTGGACCCCATGAAAACATCTGCATATCGATTGTTTAAGGGCACGGATCCTTTTCGAGTGTAGTCGCCGACATATTTTGTGTAGTTGGCTTTAAAATTCGTCAAGAGCGCCTTGGCCTTATCAGGTGTCATTTGATCAGAGCTTGCAGATCTAACCTCGGGCGTCCTGAAACTTTCAAGCATTTGTGTCTGGGTTGCATCCAGCGATGCTATCAGCTTCTCGTGGAATTGAGCCATCTGCGCTCTTAAGCGCTCATCATCATCATCTTTTGCGTCTGCATTACTTCTTTTAGAAGCAAAATCTTGACTTACAGCGTATCCAACAACACCCAACGCGCCAACAGCAGAGAGAACATTTTTTCTAGAGCCTTTTGTTGCATTCCAGCCTGCAGCAACTTTGCCTGACTTTGTCCTAGACATGACTTTAGCGGCTGTGCCAAGCGTGGCCATGCCCTTGACAGCGCTCGCCAGAACTGATCCGCCAGGGTTGAGTTCATCGGCACCGCTGAATTTATCCGCTGCTCTGCCTATATCGGTCCGCTGGTATGTGACCTGACCTACGGCCTCAGAGAGGACGGCGCGGACGTATGTTCTCAAAGCATTCATAAGTCTTCCTCCTCAAGGAGACCGACCTTGAGACCGTGGCGCGATGCCTTGCGTCTAAGGTAGCGGAGGCTCTCCATCGCGCGTGAAATTGTGAACCTTTCCTTGCGTTCAAGACGACCTAGATGACTTCTGACGCCATCTAGGTCGTTCAGTATCTCATCAAGCTCGTGCAAGTATTTTAACGTCCCATAATTTTCAGGTATCTTTGCCATCAGATCTTAAGTATTCAACAGCGGCGCGATCGAACGCCTGTGTAGCAGCATCAACAACGAATTTAACGATATCTTGATCTGAGATAGCATCTGCAGGCAACATCAAACGATTTGAAACCTGCCCTATAAGAGCAGGTGACACATCTATCTCATAAGTCATATCATCTTTTTGAACAGTGATCTTTCTCATAAAGAGAATCTATGACTTATTTCTGCTGAGTAAATCCTTAATCCGGCGTCTATATGCTTCAGATACGGGTTCTCCGACCTTGATGGGCGGTGTTGTATCCTCACCACTCCCAGCTGCCTGTGGTGGCTCACTAGCAGTCTGTGGTGCCTCAGCAGGGGCGGGTGTCGCTTTTTCTGCTGACTTCATAGACATGACAACATTGTATTGGGCGGGCTCAGGTGCAGTGGCTCCCGTTGCTTCTCTGCGCATTATGTCACCCACACTTCTCATCAACACAATCATTGTCACTTTTTCAGCCTCATCAAGCCTATCAAAGTAATTGCTCAGCTCTTGCTCTATGGCGCTGTCATCAGCGCCAAATCCGCTGCGTATCTCTTTGATTGCCCTTATGATTGCGTCAAGAGTGGGATTGATCTCACTAGGCTCAACATCTTTGGGTGTTTGAGCTGCTGGCTTATCGGGAGCCGGTGGAGGTTCGCTATCAGCAGGTGCTTCGGGAGCTGCACGCTCAGGATCTTCCTCGCTCAATGATAGCTTATCCTGCTTCATCCTCTTGATGATGTCACGCTGGCGTGCAGGCTCTTGTGAGCGTGGCTCTGCCTGCGCCATTGACACACTCTCTTCAGCAAGAATGCGCAGGAACTTCTCAAGGCCTGCTGCAGTCTTAATCTTGACCGTGCTCACTCTGGCCTCCTATACACGATTCTATTTTGCTGGTGCTCACGATACAGCCGATTATAGATTCTCTGTGGGTGCTCTTCCTGACCCTGAGCATGCTCTTCAAGCTGTCTACGTGTGTCTTCCTCGCGCTTGCAGATATCGTCAATAAATTTGTCAAATGTGAACTTTTCCATCGCGTGCCTCTGTTGCTAACTATCTACCTTGCCATGCACAATATTACACGACCGCCTCGAGGTGTGTCATCCCACCCGATTTGTATAATTTTGCCCTCAGCTTCGAAGACATCACCTAACGACATTTTAACTGTATTGCCCGCTTTAAGGTCTAACAATTTCAATGCAATCTCGTGCGGCGCGACCGCGTAGAACCGTATGGTCTTCTGGTCCGCTACAAATGCGTCTATTCTATACTTGCTCCCATCTATGGTGACCTCGCCCAAGAAGTCAAATCCTCCCATAAGCGTTTCTTCATCTACAAGACCAACAAGCGAATCACTAATCAAGAGGCTCATTTTAACTCACTATAAGAGAAGATTCTTCGTAGATCTCGTCAAGTGCACGTGCCATTTCAAGGTCCACTTCGGTAACATCATCTATGATCTTTGTGTAAAGTTCAACGCTAACATCATGATCATCAATTGTGATCTTGACAGGATGTCTATCGATGTCAAGCTGCTCAAAAATTGAGCTTATGAAGTATCTAATTTGTTGTGCGTTGTCGAATGCATAGTTTTTACCGATTCGACGTGGATTTGTGAGGTGTTCCCAAGATTCTTTCTTTACTCTTATGGGAAGATCAAAATTCTCATTTAGAGAACCGTTGGGCCTCCTCATAGTCTTGTCTAGAAAGTAGAGAGACACTTCTTACTTCTCCTTCTTTTCCTTCTTTGGCTTGGCAGCACGGACAAACTCAGGATGCTTAGACTCGATGAGCTTCACGATTTTCTTGACCATGTCATCGTAATCCTTCTCTCCTGAAACTATGTTACTACCGACGAATTCACCGAATGCAGTAACAACTGGATATTCATTGCTATCCTCATCGTAGATGAGTTCAGCAGCGTCCTTGCCGCGGCCTGTTGCAAGAAGATACTTCCTAATCAACATTAGATTGCCCACGAACGTTGTGTCGGAGTCAAAGAAGTATTTTCCTGACCTCTCGAACATGTCTGATCGGGCTGTGCCGCCGCCGCGGGCGACAACGTATTCCCTAAACTTCGGGTTAGAGATGATTCGCTGGTATGTCTTAAAGAAGTCCACGGGCGGCAAGCCTTTCTCAGGCTTCTCACCAAATTCCTTAAGGGTGTCCTTGAAGAGATCGTAAACAATATCCCAGACGTCGCCACCCTTGGTTTGTATTGAGTCATCAATGTCTGCCATGGTAGCTTCAAAGACAAATTGAGAATCTTCAAACATCTTGGAAGCTTCATCAACAATGTCAGACAAGGTAGGCGTGAACTGGCCAAGTAGGTTTTCACGTAGATCAAGCGCGCGAGGATCAAGAACGTCCAAGCTTGTCAGCGTATTCATAGGATCGGTGCCAAGCTCCTTTCCTAGCTCTTGAGCTGCGGCTCTCACTCGCTCTGCCGGGGCGTCACGACGCGTTCCACCAAACCTGCGCAGAATGTCGCTGGCAAAGTTTCTGCCTTCACCAGAGGGCTTGAATGACTTGACCTTGCGCTTGGCAAGCGTCTCATCTGCTTTTGCAAGAATATCAGCACGCACCGCTTCGATCTCAGACACGATCATAGCCTTAAGCTTATCCATTGTCTGGGCAGGGTCGCTAGCTTTGACACCTGACAGTGACTGTGATGTCTTAGTAAACTGGCGAACTGTGGCGGGAAGTGATGATGAGTCTGGGACATCGAGTGTTATAGTGACAGATATTGGCTCGACGTTCACGCTGTTTGGATCTTCTTGGACGTTATAGGTGAACTGCTTATTGCCGTCGCCAAGCTGCGTTGTTACGAAATCTGTGAAGACACGGATGAAGTCATCAATCTGGTCCTCAGAAAGCGCGCTCTTATCGGGTAACGCGTCACCGAGCTGTGCGAAAGCACCGCGCGCGACGTCCTTCGCGATCATGCCAAGCTCGCCGTAACGCTGCCGTGGGCGATTGAAAGGCGCGTTAGGATCGCCAAGGAACCTGCTAGTAGCGCGGCTCCCAACAATGTCACCAATGGTCTCGTTAGCTACCTCTTTCGCAGCTCTTGCAATCACTTTTGGCGTGATGTTAGGATTAAGCGAAGCCAAATTAAAACGGTCCTTGAAGGACGCGCCGCCTGCTCTGATTGTCAATTCGTTACTGCTCTTGTTGACTGTGTAAGATTCTGGCTTGGCAAGATCTGCAACGAGTTCTGCATATCCGCTCTCGTCGGGAAAATGCTCGCCGTCATTCTTCTTCTTCTCATATTCATCGACCAGCCGATTTATGGTGCCAACAAGAGTGCTCTTTAAATCCCCAATCGCCTCAGGTCCTGACTGCTCTGCTGATTGAGTTGCAAGATCAATGTTTGTTTGTAGTGCAGAAGCTGCTGATGCTGCTGCCAGCTGTGATGCAAGCTCCTGATCTGATTTTTCAAGACCGCGTCCTTCACCACGAGCCTCTGCCAATGATTTACGAAGCAACTCTACAAGATCGTTCTCAGCTAAGACGGGTGTATCATTCTCTGCTGTCTTTCTTAAGAGCTTCTTGAGACCGCTATAGTATTTCTGTATCTTCTCGGGTGGCACATTGTCAGCGATCTGTGTAGCTGCTTTCTTGAGCTGTTGTTTGTTGACTGGCAAGAAGTCAGGATCTGCGACTGGAACCTGTTCTGTGCTTAACTGTGACGCCATTTGAGCATCAGGCAGGACCGGCTTGTCGTCTCCTGCGATCTGGTCATAGCGTCTTGAGTGAAAGCTTCTCTCTTCGGCAAGAGTGCTTATAAGCTGTTGCAGTGCGTGCTTCTTCACAATGACATTCATGTCGTCGTCCTTCTAAGCTAACTATCGTTCTAAGTATCAATTAGTATAATCATCCGTTTTACGTTGAGCAAAAATGCGAGGCGTTGTTTTCTTCGCGCTACTGAACAAGTTTTGAAGTTCTTTTAATAAATTAGCTTGAATTATTGCTATAGCTGCAACGGAGCGTGATAGATCTTCGTTTATTTTTTCCAGATCAGCTACTTTCTTTTCTAAAGCAGAGACTCTCTCAGCCATGAGCTCGTTGTTCTGTTTGATCTCATCAAGCTCTAAGAGGTTATTTAAGTAACTGCCAATTAGTTTCATCACAGCCCTTTGTCCTTAAGTGGGTTTTCAAGCTCTAAAATATCATAGATGCTATCTGTGTCGCTGTTATCAAACTTTCGCAGTTCTTTATTAAGTTTTCTCATCGCAATTTCTTCAAGGACAGAAATCATATCTGGGTTATCATTTGCGATAAGAGAGGCAAACTCTTCGATTGCCTCTTGCATGCTAACTTTATGCTTGAAACACGCTATTCTAAACTGTGAATGTGTCCCTGACGTCATGCTGACGTGTATTGACTTTCTTGTCGTCAGGTCTATTAGTTTTTGCTCTTTTTTTGTTCTTTTCATTTTTGGCTAAGCGCCAGATGACTTGCCTGCTGCACCTGCTGCTATGGGAACGTCGATGACGTCTTCTTCACCCGTCAGATCAAAGTCAAACTGCTGATCAAGGATATCCTGCATTTGATCAACGTAATCCTTGCCGTAATTCTTGCTCAAGAATGACTGCGCACGTGAGATAATAACCTCCTCTAGCGGTATCATGTTTCTCCCGTTTAACACAAGTCTAGCGATCTTCTTGGTAAAAAGATCAATGTCTAGTGGTGGTTTTGCAGTCTCAGCAGCCGGGACATCCTCTTTCGGTGTTTCGCTCCCCTCGGGTGGCTCGGCATTTGGCTCTGCACCCGCTGCGTCTCCCTCTTGTTCAAAGAGAAACCGAAGTGACTTTCTGCGTAAAGACTCGAACATCTGCTCAGACTCATCCTCTTCATCCTTGACTGACTCATTCTCATATCTTATAATGAGAGAATCGATGATGTCGTCAACAGAATCGGGAGGAGCCTCAACATTCTTCATCATGCCTGCAACAGGTGAGTCGTTTTCGTCCTCGTTAAGCAACCTACGCATCACATACCTCCCTTGATAACCACAGCTATCTTCTCAGCACGCTTGACGCGCTCCTCCACGGTGCTCCAGTTAATTTCTTTCATCATAGCATATGTGTATGTCTTGACATCAGAAAGATAATCCTTGTAGTATGCATGTTGCCAAACATCCATGACAAGGACAGGTATGCAACCAACAGGAACCTGCAAGCTGTGAAGATCCATGAAAGTGTTCATGTATGTCTGCGTGTAAATGTTGTAATAGGTGATAGCCCAACCGCATCGAGAAGACAGACAGCAAGCAATAAAGTCATTCTGCCACTTGTCAAAATCTCCAAAGTCTCTAGAAAAGCGCATGAACGTCAATGAGTCCATGCCTATATTACTGGCTAGATCACTGATGTTCGCAAAATAAAGCTCGTGCAGATACACGGCGTTCATGTTGTAGGTCTCATCTTCCTTCAGTGATCTATAAACAGAACCATTAGAACTTGCTGCTGATCTATCAGCTGTATCTAGCTCTGCGCTGATTCTATTAAATGTCTCTAAATACTTCTGGTAAAGTCCTTCGTGGGCCTTCTTCGTGGCACCGCTCTGGAACTCAGTGGCTAAATTAAATTGCTTCTCTTGAGCGACAAGCGACTCATTAAGTCGCTTGTCGGTATCAGTCTTAAGAGACTCGTTGATTATCCTTGATATGTCGGAGTTCCTAATCATCATGTCCCCTTGTAATTCTTAAAATCTTTTGATGTGATCACGATGTCATTACCGTCGCCACTTACTGCGTGTATAACGGGTTTTTTGCCATCAATTGTCACTTTATTGACTGTATAGATCAACCCCGACTCAAGATGCATAATCTTGAATCCGTTCTGAATCAGTATTTTCTGCTTCTTGCCTTTGCCCGCCGTCACCTTTAAATTCTCTTGAATCTTCTGGTTCAGCATTTTCTCAATATCAGCCGCTGTGAGTCTTGTCATGCGTCAAACCCGCTCTAAAGCTATTTATCTTCCTAACGTGGATACCTGCTGATTCCAGTATCTTGATGCCAATTGAATCGCGGTAAATCTCAGAAAACACGACCTCTGATATGCCTGCGTTCACGATCGACTTCGCACACATCTTGCATGGGCTCAGAGTAACATACATTACCTTACGTTTAGGGTTGTTATAGTCAAGTTTTATCAGCGCATTTACCTCAGCATGGATGAATCCAGATTCACCTGGCTCATCAGATTCTCTAATATTTGTGCCGCCTGCATGATCGCCGTTGTAACCCAACGACAGGAGCTGTGTGTTGTCATCTGTTACAACAATAGCAGCAACTTTGTGGTTAGGATCAGGCGAGCGTTGTGCGATTGTCTTAGCAACATCCATCCACACGCTGTCCCACGTTGGCCTGTCAATCATATTAGTCATTAGCATCACTTGTCAAAGATTGTTTCGATACTGACGTTTGTTGGTAGACTAAAACCTGCTGCCTTCCGGTGTCCCCCACCGCCGAACTTCTTCGCGACCTCACTCACGTCGGAGTCGTCATGATGTGCTCTGAGACTCACCTTCACTTGGCGTGTATCATGGTCATAGAACCAGATCACGGCGAAGTCACACTTAGGGGAGAGCGCGTTGCCAATCTCTGACATCCAGTGTGGTGAATTGACGACCAGGACGTCTTTACCGGCTAATCTGCGTGGTGCAGCGTGCTTCGCGATCTTGGAGATGACCGTCTTGGAATAAGCAAGGATGTAAGCACCTCGCTCCTGAGCATCATCGACTGCAGAGTCATCAAGATATTTGTCAAACTCTTCAAAGTCATAAGGCACCATGTCAAAGGCAGCAGAGAACTCCTTCGAATATGGAATGTCCCACTTCCAGAGGTCGCGGTCCTCGATGAACTTAATCATGCGAGGCGCTTCCTTGCCCGGATGGAAGAACTTCCATGATAGCATTGCACCGCTGTGGTTCATATCAAAATGTGTGCAAGTAATGTCGTGAAGCTCGACCATTGCTGACTTGTGATGATCAAGGATAAAGAAGCTTTTGGCTTCCTTCATAAGCTTCTTTGTTGTCGAATTATCATAAGAGAAGTCAAGGACAACTACATTTTTGCCCTTGACGTCAGGTGGCGATTCGCCGTATTTCGCTGCGTGATACTCAGCTCTGTCACCAAGGAGCTTCCATGCTGCATAAGCAGCACCAAATCCATCAGTGCAAGATGCGTGGTAGATAACCAGATTGACGCTGTTTGGATCGATCATGACTGCCCTAGCTCAATTATACTACTGGAGGCGTGCCGTTGCATGATGCAACCAGCATCTCGGTTCATATAACTCTGCGCCTCCGACGGCGATCTCTCCCAGATTATCAACCTTCCGATGGGTGTATTGTGCATCTTCTCCGCATACGACGCAAACTGCAGTGCACTTCTCAATCTCTGTCGCCCAGGGTAGCATCTTCTCCACTTCAGCAAAGACATTGCAAGATGAGGACAGCTCAATCGTAGACACCAGCACGGTAACACCACGCCTGTAAGCATCTATTAGTGCCTCAGCGACGCCATCAATCATGAATGCTTCATCGACAGCAATGACATCAGGCTCATCAAACATGACACATTTTGTGATGTCGCTTCCGCTTGTGATAACTCTTGCGTTAATCTTGCTGCCGCTATGTGTGCAGATCTCGTCAGGCGTATATCGACTGTCAAGCTTGGGCTTGAAGGAGAATACCTTCTTGTTCTTAAAACGATATCTCTCGATTGCAGCAATGAGACGAGTCGTCTTAGAGCTCATCATTGGACCGCAATAAATAACAAATCTTGGTGAACTCATTACAGACCCCAACTCTTTAAAGTTATATCGAGTGCTTCGTCAAAGCTTAGTGTAGCACAATCTCCTAAGTATTTTCGCATCTTGATATCTGATCCTAGAATATGATCGACGTCGCCTGGGCGCTTGGGTGAGCTTGTAATCTTTAAACTATCATGTCGGTCAAGAAAGAACTTAAGGATAGAGTTGTTGCTTCTCTGTGTGCCTGTGCAAACATTGATCTTTTCACCTGCAAACTTTCCTGTATATCTCCCAGCTGCTATGCAAGCATTCACTATCTCACCGACGTAGCAAAGATCACGTGTCTGGTCACCTGTGCCATCTGATCTTAGTGGTCTATTCTCAAACGCAGCGCAGCACCAAGATGATATGGCATTTGCATAAGCACCTGCTCCTTTTTGTCGTGGACCAAAGACGTTAAAAAACCTTAACGAGACAACATCAAGTTTATAAAGATCGCTAAACATCTCACCCATCTCCTCACCCATCTTTTTCTGTAGTCCATAAGGACTCACAGGCTTGGTAGGAAGATCTTCATGTATGGGAAGCTGCTTTATATCACCATAGACAGCAGCTGACGATGCAAAAACTACTCTGCTAGTATTACCACGAGCGGCCGTAAGCAATTTAACATATTTAGAAAAGTTCTCATCAGTTGTAAGTGCGGGCCACTCTACTGAGAACGGCACGCTTGGTTCTGCAGCAAGATGAAATATTACATCATACTTTCCTGACGCAATTCTATTCAGCACAGCATTAGAAGCAAAATCATCCATGATGACACGAATGGGAGTGTCTAGCTTCAAATTAATATCAAGCTGGTCTATCAGCATTCCTGGCACTGTTCTATAGGTGTGGTTGGATAGATTGCCAAGATCACCAGATCTGAGATCATCGACGACGTCAACCTTATACCCTTGACTCACGAGGCCATCAACCAGGTGTGAGCCTATGAATCCTGCACCACCTGTTACTAAAACTCTAGACATACTCCCTCCAAAGCGCTATCTTACAGCGCTGCGGATAATATGTGCCGAGTCCATGGTCAAAGAAAATGAGACAGGCATCTTAGGGCTGAGGTTGAGCATGTTCTTGAACACGCGTGCAAGATCGGCGATAAAATGAATATCTCTGTGGAACGTCTGACTGCACTCAGATGACCTCACAGTCGAGCTGCATATTACAAAGTCATCTCTAACCAAAAAATGGACATAAGATATGCATGTGTCCTGCGTCAGTATAAAGCGACGGGACTTTAGATCCTGTGGGCGCTTATATTCATTATTACCTACAAGCTCATCATTGATCTTCCTAATCAGCTTGGCTCTGGTCTCATTGTAATACTCGATCTCATGCTCATAGTGAAGAGCTGCCTCATCCAACGTCTCGAAGTGTGAGTCAAGCCAGAAAGCTCTGAGTAGTGTCGTTTCCTGCTTGATTGTCCCATCAGCATGAGCTTCGATGTCACGAGCGATATCAGAATATGTGAGGTGCTCGCGCGATTGCAACCAGCTAACAACCTTAGCAGGATCTGGCAAGGCCCTTATGACCTTGACGTTAGGATAACCTTTGATCTTATCCGTCTCCTCTTCAAATATCTGCAGGAGGCGAACGATAGATTCCTCGTCCTGGAAGTCATCACCTCGAGTGCGCAACCGCTGGACAAGATCATCAGGCTCTGGCAAGAGGACAATGACAGCATTATTGATGACTTTCAGTTCCTCATCAAGAAGCCTGCGCCAGACAGACACATCGCGCCCATACATCTTCGCGTAGCAGAGCATGGACAATGTGCTTCTATCCTGGATGTTCCACTTGAAGTTTGTGAGCTTATGAATCCCATAATAGAGGGTTGACTTGCCTGAGCAGTCTGGCCCCTCGATTGTCACGCTACGAAGATCGAATTGAATCACTTTGTCTCCACACGCCGAAGTTTAGATGCCATTGTTGAAGGTCCCCAATTTGGATCACGTTCAGCCTCAGCCATCCAGATCGTGTAGGGCTCAGGCTCGGTCTTGAACTGTCCCCAAACACGAAGTCGAATAGTGCGGCTCTGATCATCAACTGTATCGAACACATAGAACTGTTTATTATTCTTGGTCACCTTCTTGGTCACTGCTGTGGCGCAGAACCATACGATGCCTGGCTCTCCGGGTTCGAGGTCATAAAGCGCCTGAACCTGTGACTTCTTAACCTTGCGCATGATGTCGGGCGGGAAGATCAGATCCTCTGGCGCAGAGGACAAGACCTCCACGATGTTTGCGATCTTCTGTGTTCTCGTCCAGTCCTCGATATGATTTACCTCAGGGATCATCATCGAAAGTGCATCTGGCTTGGTCCCGTGTTCTTTCTCGTATTTTTTGGCAGCAGTCTTGGTCATGCCCATGCGACCCTTGCGAAGGGCATCATAGTTTGAAGACAGCAGGTTGTGGAGCTGGTTGTGATTCTTGAGTGTGCCATCTCGCATTTCCTTGAGAGAACCGAAACCTTCAACAAGAACTAGAGACTCAAGGCAACCCTTGTTCAGCTTGGAGTGACGCCACTCACCTTCCTCATCGAAGAATAGATCATCAAGACCGCGGTAAGGACGATTCTGGAAGATCTCGGCAACTGCCGCATCACCTAGCCCCTTGACCGAGGTAAGGGGCGCAACGAATGCCTGTGCCTCCTCAGAGTATTGCCATTCGAGACCCGAGTAGTTAATGTCGACTTGCGCGAACTTGTAACCGATCTGCTTGATCTCTGCAATGGCCTTTGCGATGCCCTTGGGATTACCGGTCTCAGACTGTAGGATTGTTGCCAGCCACTCCTTCTCATAGTGGGTGTGCAACCATGCTGCGTAGTAGGAATCGATCGCGTAGGAGACCGAGTGTGACTTGTTGAAGCCGTATACCGAGAACGCCTCGATCGTATCCCATAGCGGTCCTGTCACCTTCTCGGGCACACCGTGCAGAGCAAGCGCACCGTCGATGAACTGCTTCCGTGCAGCCTCCTTCTCAGAAGACTTCTTGCCCAGCGTGTCCAGCGATTTCTTGACAAGAGTCTTGCGGAGTTGGTCAGCCTCGCCAGGAGAGAACCCTGCTAGCTTTTGGGCCAGCATCATGAACTGCTCCTGGAAGACGACGTAACCAAACGTGGGCCCTAGCACTTCCTGGATGACTGGATGGTCATACTTGATGTTGTCGGCATCCTTCTTGGCCTTGACATAGAGCTTGTGAACGTTCGCCTTCAGCGGACCTGGCCGATAGATTGCAGTTAGAGCCGCCAGCTCGCCGATGTTTGTCGGCTTTGCATCCAAGCAGAACCGCCTTGCACCGTCCGCTGTGAACTGGAAGACACCGACAAATCGTCCGTCATGATACACATGCTTCCAAACTTCAGGATCGTCTTGATTGACCGTTCGGCAATTAAGATTCTGGTCAAAGAACTCCTTGATTTGAAGGAATGTCGGCTCAGGATTACCTTGCCCAATTAGGATCCGCTTGATGCAGTTCTCTACGTCCTTGAGCAGTGTTAGGCCGAGGAAGTCGAACTTGAGGAAGCCGTTATCCTCCAGGTTGCGGAAGTTCATACCTTCTGTCCACGGTGTCTGCAATTCACCGCGAACACCGATGATGGGCATGCCTTCGGCCAACGCCTTGGGTTCTGCAACGAGGACGCCGCCAGCGTGACGGCCGATCGATCGGTTCTCCATGAAGAGCGCATTAACGTGCTCCTCCACCTCCGGGTATTTCTCCATGAAGGCCTTGTATTTTGGAGAATACTTCATGCAGTCATCATGCTTCAGAACGAAGACCGATTTCTCCTGGTCATCATCCTTAGCATGTGGCATGACCTCATCCTGGAGCGGACCAGTGACCGCATTGACCTCATCGAACGGAACATTGAAGAACTTCGCGACGTCCTTCACCAGCGACTTCAGCTTCAGGGTGTTGAAGTTGGAGACGGGAATGACAGCATCGTCACCGAAGAGCTCACGTGCCGCGTCAATAAGAACGTCACGATCACCAGCATCGGAGTCAATATCAGGCCAAGACACACGATGCCGACCAAGGAAGCGATTCCAGAGGAGACCGAACGGAAGCGGATCAATCTGTGTAATCCCGAGGATGTAGTTGACGAGAGAACCAGGAGCAGATCCACGGCCTGGCCCGAGGAGAGTCTTTTGCTCTGCACGATGGAAGATCTTATACATCGTGAGGAAGTAAGAGGCATGTCCCAGATGCTTGATGTCTGAGAGCTCTTCTTTCACACGCTCAACATACTCCGGCTTCTCGTGCAGGCCGATATCGATCATCCGTTCCTTGACGAGATCCAGAAGCTGCTGGAACTCGCTCTTCTCGGGAGTTGCGAACACAGGAAGCTTTGCTCCCGTGTCAACCCAGACGTCCTCACACTGCTGCCAGGCGATGTCATGGGTCCGCTCGATCGCATCGCGGACCAGCTCCTCGTTGCCCTTGTAGAAGGCATAGTCATCGGTGTGGCGGTTGAACTCCTCCCACATCTGCTCGGCGTTCTTCGGGTAGAGCTCACACTTCAGCTCATCGAAAGCTGGGAGGGGCTTGGGCTCCTCCTTGGCATTCATCCACGCCAGCTTCTTGTAGAGCTCACGGGTCTTCCACTTGTCGGGTGTAGGATAGTGGCTGTCGCAAGTTGCAACCAGCGGGACACCTGTGCTCTTGTGCAGTTGGATCAGATGGCGGTTGACATCGTGCTGTGCCTGCAGCTTATTGAACTGGATCTCGAGGTTGAAGTTCTCAAGGCCGACCGCATCGACAAATCGATCTGTCAGGTTCTTGAGATCACGCTGGATCTCAGCATCAGACTTCTGCATTGCCTGGCCGCGGAGGACGCGGTTGGACATGATTCCGCCGATGCATGCTGTCGAGACGACGAGGCCTTCGCCGTGCTCCTTAAGCATATCAAAGTCGATGCGCGGGAACCGGTAATACCCCTCCTTGAAGGACCGCTTGACAAGAGTGAAGAGGTTGGACAGGCCCTGCTTGTTCTTGGCAATGACGACAAGGTGATAACGACGCTTCCACTCATCATCCTTGACAGACAGCGCAGAAGCGTCCTTGGTCTCGTCCTCGTTCTCGATGATGTGACCTGCACCTGCCTCATCATCAGCATCGATGTCGGTCGCCTCCTTCGCCTTCTTCTCAGAACGAGCGGCAGCGACAGCGTCCTTGTGATCTTGATACTGATCTGCCCAGTTCTTCAACGATGGGACAAAGTAGAACTCCACGCCGTTCAGCTGGCGATACTTCTGGCCAGCCTTCTTCATCTTCTTAGCGTGTGACTGAGCGTGGGCAAGACCGCTGCCGTTGCCGTGGTCTGTCAGTGCCCAGGCATCCATGCCGTTCTTCAGCACAAAGTCAATGTGCTGGGCAGGATAGCCGAGGCCGTCCATGGTCGAGAAACCGGAGTGGGCATGGAGGCCCACAAACCGATCCGGAGGTCGAATGATACTCATGTTATTTCACCGGTTGAAGAATTGTGTGAGATCAAGGCCGCGCTTCTTGGCATCTTCCAGGTAGCGGAGGGGATTGTAATCCGTTGAACCCAGATTGCGCTGGATGTCATTCCATGACTTTTTCAAGCCACCATATAGGTCGAACTTTGGAGACCAACCAGATGCATCCCTGAACTTCTGTGAGCTTAGACGATGGTTACCCAAGTAGTCGGTTCCTGGGTGCCATTTTACCACACCCTTTAGATCCTTGCACGAGATCTCGCTCATCATCTCGACGATCTTGCCCGTGTTCTCAGGCGTCTCCGCTGCGACGTTCCAGTCATCGTTCCAGAGCTCCTTGTCCACGACAGTTGCCACAGCATCGCAGAAGTCCTCCACGCGCATGTAGTCCTTGATCTTCTTCGGATCGAGGAACATGTCGATCTTCTCCTTGCCGCTGGCAGCACCAAAGAACCCCTTCGCGATCAGTGAGTTGTTGTCACCTACGCCGCCGTAGCAGAAGAGCGGGCGGACGATCGACCACCTCGTGCTGTGTGCGCGGACGATGTGCTCGCCTGCCAGTTTCAGAGAACCGTAAAGCGTCTGCGGGCCGTGCGAGGATCGCTCAGTGATCTCAACATCTTGATAGCGATCTGTGTCATAGATCACAGTTGTGCCCAGATAGAGCAAAGCTGCACCAGATTTTTCAGCAGCTCGACAGATGTTGTATGTCCCGGTCACGTTAGAAAGTGTTGCCTCAGAGGGATTAAGCGCGACAACATCTGTTCCAACAAGCGCAGCGTTGTGTATGACAACGTCGACGCCGTGATAGTCAAGCTCACGCGCCCAATGATCCTCAGAGTTCCTGTGGACGCAATGCTCGCCTGACTTGATTTTGAAGTCCAGGTGGATATCATGAGGAGCGACGACCTCATGACCCAGATCCTCGAGTGCTCTTGGAAGATTAGACGCTATAAAGCCACGGTGGCCAGTAATGAGAACTTTCATGCTCACATCATAGCCACCGTGGCCTTATTTTACACCCACGACCGTGGGCTGGATTCACATTCAGGCTCTTCTTCTGCGAAGGCGCCGCGACGCCTTTTCATTTAAATGAGCGACATAAACATCAGCATCAGAAGCAAAGTTGTGTCCTGTCTCAAAAGAAGCAATTCTATCACTGTGAACGTGTCTATCTTCTTCCTCGCCATGATACTCATAGTGAAGATAGTCGTAGACTGAATCGAGCATCGATCCAGCAACAGCTATTTTCTCCTGGACCCACTCTGGAAGATCGTCTCTATCTCCGATCATATCGTAGAGATCACAAGCCTGTGTCTTGAGAGTCCAGAGATTGGAGTGAATCATGTCACTCTCAGCCTCAGCTCCGTTGTGGTGAAAGACGCGCCCCTCATGATCATCGTGTTCTTCATCATGGTGGCGGTGCTTGTGATGTGCATGCGCCATGTGATCATGCATCTCTTTCAGAACCATGCGCCTAATCATCATTCTATCCATATAGTTCAAGCCTCACCAACTATTTATCACGTTGGTGAGGCTTGAAGCATTACTGCAGGCTACTCGATCAATCCGCCGTAGGTGCGTGGCAAGAGCTTGCCTGCCTCCTTGCACTGACGAAGATAATCACGTAGGTCCTGGACGGATGTGCACACAGCAACACCACTTGCTGCAAGCATCAGATTAAACTTGGCGCCCGGTGGTAGACCTGCACAGAAGTAGACGATGGGCTTGTTGAGACTGTAGAAATAACCTGCCTCCCAGATCGATCCCATATCCTTATTGCGGGTATTGCAGACCATCCAGTCACAGGTGTCAAGGTGTTTGACGTTGCCGTCAAAGATCTGCTTCTGGGTGTCAGTCGAAGAGTCAGCCTCTGCGATGGCATAGTCCTTGGGAGAGAAGTAAGCGAGGTCGAGATCCTCGAGGACCTTCTTGATGTCCTCGACCTCCTGGAGCCATTCAGGAGAGAACCAGCCACTTGCGATGTAGACGTTATTCATTGTTATACCTTGCTATTCTTGTAGTTAGTAACGAGAGTGTCGATGTCAGACAGGATCTCATTCCAGAGCTTGCGGAAGTGTGGGACGCCGCCATCCGCGCCATTCATGTCGTCACGAGTTGCCTGGTAGATCGTGTCGTTCGGGTGGTATGTAAGGTGCTTCTCACTGTCCTCATCAGGCCAGTAGAGGTTGGTGCCCGTGCCATTGCGAAACGTCTTGATGTAGTGCCAGGCAGGCTCGCGGAGGTTGATCGCCACGTGTGCCTCAGGGAAGATCTTGATGATCTCGCGGGCCATGAGAGCTGCGAGGATGTTGTCCTCCTCGGGCTGGATCTGCTTATCCTGCCGCTGCTTGATGAAACCAAACGCGTCACGGATGTTCATGCGCATGTAGTAGAAGGTCTCAAGGCACTTGGGAAGGACGTGGCGAGCATCCATCAGGCTGATCTGCTTGGAGTCGACCATGTCTGTGTAGAGCTCCTTCGCCTCCTGGACATGCGCCTGCCACCGGGCATAGAACTCCGGACTGTTCTGGATGGAACCAGGAACAAGGCTGCGCTCGTGAGAGAGCCAACGGTCGCCGGTGCACTGTGCTGCGAAGGAACCTGCACGGTGGCGGATGAGGTGAGTCACGGTCTGTGTGTCGATGCCACCCACGAGGAAGGTGAGACCGATCAGCTCCATCGCTGCAGGAAGAGCACGTCCTGCGAAGACGTCCTCAAGAGTCTTCGAGAGATCAGCATCAGATGCATCGCGGAATGGAACATGCTGGTCAGCCCAGGTCGACTTGACAAAGCAGTAGACAGCCTGTCGAATGGTGTAGGGGTCCGGAGCGTCAACAAGCTCGAGCTTGAGTGCATCAAGGCTGTTGACAAACTCGGTTGTGGGCTTCTCGCCGAAGCGGATCGCCATGGGAAGGGTGATAGGTTGTAGGTCTAGATTCTGGGGCATTTTTACCTCTTTTCTTTAAGTGCTGTGATCTGTTCAAGCAGCTCATCGACGCTGCCATATCGAATGACGTTTTTTACGTCTCTCAATGATTCATTATACGAAAGCTTCGGTGAGATTACAAGAAGACCGTGATTTGCATACTCTGCCGCGTGCTTGGGCGAATCATCGATGCATGCTGCTACATGACCATAAAACTGACTCTGCACAAGCCACCTGTATTTTTCACCGCTGAAAGCAATCCCATCAAATGGGATGCTCATCTTGTCTATCCAGTGGTAGGTGTCATAGAGGCAAATGAGATTCTGGTCGGGACGTGCAGTCAGAAGCTGGATCCAAAAACCCATCTTCTGCGCCTCCCTAAGCACGGCGCGGACACCCTCTATGGGCTCGATGACACGGAGTCGACGCTCGCTAATGAATTCCTTAAAGGAAGCTTCTGGGTTGATGCCACGCTCGTGCAGTGGTGAGGATGCGTAGTATTCCGGATAGTCCAACGGGATGTTGATTCCGTGTTTGTCGCTAAGCCACTCGAAGTAGTCCTTCCTGAAGTGCGCAATAACATCATCGACGTCGACGAGGAGGACCGGGCGACCGTCCCACTTTGCGTTCTCGATACGATGGCGCATGTGTAGGAATGTGTCCTTATCTTCAAAGGCTGTCTCGACCTCGTCAGGTTCACATCCCCATACATTCATGATCGCGAAGAGATAACGCATCACGTCGATCGACTCGTATAGGATCTTCTCCCGATCAGGAGTTTTCCTATTTGAGTGATGGTCCTTGAAGTTGATCGAGCTGATAAGTTCTGATACTTCGCCATGCAATGCAAGCGCGAAAGACTTTGTCATCTCCTCGCGCTTGGCATCATCAAACTTGGTGGAATCAAAGAACAGATCAGAAAACACACGCTGGCGCTGGAGCGCGTCAGACAATTTCATATGATCCTCAGTAGTTACCTTTTATTCTACCGTGTATGACCTGATCTTTATCGACGTAAGCTTGGTAAAGTTCGTCCGGTGTAACACCCATCAGGATGAGAAGAGACAGGAAGTAGTTGAATGAATCAACCATCTCCTCTTTGAAAGCCGCGCGATCAAAATCGGCGACCTCAGTCTCCCTATGTGGCTTCCAGTTCTTAAGGTGCTGGACAGCCTCAAAGACCTCCTCGACGCCACGCAGAGCGAGATCCCTGAGGTGCTGTTGCGACTTCTTGCTAGTTAGATCAACGGGCATGTCTGGATAGGCGTCCGGGTGCTTCTTACGAAGCTCATCCATGAACTTGGCCCGCATATCAAACATTAGATCGAGCTTATCGGCCACTAGTTTTCTCCCTCATCGTCATGAGCAGATACCATCGCTGCTGTTGCGACAAGGCGTGTTAGGTTCTCGTCGAAAGTCTTGATGTAGTCTGGGTCTGGAACAACCAAACCAGAATCGACATCAAGCTTGACCTTAAGGGTCCTGAGATTGTCGACGACGTCTGTTCCTGTGATAATGGCTAGCTGTAGAAGCTTTGCAACCTGACCAATCACATCATCAGAAAGCTTGTAACTATTTGTTTCCATCTTTTCCTCTTATTTTTGAATTCCTGGAACCCAAAAGGTTGTCCGACCGTCCCTTGTCGTTTCCCTTTTGATCTTGTTGCCCAGAGGATCCTGGGTCTGATTGTAGACAGCAAAACGCTTGGTGTAATCGCCCTTCTCTCCATCAAAGTTGGAGAAAGTGTAGATCGTCGCGCCTCCTGTCTCATAAGAAGTTCTAATCACCTTTTTGATGACTTTATTAAGATTTTTAATTTCTTCGTCACTTAAAGTTGATGTTAGACGGTGAGGATCAAGACCGCTAAAATATAGAGATTCTGATTTAAGATAGTTTCCTACACCACAAACTACTTTCTGGTCCATTAACACTTCTGCTAGTGTCTTATTATATCTTCTAATAGATCTAAGAAAGACTGTATCTGTCACGTCTTCAGATAGCATATCAGGTCCCAGTTCTTTCAGCTTCTTATCTAGCTGGTCCCGAGATGAGATCAATTTTACTGTCCCAAAATTTCTCATATCGTTGAAGTAGACCGTCCCACCGCTCTCTAGCTCAATCTTAATTCGACTGTGCTTAGTCAGATTTGATGACCATGATCCTGTCATACCCAGCGTGCTTAGAAGGTATGTGTCGCCTTCAAGAGACATGTAGATAAATTTACCCTTGCAGCTCACATCAATAACTTGCCTAGGAACCTGCAGAAGGTTCCACCCATCAGGCGAGCGCTTAGCATAGCGACCGCTTATAATAGATGCCGATACAATTTTCTGGTCTAGGATAGAGCGTCGCAATCCGTCTGTAACGATCCTAACTTCTGGCCCCTCAGGCATTTCTAACCTCCTGCACGTTGTTGATCCATTTCCAATACTTCTTCAGTGCGCCGTCCTTTGGCTCAGCGATCTGGCTCCACGCGTGTTCACAGAAAATCTTGTAGGCTGCTGTTGCATATTCTCCAATACCATAGAGGTCTCCAGGGTCACGGGAGTTCCACGAAAGATAATCTTGAGACATCCTTACAAGGGTCTTGCTACGTCGTTCTCCAAGACCAAGATCCTTGATCATTAGACGGATCTCTTCTTGATCCGCAAGCGCAGCAGATGATGCGTCTGGCCATCTGTCAAAGAACTTCCACATGATGGGCTCGGCATCAACACGCTTAGTCAAGTTGCAGAATATGCAAACAACAAAGACACGCCAGGGATCATCCTGGACCTTCTCTTGTATTAGACTATAAGGCGACGGGGGAGCACGCATAAATCATAATAAACACAAATTTTGTGTTTTACATGAGTGTATCGATGATCAACCTAATAACCTCTTTGAGCGCCTTCTTTTTGGAAGCTTTACTCTTCTTTAGAACTTTGGCCGCCCATTTTGGGGCTTGCTCTGTGTAGACCTTTAAGGCATACTTGTGCGCTTGCTTCCGTGATTGACCTTTTGCGTTCATTGCATGATTGACAACAGAGCTATAGATCGACGTGAAGCGTCTCGTTTCCTTATCGATCTCAAATGCAGAATGACCCGACTTCTTTAGCTTCTTTAGGAAGAATCTAATGACCTTCTGTGAAGTTGAGTCGGGTGCTGGTGCGTATTTTGAGGGCATCGCTCTTACTTATTAGTAAGGCGGAGAAAACTGCTCGACATCATCAAGATGACCGAATGCTTCGATCGTGTGCTTGAACGGATCACCTGGAATGTTCCTTACTAGGAGTAGCATCTTTTCTGCTAGCTCTCTAACTTCTCTCTGGGCGTCTTGCTTCATGCGTAGGCCAAGAAAGTGGTTAAAAGATCTCCAGTTAAACATCACATCCAATGTAACCTGGTTGCCATAGGGAAGGTAGAATCTAGCCGATTCTTTCGCACGCTTTCGATTCATGCCATTCTCGAAGAAGCGCTCGAGCGCATCATGATAGCGCATGAGAGCGTCCTCCATGAAGGCAACATAAAGCGCCTGCTCCTCTAGCGGCCAGTCTTTTGGAAGAAAGTATTTATCATCACGCAGCTCTTTGTAGCGTGCTGATTCGCCATTAATGGACACGCCAATGCGATGCTTTAGGAGGTGGATGTGTGTTGCTGTGTCAACTGTCACTAGAAAATGAAGTGAGCTCTTCTCAAACGGTGTCTCGTGTCCATTTTCTGCAAGCATTTTTAGGAGCGTCGGGATTCGATTCCGCTTCTCCTCTGTTAGGTCACGGCTTGTGCTCGTCCACGCTGACAGCGCGTGTGCCTCGTCGCCACCATAATAGCCAACTAGCTCTACCTTGTTCTCTTGAAAGGGCATATCTTAAGCGCTCCCTGATGTGGTTATCCCACAAAATCTCAAAAAGCCACTGCAAAAGTGTCAAAGTGGATCCTGTTAGAGCCACAATTCCTAGAGATTCCATGGCGTTATTTGTGAAAAAGTATGCGATCGAAAAGCCGTAACACATGGAGAAGAGTCTCCATGTGACAACTTTTAATAGTAGTTCTGCTCTTCTATTCAAACTTATATTTGACGTCAACAGTTAACATCATCTCTGGAATCTTAACATGGTTAATAAGGCCAATCTCTTTTGCTTCTTCTGGCTCAAGATACCAGTCTGCATGCTTCTTGTGATGGATCTCATCGAGGAAGAATGATTCATCCTTACCAATGTTGTCTGCCATAAGCTTGAAGATCTTCTCATTGAGTCGATCTGTCTCCTTGGCATCTGCCTTGATCTCCTCGACCTTGCCAGCACCACCAGACGCTACCTCGTGGATCATGATGGTGGAGTGAGGAGATGCATAGCGCATGCCAGGCGCGCCACAAGTCAACAGGACAGCGCCGCAGGACATCGCCTTACCCTCGACGATGGTCGCGACAGGAACTCGTGACCCCTTGATTGCATCGATCATGGTCATAAGAGAGTAGACCTGACCGCCATAGCTGTCGATGACGACAGGAATCACATTTTGCCCAGAAGACTGGGCAATCGACATGTGCTGGACAAACTCCTTTGCTGAGTCCTCATCGAACTTATTGACGCGGATGATGATAGGCGGAGCGCGAAGTTCGCATTCCTTAATGAGGGGAGAGACGCGTGTGATGATGTTCATACATCTATTATACGCGTCTCTCGATCAATTTATTAAGAGCACTTGCTAGAACCGCAAGACTGGCAGGTGATGCATCCTTCCATGTAGAAGACCTGATCGCTACCGCACTCCTTGCACTTCTTCTCCGACGTCGACTTGGTCCCATCTGGAATGTAGCCCTTGAGAACACGAGCGACACACCGTGAGAACGTGAACATATCTGAGTCCTTATCCTTCTGGAGCTGGTCTACCACGAAGTTGACCGGGATGCCGTGCCGGAGTGCCAGAGAGATCGTCCTCGTGAAGGCACCCTGTGTCGGGTTGGCGAACAGGTTCACCACGTCCTTGAAGAGGATCTCATCGTCATTGCCGACTGGGACACGAAGGTTGTAGGTGGCAACACCGTCCTTCTTGCCGTTACGGATGAGGACACCACTCTTGGTCTTCTTGGGGACCTCGATGTGCTCTGCTAGGCCGCTGAAGACTTCGTATGGTGCGCCATCTTTAAGGCCGACCAAGACCATCCATGACTGTGTATTTCCCGCATCGTCCTTTATGTTGACGCGGTGGATGTCACAAGGTAGCTCCTTGGGGCGCTTGGGATGGACGTCTGCAGCAGTCTTGGGTGTCTCTTTCTTCTCCTCTGTTGAGATGAGAACACCTGTCCTGCATCCGTCACGGTAGACCGTGAATCCCTTGCATCCCTCGCGCCACGCCTTAAGATAGACGTCATTGACGATCTCACGTGTGGCTGTGTTTGGAAGATTGCAAGTCTTGCTAATACTGTGGTCGATCCACCGCTGTGCTGCTGCCTGGATCTCAACTGATTTTACCCAATCAATATCGTTGGCAGTTCCACCCCAGTATGGGCTCTCTTTTGGATCTGACTTTCCTGTCACTTCCATCCACTTCTTGAACCAGTGGTGGTAGACAGTATATTCTTGCCACTTATCACCCAATGGGTCTACGAAGTCTGGAACAGTCTTAGTATCACTTTGTGTAATCTTGCGGCGACGCTTATAGGAGAGGAGGAATGCGGGCTCGATTCCGCTTGTGGTCTGCGTGAGGCAGGAGATCGATCCAACAGGCGCAGTTGTTGTTAGCGCGATGTTTCGACGGCCTGTGGTTCGCCACATGTCATGATATTCACCGTTGCATGTGTTTATCACTTTCTGAAGATAGGGGTGATCCTTCTCTTTCTGGTAGTCCCACACTGGGAATGCACCGCGCTCTTTCGCCATGACCAAAGATGAACGATGAGCACCGACCGCGAGAGCCTTGTAGATTTCCTCTGTCACTTCGATCGAGCACTTGCTTCCATACTGGATGTTTAGCGCGGCAAGCGTGTCACCAAGTCCTGTTACTCCTAGACCTGTTCTACGACCGTTGAGACCTGCCGCGCGAATCTTCTTCCAGAGCTGCAGCTCGATGGCCTTCACATTCTCAGGCTGGGGATCTCTCTCAATCTTCTCGAGGATCCGATCGACGCACTCCACCTCGAGATCCACAAGATCGTCCATGAGTCGCTGCGCTTTCATGACAACATCATTAAATCTTGCAAAATCAAACGATGGATTCGCGCTAAACGGACCATTGACAAACGACGTGAGATTGACAACCATCAAGCGACAGGAGTCGTAGGGGCTGAGCGGGATCTCACCGCACGGATTTGTAGAGATCGTCTTGTAGCCAACATCACGATAACAATCGACAATTCCGTTATTGACCACAGCATCCCAGAACAGTGCTCCGGGCTCTGCAGAAGCCCATGCGGCGTCGACAAACTTGTCCCATATCTGCTTCGCGTCGACCATCTTGACGATCTCTGCGTCCTCGGGGCGTGCCTCGACTGGCCAGCGGAGGCAGAACCCGACGTTGCTCTCCACTGCCTTCATGAACTCATCGGTGAAGCGGATCGAGATGTTGGCACCAGTGACCTTCTTCAGGTCGCGCTTGATGTCGATGAAGGTCTCGATCTCGGGGTGACGACAATCGATCGTGAGCATGAGCGCGCCGCGCCGGCCTCCCTGGGCAACTTCACGACAGGTGTTGCTGAACCTCTCCATGAAGACACCAATACCGTCTGTCGTCCGGGCAGCATTGGAAGTCGGTTGGCCCTTTGGGCGGATCGTGGAGATGTCAAATCCGACTCCACCTCGGCGCTTCATGATCTGGACCTGCTCCTGATCTGTGAACAGGATGCCCGCGTAGCTGTCGTGGGGCTGGTCGACCACAAAGCAGTTGGATAGACTTTGCAGCTGGTATGGGTTGCCAATTCCTGACAACGGTGAACCCTGCGGGACAACCTGCTTGAATCCATCAAGAAGTCTAAAGATCTCATCCTCCGACATCGGGTTTGGATACTTTTCCTCTATTCGTGCGAATTCTCTGGCAAGACGCCGATGCATATCGACAGGTGAACGCTCAAGCTGATTGCCCTGCGCATCCCTGAGGATGTATTTACCAAATACATCGGCAGCGAGATCATCGCCGCCGAAATAATCAATGACAGATTGGTCAGACATTCTTGTTATACTCTCCAATTAAGTTACAGGGCGGCTACTTTGAGTTAACCTCGCGCCACTTCTCTTTGAGCAGATTCTTCATGCTCGTCTTGTCGGTAGCTAACACATCATCCATGGACATCTCTGCTGCGTCTTCTAGGACAGTGAACTTCGACATAGCAGTATCTATTCGAATCGGGAAGAGCATGCCATCCCGACCAGCACGATTCTTTGCAACAAAGAGCCGGCCCGCACCCGTCGCCTTCTCATTTGGCTTTCGTGAGACAGAGACAACAACGTCAGCAACCATCGCCTTGCCATACGCCTCAGACATATTTTCTAGACCGACGACATCAGAATTTGCTGCATCACGATTTGCCTGTGACGCTGTCCAGATAGGAACATTGAGATCCATCGCCAAATTTCGTAGCTCCTCGTAGACAAGCTTCAATTCATGCCTAAGAGAATCAAATGCCCGTGACGAACGCATGATGTCAGCGTAGTCAATCAAGATAATGTTAGGCGTGAAAGACTTTAGCAGTAGCTTCTCGATGTGGTTTCGAAGCGTTTGAACAGATGCAGTTCCCGTTGGATATTCTTTGATGATCAGGCGCCCGAGATCCTGGTTGTCCTTGTAGAAAGATAAGACTTCTTCTTTCTTATCAATGACATCATTGCTTGGTATGCTGCACAAATTTGAATCATATCTTAGACCGACTGCAGCTTCTGATAGCTCGAATGTGTAGTGCAGCACGTTCTTCCCCATCTTGAGAGCGTGAGCACCCACGGACACAAGATAGTGACTCTTGCCGACACCAGTAGGTGCAACTACAACGCCGAGCTCACCTTTACCTAGACCCCCGTTGAGAATGTCCTGTGCATCAAGATGCTTGATTCCAGTCGGACATGTAGAGCGTCGGGTCTTGACAAATCTTGCCTCGATATCTGCGAAGAAATCATGCCCTGTTGTGGCTGGAGTCCCTGCAGACAGGGCCTGCTTCATGACACCGACAACAGAATCTAAATTATCTGTGGCGATCATCTCGACAGCTTTTTCTAGCGCATCTTTCATCGCTTGCTTTCGACAAAAGTCGAGAGTCTTTTCCTTGACATAGGCAATATCACCCATGTCTGGGTTGACACGAATCCGCTGCAAGAAATCAACGATCTGGTCACGAAGGATAGTATCCTTCCCCTCTCGAAGATCATCACGTATGATAGTGATGAGCAAGTTTAGGGTGGGAAAGTCCTTGTATTTCTTGTAGTAATTGAAGTAGCTGTTGCACAGATACTGCAGATACTTGAGATCGAAGTATTGCGGCGTCATGATCTCGATCATCTGCGTTGCCCAGGGACGATCTGTCAAGAATGCCTGGAAGATCTTCTCTTGGAATCCCTTCCCATACTGGCTAAAGTAAGCATCACTCATTTTGCACCAATGTGGCTAACGGCATAGAACAGAGAATCCGTATCAAAGTTCCTTACACCGATTTTTTGTATGTCTCTCACAAGAGAGATTTTATCTCGCTTGGGCTCCCAATTTTCATAGGTGTGCGTGATTTTAGCTATTTGTTGTGGATGAATCGATGCTGTGTCAAGGTGAACAAGCTGCCAGTTTCTAGCGATCAGATCGTTAGAGTTGACGATCTCATTAATCACCTTGACCTTACCTGTCTGACGCTGACGGGCCAACTCCATGAACTGGTCCAGCCTTATATCGCTCTCACCTAGTAGCTCTGGGAATCTCTTTGAAAGTGTCTTAAACCCAACCCCGCTAACACCGGGTATATTATCTGAGTCATCTCCACAGATTGACTTTGCAAGAGCAAAGTTATTTGGGTGCGCTCCGAATCTATTGATCACATCCGCTGTGTCCACAATCTTCTTCCAGGTGGGCGAGTAGATGATGGAATTGTCACGAATAAGTTGGTAGTAGTCTTTATCTGCAGACAAGATGACGTGAAGACAATCAGCATGCAGGTATCGACAGATGTAAGCAATGACATCATCTGCTTCGCAATCTTGCGCATACATCTGGCAGATCGGCATCGATTTCATGATCTTGACTAGTGCGGCTATCTGGTCATTACGGTCTGACACAGTCTGCGGTATATCATTCTCGTAATACCTGTTAAGACGTTCGGGACGACGGTGTCCCTTGTAGTCTGGGTAAAGAGCCCGACGGCGCGAGGACCCACCGCCTTCCCAGACAACGTAGACTCGCTTTGGGCGAAAACGGAAGCACATGTTCTTGACCTCGTTGAGAAACCCAACAATGCCTCCAACATGATTACCGTTCTCACCCAAAGCGGGATGTGCTACGTAATGCCTCGTGAAGAGGTTGAGTGCATCGACCAATAGAATCGATGCATCTCCAGTCACTCAGCTTCTCCCTCAACATCCTCTGTTGTCTGCGGGTCGTCCTTGGTCCTAACCATGACAGCCTCGATCAGGTCATCGATGTATGCCTTGTATTCTGGCGTCTTCATGATCTCACCGAACTCGGCCTTGTGGAACTTCTTCTCAATGATCACGACGCCACGATCTAGATCGGTCACTGTGAACACCTTCCATGCACCATCGCCGGAGACGCAGATCATCTTGTTCCCAACCTGGCGCTCACCCGCGTCACGCAGAACGTCAAAGACCTCCTCGTGCTCGACAATGCCCTTGCCGAAATGGATCTGAAAGTTTGCTGTCCTGAATGGTGGTGCAACCTTGTTCTTCACAGTCTTTGCGGACACGTGAATTCCAATGATGTCACCGTTCTTGTTCTGGATCTGCTGACCTGCACCTAGCTTGAGACGGGTTGTTGCATGGAATGGGATCGCCATTCCACCTGGCACGGTTGTCGGGTCGCCATGAAGAACGCCGATCTTTGTGCGGATCTGATTGAGGCAGATCATGAGGACCGACATGTCTCCGATGACCCCTGTGATCTTTCTCATTCCCTTTGAAATCGCGCGAGCTTGCAGACCGATGCTATCCTTGTCATAGTCACCTAAAAGCTCGGCCTTCGGAGAGCTTGCAGCCACCGAGTCCCACACAATCGTGATTGGAACGTCCTTCTGCATCGCCTTCGCCTTGACGATGGTCTTCTCCGCTGTGTCGAAGACCTCCTCTGTGCAGTGTGTGTCAACATAGACAAATCTCTTGCTGACGTCGACGCCTAGCGCCTGGAGGTTCTCAACAGAAGTGGCATTCTCGGTATCGATGTAAACAACGATTCCACCCATCTGCTGAGTTGACCGGGCGATCTGCGTTGCAATGTGAGACTTGCCGATAGACGGCGGTCCGAAGATCTCAATGATACGACCTACCGGCAGGCCGCCGTTCCGGCGGTTTGAAACGCAGTAGTCAAGAAGTGTGGACCCTGTAGATACCCAGCTCTTGACGTGCGTTGGCGATTCATCCTCTGCCAGGTTATAAGCAATCCTAGATCCATTTTCTTTGTTGAGTGACGATATTAGCTCAGCTGTAAAGTCACCTGCTGTCTCATCGCCTCGCTTTTCTCTTGAGCCTCTTGCCATATTTTCTCCTTTAGAAACAATACGGGCGCAGGATCTGCATTTACATCCTGCGCCCGATTAACCTTAGTCTTCGATTAGATCGCTAAAAGCGTCGTCGAGAGACTTGTAGTTTTTATTGCCAGAGGAAGTTGTCTTCTTCTGAACGGGAACCTCGTCCTCTTCCTCAGACACAGTTGCAACCTTCTCAGACGGTCCTCGGGAGGTGCCCTCGCTGTTACCATCGGGCATGCCACCATCAATCCAGTCGTTGATGATCTTAGAAAGCTCATCATAGGACTTCGACTCAAACATCTTGGAGACGTCTGGAATGCTAGAGAGCCACTGCTTGTTCTGCGTCACATTAGTGCTAAGCGCAGATGCCTTGCCACGAGGCATGACCTCGGTCTCAGAATACTTCTTGCCAGGTGGCTTGAAGCAACGGACCTTCACGTCACGACCGTCCTCAGGATCGGTGATGTCACCGTAGTCCTCATCAAGCATGATGCCGAGAAGTGTCTGGTAGACCTGCTTGCCGAATGCCCAGATCTGGACTCCCTTGTCCTCCTCGCCGCGGACGATGACCGGAGCGTAGCAACGCATCTTCGGGTAGAGCTTCTTGGCGAGCTCGTAGGACTCCTTGGTGCCCTCATCCTTGAGCTTGCTGATAAGCTCCTGGATCGGATCTGCCTGACCAAACTGATAGGGCGCGAGGAGACCTGGGTTGTTGCCGATGTTGTAGTAGAACCAGAGCTCCTTGAACGGCTGGCCCTCGTTATTTGGGAACGAAAGGAGGCGAACGGTATACTCCTCACCCTCCTTGGGCTTCCAGGAGGAGTTGCTCTTCTTGTTGTTTCCAGACAGATTGTCAAGGCGCTTGCGGAGCGCGTCAAAATTAATTGCCATGTTGTTTTTACCTTTTAATGTTTAATGTGCAACTTACAGTTTTTAGTCTCTAGAGGATTCTAGGGGCTTGTCTTGTAAGCCTCACACCACAATCATAGACTGTGGCGAGAGAGTTTTCATGGCTTCGATCTAAGAGTTTTCGCAGGATCTGAGGTGAGATATTCACCTCCCGCTGCCTTAGCCATCTTGCCATAGAATTGTTTTGGATCCTTGGGCGACGCCATCGGACCCACATAGCCTGCAATATTCGCAGTCATCGACATCTCGTTGCTGCGCTTCTTCTTCCGACGGCGACGCTCGGCGAGAATGTCAGGATCTTCAGATACTTCTATTTCTTTCTCTGCGCTTGAGACAGAACCGTGGATGAGCGCTAGGTTGCCTATAAAGTTAGTAACCTTATTAAGGTGTGCAAAGTCTTCACCCGGCAAATAGGCGCTAATCTTTCCTTCTAGCTCACGCAACGTCTCATTATACTTCAGCGCAAAGTCTAAAAGCTTTATCGCTAAAGTTTCATCGGGTGTTATGGTCGCGACGGTGCTTATACCCACATCGATGGCGGTGTCAAGCATCGCAAGAGGAGGAAAAACTTCGAGTGGAACAGAAGAGATGAGATCAGTGAAGAAGTCATAGCACTTTAGCGCGATGGTTACCGTGCTCTTCTTAAGCATCGCACGATCCGCTGCTGATGTTATGAACAGCTTCTTAATTGTGTCAACATTTGCCTCTGGTGGTGCCATGAGATCAACTGACACACCCGACTTGCTCAAAAGTTCATTGAGCTTTTTTGACTGTTCTTCGATTTCTTTAAATGTCTTGAAAGCCCTGAAGCCATAGTAAACGTCACCGAACGGAATTCGAGCAGCTAAAAACTGTGCTGCTGTGTCAAGCAGTGTGTGTTTAGCATCTGTTACATCCTTTCTAGAAGGCTCAATGGGCTTTTGACCTGCTGCGTCTGATTTTTGAGTGCCCATTGACAAGAAATCCTTCACATCACCAAAGTCAAGAGATTCCATCTCATTCAGCATGATCTCATATTCAGCGAACTTTCTTGAGACATCATCGTCATCAAGTGACAGTGCCTCGGCTAGAGATGTTTTGTGAAGGTAGCGTTTCATGTTATTAAGCTTCCTAGGTAAATATCTTCTATCAGAGACTTTCCTATCTACAATACCGTTGATATTGACCTGGTCATCTGGTAGCTCTTGATCGGTGTTGTGCTGGCCTAGACGGACAGAGAATGTTGAGTCAGCAGAAGTGCTCATCCCACCTGTTGACCTAAATGGCTTGGGAACAAACGGCCTCCCAAGCCGAACAAGCGACGTATCAGCGCCTCCAAATCCGCCTGCTGCGGATGGCGCTGTTCCTCTTCCTGATCGCTCTGTCCCGTCTACTTTTCTGCTCATGCATCTAACTATTCTCTGGTCCACAGAAATCTTGCATGCTGGATAGCTTAATCGCCATTTGCAGCAGAACGGCAAGAGGTGTCTCAAAACCGTTATAGAATCTATTCTCCTCATGACTGCCACCCGTCTGTGTGGCAATCGCTGTCCACTCATCCTGTGTCAGCTGTATGCCGCTTCTTTGCAGCATGTAGAGACCTCGGTGGGGGTGTGTCATCCGCCGAATGGCAGGATTATAAGTGTAATAGTTTCCCTTCTCAAGATGCCAAGACGATTTTTGAGGCAGGTAATAGTCACCATTCTCGTCACCAATTCGGCCAACGTCGTGCAAGAGGCACACGACTATCACGCTATCGAGCGGCACATTAACTTCCGAGAAGGCTCGCACGTTGATGAGATCTCTAGCGTTTTTTAGAGTATCGAGCGCACGTTTGACCATGCCTCCGGGAGCAGCACTGTGACGATCATGTCGATCGTGACCTGGTGCTGTTGCAATTCTATCGCCGTTCTCGTCAAGAAACTTCTTAATTGCTGCTGCACGTCCCTCATCCTCCACCTTTGATAGGATCTTACAGAATTTTTCAAAGTTTGCCAAAATCTCAGATTCACTCACTTCCAAATCTCCTACATCTAACTGGCATGTCTAGATCTATTGAATCAACTCTAAGACCGTTTTTACAGAAAGACATCACTTTATCGACATTGTCCTTATGAACATCAACCACTAGCGCGTCGTGGATCAAAAAGCAAGGAACAGATTCTTGATTGTTCTCAACAAAGTTTAAGAAACCCTCACACGCCACGTCAACAGCAGAAGATTGCACGTAGTGACTAACTCTAGCGGTCGTGTCAGATAGCGGACGCCCAAACGCATTTTTGAATGCGCCTGCTGCGATTCGTCTGTCTAATTCAGTGATCTGCAAAAGATCTCTAACCTTCTCATAGACGTCAATCGCGTCAGGCATGTCCTGGTAGCGTAACGCAAAATTCTTCCTAGACATACCATACATCGAGGCCAGGGTCGCCTCCTTGATGACATGTCGAGGCGTGTCAGAGAGATCTACAGCAGATGCGATCCACTGGTAGGCGTCCTTTGAGTCAATATTGAGACCCACCATCCACGACAGGACGCGCAGCTCGAGCGCGTTAAAATCGATCTCGATCAACTCTCCGTCACCAAGCCAGCGTGAGACAAAGTTTTTTCTGGTGTCACGTGGCATTGTCAAAATTTTAGGACCAGCCTTGATTGACATCCTGCCAGTCGATGAGCTTTGGTTGTCATAGACGGGTAGCGCTGCGAATCCTTCACGATCCGGATGCACATCGTTAGGATCGTCATCCTTAATCGCGCGTATACGACCAAGGCTATCCAGCAGCTTTTGCTGGATCTGGTATTGTGTCGTGTAGTAGGCGTAACGCTCGTCTGTCATGAACTTTGTGACAGCATCCACTTGAGCACGGATATGCGATGTCATGTCGTCTCTAGAAAATATTCTGTGCCACGCCGGTTCATTTGTGTGCTTCATCCAGAAGCGTGCATGTGGGTTTTTAGGCACCACACGGATGTCACAACCAGCAGCATCTGCAGTGGCTAGAACGCTCTTATACCTCGATGCATTAGGCTTAAAATGCCATGCATCTTTACTACACATCTCATCAATAGAGATGACACCGTTTTCCCAGACAAAGCTCTTAGACACGCCCGTAATCGCCTTATCGAAGAAGATTCGCATATGTTGATCATAGATCACGCATGCAAGATATTACAATTTCTAGACACCTGTTGTGCTTGTTCTGCCTATGCTGTGGCCTCGACGCTGTTTGTCTAGAAATGCTTCGCCTGTCTTAGTCTGTGCTGTGGATGCTGGAGGCTTTATTAGAAGCTTCTTGATCTCTGTAATCTGTCTTAGTGCCGACTTCATGGATGCTGAGGCTACGGGTGCAAATGTCACAGATGTCGTGAAACCGCCGGGTTTAATGCTATGGCTCACAGAAGTCACCGTGTATGTGTTATCAAGAGTCGTGCCGGTATTAAAATCTATGAAATACGTCTGACCCCTTGCCATGCATATGTTTCCTATCATATTCATGGTGACAGTCGTGGGAATTATGTTGACATCATCTATGAGGTCATTTGTGACTGACGCACCGGATGAGTTTCCTGTTGATCCTCCCTCAAGTGCAGACAGCAAATATGACGATGCAACATCGCCGGCGGGCTGTGAGTTAAATGTCGTGCTAGTGATCATGCCTGTATCAGCACCGATGACAAATGTCGGATATGAGTCAGATATGAACTTCCTAGCTGTGACCTTGTCCTTGAGCGCGTAGTATTTTATTTGACCATCGCTTCGTTCGGTGAGATTATCAAGGAGCTCGCTCATCGCTGGTGAGACTTCCATGTCACTATTGACTGCGCCCACACCTGTCGCATTATTCATGAGCGAGACCAAAAAGTTAGCCTTGTTGCCAATGCCAGCTGCCCTCTCGTCGTAGACGTGTATCCGCAGAAGGCGCCTGGGCACAGTTGACTTTTCATCGTCGTTTAGATAAGCTGGGACAACTTCCATGTGTGTCTTGACGCGTGGTGGAACGAAAGCCGTATCAGACAAGGTCTTTATGCCTAGCTCACGCAGGATCTCTCTATTCCTTTTATCAGTATCAGACTTAAGCTTATCTTGAAGGATTTTTGCTTCTGCTTGCTTCTCTTTTCTTTGCTCATCACTTGCAGCACTCTGAACTGCGGTATCTGTCTGTTTCGCTGCCTCTGCTTGTTTATCTAAGTGTGTTGTTAGGCCATAGAAGGGTGATGTGGGGGTGCTTGCCTGGGCGACAATCATGGACATCACTTTCTCAACTGACGTTCTGCCGTCAATGTAGTCAGTCAATTTGTTGCTTTTAGGATCTCTGGTGGCTATCAAGTCTCGCAGAATTATTGGAAAATCGCCTATGCACGAAGCAGCCTGGTAGCCTGCTGTCTCATTAAAGCTGTAGAAGTGGACTCTAACCTCATCAATATCAGGTTGTGAAAGTAGAAGGGGTAGCGCAACGTATTTAGAGATTGCAGCAGACATCGGTATGGCACCTGGAACGCTCGAGCTCTTAGATGTTTCTGTCAATGAGGAGGGAGCAAGCTTATTCATTCTGGCTGCGTATGTCGGTGCTGGTCTAATATTTTTAGGCATGTATAAGCCGTAGTCAGTGCTTGGAAAGACGAATAGCTCTCCGTAAGCGCTTGAATCTGCTGTCACAACGCCGTTTGTTTCTATGTCTGTTAGGGCTTTAACAATTTTCTCAATCTTGTAGCTGTCCTTCTCTCCCACAAGCTGAGTCTGCTCATCTAGCATCTTCTTAAATTCATAAAATTTATCGACCCTAATAAACTTATTAGAGGAAGCTGCTGGGCTTGTGTTTGTCACAATTGACGTTCCAACAGCCTTAAATGGCTCCTTACCATTTTTATCCGTTCTAAAGTTGACAACTTGCTTGATAAGCGGTTGTAGGACGCTGTAGGGAACCAACTCGCCAAGAGATGTCAATATCTTCGCACTTTTAGCCACATAGTTTCCAGCAGACACTAGGCTGAGCGATATTGACATTGATGCCGAGTCACGAGACGAAAGGCTAACTGATGACACAACAAAGTCCTGTGTGACCTTCATGGCATTTATTAGCTTGGCGTAGACATTCCCAGACATCTTATTGCCGTGTGGGTGCTGCCAGCCGTAGGTGATTCTAAAACTGACCGTTGGGAAAGCTTGGGCGCTTACAAGCGTCTCGATCTCGCCCAATCGGGATCGATCATGAAGAGTCAGTTTTAGCTCAACTTTTGTCTGGGCGTATAAGCTGCCGCCAATTCCTGTCTGCTGTATGCTTGCAGACTCAAGCGTCATTAGCGGAGAGTTTGTGTCTAGAATGGTGACACCTCGAGCAGCAATCTCATCATCAGAGTTTATTGTTGAGCTCTTGGGGCCTAGAGTCTGCGGCACAGTGAAAATTTCCATCCCTGCGACGTCATAGCCAATCTTATTTATGAGAGGATCCTCATAACCGCGCCCAAGAGTCTCGTTTATGATCTTCTTTTCTCCCGTTTTACCTTGCTTAATCTCAGGCTTCACGCCCACGTAACGAATCAAGCTTAGACTTCCTTGCCCATCAGATTCTCTTGGGTAGATGATCTTGACATTAAAGTAGGGAACACACAGCGACATCTCGACAGGCGGCACAAGCGCACAAAACATAGCTGATATGTCAGAAAGACTAGATGAGATATTGATTCTCTCTGATGCGGCGTGATTGAAAACGCTCACGACACGTGGAACAGGTGTCTTGCTAGTGTTTGATACGGAGATAAACCCGCCAGCAGCGCCTGCTTTGCTATTCAAGATAGATCCAGCACCTGGTGTAAATTTATCATACCTAAGAGGCTTTTGCTGTCCCTTCAACAGCTTGTCTGCAGCCTCATATAGAGGTGTTCCTTCTGTTGATCCAACTATTAGCTCCATCTTGCCAGCAAGCTCAAACAGGCTTTTGTCCTGCGTTGGATCTTGATTCACATCTCTGGTCGACGCGATGCTGGTAATAAGATCTAGCTTGTCTTTTGTTGTGAAGGAGACATATCTTGACAGAAGATTAGCAGCCTCACGTATCTCCGTGTAATTGCCTATCGATTCTGATGGGCTAAAGCCGTCGCCAGGCATCTATCACCTCATTAATGCGTATATTTGATTAAGATCAGTTGGAATCCTGATGACTGTTCCGGGTGGGCATTGTAAGCCCCATCCGATCCCAGAAGCAGCAGCTATCACCCACCATAGTGTGCTATCACCGTAAGTGACATGCGCCACGTGATCAAGGCGTTGTTGTCTAACAAGACGTGAGTCGTTATAGCCGATCTGGCCATTTTGCGCAGCGAGATAGATGCGTGAGCTTAGTGTGGATGTTCCAACACGTGTGCCGTCTATCCTCTCTGTGAAAGCATATCTGCTAGTTGCCATATCTTTCTACCACTCCTATTCCGTCTTGCTCATGGGACCTTTAGCATCCTCTGCGACAGCACCACCACGCTTGTAGAAGTATCTTGAAGCGGCGCCTCCATCTCTCCTTGGCTGGCCGAATGAATCGTTCATGATCTGACCAACATTGTAAATTGGCGCACGATTGAATCCGCTTGCATCGAGACCCGGCGAGATATCGTGAATTGGGTCAAACCCGAACGTCACCTTGCACGCCATGGGGGCACGCGCGTTCCAATCTGTCTCCCAAGGTGCCTCCATCCAGGTAAATGATAGATTCGTAAAGACGCCTGCGAGGCCCTCACCCATGCGCTCTTCCATGGCGCGTGTGATCGGGTTGTAGATGGGTGATGTGAATGTGCGTCCTAGGCTTCCCACGACATCTGACAGGGGAAGATCAATTGGCCCGATATCTGAGTTGTTTTGTATGCCTGCTTGTATTGCAGCGCCTCCGGCGTTTGTTAACGTTCCCAAACTTATAAGACCAAGTGCCAAAAGGAGGCCAGGATAACCAGAAACATCTACGATAGATGCTGTATCAATATAGAGGTCAGCATCAGACACTATCAATTTGGCGCCGTTTAGATTACCAGCAGACTCATCTACGATCGTGACATTAAAAGAAGGTCCGCTGCTATTTTTAACTTTTGAACCCACCTTAACAAGAACAGGCCTGTGCAAGCGCATGTTGACTGTGCTATTATCTTTATTGACAATGTAAGGTGTGCCCCTAGATTTCAGCAAAACAGTTCCTGCGCCGTATAGCGCGCTGATTAGCCCATCGGTTTCCTCTCTTTCACCCGCAAACATCTTTTTTCTGTCGCCGTATATCAGGGGATTGACAAAGCCATTCTTAAGCAAGTAAGCAATAGCATCTCCTGCAGCTTCAGCGGCGAAGTCAGCTGCTGCCTGTCCCGTGGCATTGCCGATGAGGCCCGTAAGTCGACCAGCCTCCATGGGAGATGCAGCATAAACCAAAAATGGCACGAGCCTCGCGTCAAAATTAAAACCACCTAGGCTACTGCTTCTTAATCCACCGAGTCCGCCCGCAACGGCGCTTATCACAGCAGCTCCAAGGCCCTTTTCATCTACTCCCTTGAAAGTATCATTTCCCACGCCAAAAAGTCTTGAGAAGTTATATCTGCTATAATTGCTCTTTATGAGATCACCAACACGCATTCTAATGATAGGTGTTCCGCCTGCGAGCTGGCTAAAAGGTTGTTCAAAATCAACATCTGCAGGACTAATAAGCCCAGCGCCCAAAGTGTTGTTTTTTGCTCTTACAAGGCGCCCTTTTGTATATTGTGGGTAGACCATGGTCGTCAGCTTGTTTATCTTAAACCACATCTCATCGAAGTCCTCCTTCGATGTTGCAACAATCCAAAATGTTCCACCGATTGCTCGCTTTGTGCTGCTGTAATTTCTAACACCGTCAGATCGCCCAAATCCTGTTGTCGTCGTGTTGCTAGGCGTAAAACCGTCGCTGATTTGCTCTAGAAAGCCGTGAAATGCTATGATCTCGTTAGTGCGCAAGTCACGGAAGTAGAAGGGCAGATATTCGGCTCCAAGGCGATCCTCTAGGCGTTTAGCAACAGCTGCAGGTATCATCGAGCTGTTTCTTGTTGCATTGACGTAGACTTTATCAAAAAGTGTGGATCCCAACATTCCCTTTATGGGATTTGAGCCCGCTTCCTTGTCAGTGAGAAAATCGAGATCTAGCGTCGCCGACATTGCCTCGACGGGCAGCAAGAACATGCTGGGTAACGCACTATTTCTCCATGCCAGTGAAGTCTTGCTAAGGACTCCATCACGTGATTTCATCTGCCGCGTGCCTGGTGCATTTGGATAATCATCTATGCCCCATGGATTCTTGACCTGGCCGCCTTCTGCAATTTCAGATGTAGGTATAGACTGTATGACAAGACGCTGATAACCGATCTGCGCAAAGACATTCAAGATCTTGATTGCAAGCGAATTTGAGAGACCGGTGATCGCTGAGACAAAGTCTGATGCATTGCCCTCGACAGCAGCATTCTGTAGATTCTTAATCGTTCTTATTGCGCTCTGAGAGACCGACTTCCAGAATCCGTGCGACATGCCCATGGGTGACTGATAAAAGTTTGCTCCGTTCTCCGTGTTGTTAGCGATCTTAGTAATTTCTTCCTTATAAGCTCTTGCTATTACCGTCGTGTTGATGTCAAAACCCTCTGTGCGTCCAAGATCTACAAAATTAATACCAAACAAGCCATATAGTGCTTCAGCGACACAAGCGCGGTAGCTGTAAATTCCTGTTGTAGTTGTGAAAACGCGCGTGTATGCACGAACTCGTGATGAAACATTAGATTTCAAGCTTGTGCCCATAAAATAAGGACCACGAAGCACATTGTCATTGTGTTCAGGATCAGATGAATCAGACTTTATCTGGAGCTCGCTGACATATCGGTCTATGGCAATAAATGATCTATCGAGCAGGCACGCTAGGCCCATTATAGCAATGCCTGATTGCAGTGCTTGAATTCTATTTCCGATTGCGGTTGAAGGATCGTCAAGGTAGGGGCTGTAGGGTGTGTCAGAAGAGCCGTTAGAAGATGTGTATTTTGCATCTTCTGTCGTTCTTGGTAGTATGTCACCTTGACCTTCGAGTATGCTATCTCCCGTGGCCGAGGCAGGCATTCCATATGCGTCTCTTGCACGGTATGGGTCTGGTCCAGATTGACGTCCAGAAATACCTGGAAAGCTATCAAGTCGTTCTAGACTAGCGGCATTGAAGACGCCCTCGGGATTGCCAGCATCACCAGGAGAAATTGTTCGATCCCATCCCGCGGCACGAATCATCATGCTTCTAGCTATCTCAACTAAGTCAGACTGGCCTATGTCGGCACTTAACTCAACAGTTTGTGGCTCATAAACGCCTTCGCCTGTTTGAATTCTAATCTGGGACTGTCTACCAAATCTTTCAACAGAGCTATAGCCATCTGTGTATGTCTGAGTGTCAGATGTTGGGCCCATGTTGTTGTATTTTTTGAGCATGGCGAACGCACCAACAACTGCATTGCTCTGACCTGCAGCAGCATCGGAGTTGGCGGGCGCAGAGACAACCTCAGGCAACAGATAGTTGCCATCTCTTGCGGACCCATTGCCAACCTTATCTACGATCGTTCTGAGCGGCACACCTGCCGCATCGAACATCCCGCTGCTAGATCTATCGATCTCATCTGTGTTAGATGCAGCGAATACTCTTGCAGCAGACACTTCCTCGGGTGGCTCGAGCGCGCTCCCGCGCCTCGCCTCGGGTGCTGCTCTCGTTCCTGGCATGATGGGATACATGTTTCGACGAGTGACAAAAGACGTGTAGTCACCCAGCAAAGAATCTCCTGTGCTAAAGTCTAGGAGCTCTTTTGCTGTCTGGGGCTCAACGCCCAGATCGTTCCCTTCGGCGACTATTCCTGTTGCTGGGTCACCTTCGACTACGATGGATATCGAGCTCTTTGTGGAGCCCACGCTGCTTAAAAAATCACGTAGTGTCTGACGTGTTGACATCCTCGTCCTGTGTGGCATCGCCTACGTTAATAGGTATCTCCGCCAAGAGCTGGTCGACCTTGCTAAGAAATTGCTGGTCCATGTAGACTGACTTGATGCTCGTGATTGTGCTGTTCACTAGCTCGACGAGCTCATCCGCAAAATTATCATCAGCTTGTTGCATCTGTCTTTCCTACTGTTGCTAGCTTGATGTTATCACCTGAGGATGTGAGCTTTATGCCATCGGCGCTGGTGGCAGCACCGATTATCGCGTCAGCAAGCAACTGTGTGAGAGCATCACCACCTGATAGTGTCACGTGTATCTTGATATCCTGTGGCGTGAGCTCGATCTTTGTTGGTGCACCAGGTGTAGCGGCTGTTCCTGTCGCTGCAGCAGCTCCAGCAGCAGGTGCAGCAGGCGCTGCGAGTCCCTTGATCTGTTTCTCATACATCTCTGATGCTACAGCCTCTGCACCGCCTGATCTAAGCTTCGCGACCTGCTCTGCTGTGAGGATGTCCTTGTAGCGACCTGCGATTAGAGCGTTTACATCGGCACCGCTCTTAGTCATGGCAGCGACAGAAGACTCCGCCTCAATCTCTGCACCAATGCCTTGCAGCGTTGATGTAATCTCTTGACGCTTGCTCGCTAGCGTCTTTTTGAGATCATCTGACATCTTACCGCCGAAATTTGCTGCAACTTTTTCATCATCAAATTTCTTAAATGCTAGCTCAATTCCCTTGATAATCTCAGTTCCAAATACCGATGGTGATCTAGGCGTAAGATCACTAGAGCCTGCCTTTAAGCCTGCAACAAGCTCCTTGCCCACACCAAATGCTATCTCTCGTATTACAGGCTTAGAATTTTCAAGACCCCTTGCCATGCTTTCGGCAATTTGATGACCAACCTTGTCATAAGTTGCTGCAAGTGCTGGGGTTGCTTGCAAATTTTGAGTTACAACATTCTCGGAGAAATCTACCAGCATTTTTCTCGCATGCTCAGCTTTCTTGACCATGTCGTCAAGGCCGCCGCCGAGCTTCGCGACTCCCACGTCGGTGAGCTGTAGAACACTTCTGTAAGTTTTCTCAAGATCCTGCGCGACTTGAGCTGATGCACCTTGCAAGCTTGCAACGCGGTGTGCAAGAGTTGCGACGTCAAGCTTAGAGACTTCATCTCGAAGCGAGCCTAGGCCCACAAGCGTTGCTCTTAATGTTTCATCGCTTGTCTCATCCTTAGCAGCTTGAAATTGGGTCGTCATATTGTCGACCATCTCAAAGTTGTCACTTAACAGGCGCTGCATGACCCTAGGGTCAAGGCCAAAAGCTGATGCTATTTGCTTTTGTTGCAAAAAGTTCATGCTCTCAAACTCGACACCCTGGTCCTCAAGCTGCTGTCGTAGAGACCTGATGAACTCTTCTTGGTCAGTGTTAGCGAGCTTAAACAGCTCTAATGTGTCAAGTGTTGCTCCAGTCGAGGCAGCAAGGTTGCTCATGGTTGCAGCAGCCTTGTCAAACGATGAAAAATTATCTGACAGGCGTGTCACATCACTGATGTCCATCCCCAACTGGTGGATGTTGACTGATAGTGATGCCATTTGCTCGTTGGTCATCATGCCGAAGTGAGCAAAGTCGCTTGTCATCTTCGCCATGTCTTTGGTGATCAGAGTAACGCTCATTCCTGTGCTTTGTGCTGCTGTTAATGCAGTTTTCTCAAAGTCCTTTAGCGCCTTACCTGTAATCTCACCCTGCTCTGATAGTTCTTTCTGGAAGATCTCGTTGAGATCGGCTTGTGATAATCCTAGCTGCTTGGTCGCAAGCTTAGTGCTTTCAACAAGATCGTAATTTATGTTTCGCTGTGCTGCAACAGTCAGCCTAGTGTCATCGAGGATCGCGTTATTGAAGTTCTCAAAGAGCTCGTTGATGTCACCGAATGCGGCTGCCGCCTTAACAGTCGTTCCATCAAGAAACGTGATCATTGACTTGCCGTAGTCGTTGACAGTCTTAAACATGCCATCAGATACGCGCGACAATAGTGAGTCTGGGCCGAGCTCCTTGATAGTCTCAGCTCTTGCTATCGCGTTCATACCTGTGATACGCTCAAGCATCGATGATGCAAGAACAGACTGTCGATCGGCTTTCTCTTGCTCTTGAATCCGCTTTTGGACAAGATCAATCGACTTCTGCATGGTAAAGAAGACACTCTTCTCTGACGTTGCAGAGAGAGTGTCACCTAGCAGATCTGACACTCCCTTGATTGAGAGCGCAGCTTGCTCGACTGCTTTAGCAAAATCTAGAACATTCTTAACATCTTGCTGGATATTAGAGGCCACCTGACTAGCAACTTGGCTAGGTGTCGACGATGGTGGGCTTCCAGGAGGTGGCGGAGGTGCTGGCATGATACTATTTATCTACCGGCGAATATTGGCGTATCCGTATCAACTCCATATTGATCCTTCGGTAGCTCATTTCTCTCTCGCAGGAGGCGCTTTATGAACCATGTCCGATAAGGCACGGGAAGATTCCTTAAATTCTCATATGAGAAGTTGCACATCTTCATGAGTATGAAGAATTCCTCTAGCTGGATCTCACGATAGGCTTCACTCAGGCCAAAAAAATCCGACACCGATTGGCAAACCAACCTTCGACTCCACGCCGCAAGACTTGCACTTAACATCAACACGTGTGTCAATTCCAGGCTCTGTCTTAGAGATGTGTGCCCTAAGCTCTCTTGAATCACGCGCTGGCATAGCCTTGATAAAGGCGCTGATGGGTGCTCTATCTCTATTACCATCGATTGACACGACCTGAAGTTCTAATTGACGTGTTACGTCATTTTCGACCTTAGCATCTGGAAATAGCTTGCGCATCCTTTCTGCTGTCTTGACCGCATCTTCCTCATCTCTGACAGTGAGATGCTTATAGGTCACGCGCTTCTTTGAGACAGGTAGAATGAATTCGAATTCATTTGCGCCAGGCGCTACAGGTTGCACTTCTAGACGCTTGATGCCCAAGTTCGATAGATCAAAGTTCTGGATGTCTTGCCTAGCGCAAGCAGGACATGCCATGGGCGCCGAATAGTCACTGCCGTAGCCAGTGATCCTAATGGCAATCAAGATGGCATTTCTGTCACCTGCCAAAAGATCTGCTGGGTCTATTGTCTTGTCAATCAAGCTGCTTTTGATCAAGTGCGTCAGAACAGTTCCTTCCTTCAGCAGCGCGCGACTCATGAGGATGTCTTCCTCCTGCGCAGTCATCGCCTTGATCTGCACTGTCTCCCTGTTGTGCAAAACTGATTGTGGTGGATACAGAAGACCATTCGACGGGAGTGGAATCTGCTCAATTGGAATTGTCCACCCAAATACGTCCTGGACAGGCGAGCTGCGTGGAATTTGACTAACTAGATCTGTTGAGTCTCTTTTAGGCATAATCAGTATTATTGCAGCAAAAGATCATGTGTAAACAAGAACAGGCCCTAAAAGGCCTGTTCTAACAAATGATGAATAATCAGTATTGCAGGACGCAGTTGTCAAACCTGATCGTGAGCGCGATGTCGATCGGGTCGTCAGCACCGTAATCAACGCCGTTAAAGTTCGCGTTGGTGAGGAAGCATCCCTTCAGATCCCAGAGCTCTACGACAGTTCCAATTCCATCGACCATCTTTAGCTGGCAGTCACGCTTGTAGAAGTCGGCGTAACCGCTTCTTCCAGATACCGACTCGTGATGAGTGCGGATCCACTCCATGACCTGCTGTGCGCCTGATGGTGCGATTGGATCATGGAGGTTGACGTTGATTGTGCCAAATGTCATCTTTCCAGAGATGTAACGTGTCACGTTCATCCACTGGATTGGTTTGTCAGTCATGGTGAATGTTGGACGCGATGTCGACTTGATCAGGAACGCGTCAATGCCCTCGATGGAAAATATCCATCGATGCTTCCTCTTGGGCTCAAACTTGTTAGGAAGCATATCCGTGACGGATAATGTTTCTGCTGCGGTCGCCATATGTCGCTCCTATATTCTTACTTATCTATTAACTTGTGCTACGACCATTGACGACGAAGTCAATGGTGATAAACTCTGCTGTTCTTGTGGGTTGTACGAAGATCTTGCCGCGGATCGTATTATTCTCAATGTCAGCCTGTGTTGTTGTAGACGTATCGATCTGGACTCTGTATCTATCCACACCTCCGCCTGCCTGGACACGCTGTAGGATTGGGTTAACAAGCGCGTTAAACCTGTCAAGTGTTGCCTGTGTGTTAGGCTCAAATAGAAGGCTGTTTGCGACCGCGCGGACCTGACGTCTTAGGAATATGAGGAGACGCCTTACGTTAATCCTATCAAGCGAGCTTGCTGCCTTTAGAAGAGTCTTCTGGCCCCACACCGTAAATCCGCTGCCAGGGAAAAATACGATGGGATTGATTGCAACGTCATACAAGACATCAAGATCCCGCTGCTTAAACTCTATGGATGAGTTTGTCACATTTGTGAGCGCTGCTCTGTTATAGCCTGCAGGTGCATTCCAATATGATCCGATCCTGTCGTTAGATGAAAAGGCACTTAGAGCAGCTATCGATGGTGGCACTTTGGTCGGAATGCCCGTGTCTGGGTGGTTCATAAAGATGTCTGGGAAGTAAGCAGCAACAAACGATGAGTTCAGGTTTCTAGATGTGAAAGCGTTAACCGTGCTTGTTACCTCTGGCGTCGTCGATCCTGTTATCACATTATTGAGATTGTCGCGCTCTTCAATGTCCATGACATACATTGCATCAAATCGATTTTCAACTGCAGAAATTGCGTAATTTGTGATGCTTGGTATCCTTATTCCCGGCGTTGCGAGAACCTGGATGTCTGTATCAGCGCTACTACCCATTATGTCGATAGCCTTCTTGTAAGCAACGACCGTGGGTCCTGATGTCGCGCCGCCTTGATTGATATCGTCAACTTCTCTCTTGGCGGCAAGATTTGTCAGCTTTGTCTTCTCAGCGTCAAAGATGTTTGTGCCATTAAATCCGCCTTGCATCATGACATCAAACCAAACATATGTGTTTGTGTTTGAAGTTGTGTTACCCAGGTCCCCCGCTGTTAAAGCACGTGTCTTTGCAGCAGAGTCTGCAGTGATTCCACCCTGGCGAACATATGTTGCGCTATTCCACTGCTCAGGATCTGCATAAGTGTCTGACCCGGTTACGACCTTTATCTTTTCTATTGTAAAGAGGTTATTGGCAAAAGAATCAGCAGACGTGCTATTCTCGTTAAAGAAGTTAGCACCGCCTGGCTTGAATGACGGGAAGAAAGATGCATAACTAGCGACTGAGTCATCATAAACTTCTGAATAGTTGTAGCCGTCAGTAAGACTCTGGAGCGTGAATTGTGTTCCCCATGGCAGAGTGTCTTGTGCGACAGCCGGTGTGCCAGTCGAGATATTCTTTCTCATCGGAACTGGCGGAACAACGACTCTTCTTATTATGTCGAGCTGTCCTGCGTTCACTGCGCCCGAGTCACTTGGATATGCAAGGATGCTGCCCGATGTGACAGGCACACCATAACCTCTAAATCCAAATGGTAGTGCTGTAGCTGGAACGTTTCCTGCGACCAGATCACTTGAGAGCTCAACTCTAACATACGGTGTTGTTGTGGGATAGTCACCAGAAACAACTAGCTTCTGTGAGCTGGATGCTCTATCAAAATCAAAGTAGACGTTCTGGTCTCCGATCTGGCGCGCGATGTAGTTTTGCGACGTAGGATCTAGAGACAGGCCTGAGAACTGCTTTACAAGCTCGCTGCCAGTTGTGAAATATTTGATAACTGACAGGTCAAATGTGCCATATTCATAGGCATCATTGTTTGATGGACGAATATTTTCAATTCTTATGCGATAAGAATCGTTGACATTCGGAACTGCACCGTCAGATAGTGTGACGACCTTAAAGAGTGGATATCTAGATCCTCCGAAGTCTTGTGACACAATGTAAGGTGTATGAGGTGTCTGATATCTCTCTCTAAAATTCTCATAGTTCGGTATGACTGTCGTAGATGTGTTCCTAGAGATCGAGCTGGTAGCAACAAACACGGCATCAATCTTAGCTAACGCATCTGTCGTCTTCAACACATTGGTGCCAGTAATGACTGCTAGTGAGCTAGGAACGTCATAAAATGTGTAAAGATAGTGTCCTGCCTGTTGAATTAGCGTCGGATCACGATTAAGGACGTTCTTTATATGTGAATCACCAGCAAATGATGCAGTGATTATATTGGGATAGCGCGATGTTGAGATGTGGCCATTAAGCAGTAATGTAAATTGACCAGATGCCACATCAATAGAACCAGTTGTGCCACCATTTGGAGCCGATGACAGAGATGCGGGCGCGTTTGACGCAATATTAACACCGGATAGTGTTAGAGCAACGCCCGAGGGTGTCATGACAATGCCACGAAGAATGGAAACAGCAGCGGGTCCAGTTTGTATTCCAGCCTCAGAGAATACTGTGGATCCTGCTGACTCTGACATGTAGCAACCTAAGAAGTGCGTTCTCCCTTCTACACCCCCGACATTCGCATATGGGTTATTGCCTAATAACCCGGTGTTTAAAACTTCTTGACCACCGACAACGAATCCGGCATTATTTACCTGGCCTGTAGAAGCATTTCTTTTGCTACCGTCACCGGTGCCAAGAACTCTGACATATGTAGCCTGTGAAGCATTTGCAAGCCATTGGCTAACAGCTATGGGGCCGAATCTGTCGCCGCTCTCGCCAAATAGCGTTTGCCAAGATGCGTAATTTGTGAAAGTAACAGGGACGAACGCAGGACCGCCTGCAGCAGTTCCAACAACGCCCGCCGGTATGCCGGACGCGGGCGATTGTATGGGCTGTGACTGGTCTAATATATTGACTCTTACGAATGGGCTACTCATATCATCTGCTCCCACATTTAATTATTCTCATGCGAACTGCACTCCAGCATTCGTCACTATGAAGTCGATTGCGATGAACTCAACCGCGCGTGTTGGAACAATCGTTATGCGACCATTTAGCTTATTTTGCTCGATGTCAGTCTGTGTGTTATTTGTCTCGTTCATCGTGATCGTGAAGCTATCTATTCCGCTCTGTGACTGCACGAGTGTTAGAGCAGGTGTGAGCTGTGATACGAATCTTGCTCTAGTTGAGGGTGTATTCTGCTCAAAGACATAGCCTAGTCCTATTGTAGAAACTCTAGCAGCAACCTCGATCAACATTCTGACGACATTAACACGATTTAGTGCAGAATTTGCTAGTTGCAGTGTCTTTTGACCCCAGATCACGAATCCCGCACCTGGGAATGTTGTTATTGGATTGATCCTTGCGTCATAAAGTGCGTCTCTGTCTGAGCTTGCAACCTTGGTCGCAAGGTTAACAACGGCGGCCAAAGATGCTCTGTTAAATCCTGCGGGTGCATACCACGGAAATGCCAGCTTGTCATTTTGTGATAGCGCACCAAATGCTGCAACAGAAGCTGGAACACGAACGCGACGATCAGTTGTGCTGTCTATCAGCGACACATCTGGGAAATAGGTCGCCGCGTAGCGATTATCTACTCTACGGGTCGCAAAGTTTCTAATCGTATTTGTGACATCTGGTTGAGATGTGGTGTTGAATATCCGTGTATTAGAATCATCGTAGCACGGAATATCCAAGAGATAGAGGCCCTTAGCATATGTTTTTACACTCGACATCGCGTAGTTTGTGATAGCCGGTTCTCTTATGCCTGGGATTGCTATCACATTGACACGTGACTTGATTGGGTCTGCTATGATGTCGATCGAGCTTCTGTAAGAGTTGACTACAGAGTTTGTAGCGCTAGTGCCAAATACGTTTGATGTCGCGCTCACTGCAAGGCCGATATTGGGTGAGCTTATCGCAAGGCCGCCCGTCTCAGACGATGACGCCTTATCATTAAGCTTCGCCATGTCCGGATCTAGAATGTTTGTGCCATCCCAGCCGCCATACATCACGTTCGTATACTTCATGTAGTCCGTAAACCTATTGAAGTAGTAAGAAGACGTCATTGCGCAAAGAGACGCGAATGTGAGTCGATCTGTTAGAGCAGTGCCACCGGTGCCTGTATCAACTGTGTAGTTGGTAGGATCAGGAGTTGCGCTACGTGCGTAATACGCGTTCACCATGACTTGGTTGAGAGTTCCTGACAGGTCACTAACTGCTGTATCAACGCTTCTTCCATTAAGCTGGTTGTAGAGAGCAACCTTGGCAAGAGTAAACTTATTGTTAGCAAAGCTGTCAGCGCCAGAACCCGTTATAAGAGTGTCCAGCTTCTCTATACCTGCGAACTTAACAATATTATCAATGTATTCATTGCGCTTGTCGCTAGTATTAGGATCAAGAGCAATCTCAACTCTCTCAAACTTATAGCCCCAGTGTAGACGACCGTCAACAATTTCCTGATTTCCGTCATCACCGTCAAAGGTTGGTGTGTTAGTTGTTGGACCTGTGGTGATCTTAAATCTGTATGGGACTGGGGGCATAACTGAGGATGTCAGTGTGGTTGTTGCACCCAATAGGGCAAGCCTACGTGTCTGCTTTACGCCGACATCTTGCAAGGAATCATTTGTCTTTAAGAGCGGCAAGCCTCTAAAACCAAACGGGAGTGCTGCGTTAGGGACTAGTCCCTTTTCAACCTGCTCGTCAATGATCACTCTGACGAATCTTGATCTAGAAACATAGTTGCCTGACGTCACAAAACGACGTTCAGACTGCGATGTCGCATCAAAGTTGTAAGTAGACTTTAGGTTGCCAATCATTTTTCCAATGTATTGACCACTCAAAGGATTGAGATTACAGCCAATAAATTGCTCATAGATGTATGGATTGGCATCTGTGTCATAGAAATCTCGAACGATGACATTAAATGTGCCATATGGATCTGTTGGATTATCAGACTTGCGGAGATTTGTGATGGCTATCTTAAATCTTGTGCTCGTGTCAGCACCATGACCGATTGACTCAAAGTAGAAAAGATCATATTCCTTATCGCCAAAGGGCTGACTTATAAACGGTGTTGTTCTTGACGCGGAGTATCTAGCATCAAATCGGCCAAATGCTCTTGCAAACGGAAGGGTAGAATCACCTGACGCGGCTGATGTTAGCTCTGAACCGCTTGCTATGGCAACTGCATCAGTCGTGCCTAGAGTTGCCACAGCACCGTCGACAGGGAAGTGCTGGTAGAGAAGGTGCTGGTGTGTCTCGAAGAGTTGCGGTGACGTATTAAGCACTTTTCCAATGTAGCTATCGCTATCGGGATCAAGAGATGCCGTGTAGATCTTGATGCCCGTGCTACCATCAGCTGTTCCGTATCCCGTAGCTGAGCTTGATATTACAAGCTTGAATAGACCGCTTGAGTTAGCTGTTGCGATGTCGTCTGATGCATTGGCAACTGAGTAGCTGTCAGCATAATTTAAAACTTGAGCTCGTGTCCCTGTAGCGAACAAGAGGACGCCTCTGACAAGGCTAATATTGCTACTTCCGCCCGCGTATGTGTTTGTTGCTTCATTGAAGATGGCGTAGCTTGATGTGGTATCATTTGCCTGCAAGGCATGCTTGCCAACAATGTATTGAACAAATCCAACGCCTCTTGAATCATTTGTGCCGGCTGGGACCGAGCCTGATATGACAAAACCTGCGCCTTTTACAGTGCCGCGAGTCTGTGTGATCGAAGCATCAGCTGCTGATGCATTTCCGCCTGCGCCAAGAACTCTGACGAACGTTAGCGCTTGACCGCTCTTAAAATACTCTTGTGCTGCATAATATGCGGGCGACCGATTGTTTGGATCATCTCCAAAGACCGTGGTAAACTCTCCAAGGGAAGCGACTGTCGTGGGAATGAAAGCAGGACCCATCGGAGAAGTTCCTACAAGACCTGCGGGTGTGCCACTTGGTGCGGCTGCCACCTGACCGCTTAGGTCGATCTCGGTCTCAAAAAATCCGGGTGACCGATACGTTACTTCTGCCATTTTCTCTCCAGGCGTTCTACCAAATACATATCCCGGCAAAGGTTGAAATGACTAGATCTTAGTGGTCTCTATTTCTTTAACTATCCTTCCCGGATCAATCTGCTCACCTTGACGCTGCTCTCTTGTGACCAAGGGCTGGTATTCTCTGCCTTCTGCCGTATCGACTGTTGTCTCAAGCATTGACTCATTTCTTGGACGAACCATGTGACCATTGTCATCAAGTATGTTAATGTCTGTCAATATGAATGCGTTGACCTTGCTCTCAGCAGTCATAGTCACAGGAGGAACTGCAACTTGCTTGCGGATCTCATCGAACTCAAACTGTATCTCTGGAGCCGACTGGAACTTCCTAAATGGTGTGGGTGAACCAGGATGTCTTGGCGCGAGAATATAAGCAGGGACTCTTATGTCAAATGAGTATCGTATAATACGCTCATCATCTGTGAAGTTGTCAAAGTTGTCGCCCGATGTCAAAGACCCCTGGAGGAAGGCAGTGAATGTGAATCCTTTATTTGAGACTAGGTGAAATTCTCTACCTTGACCATCCGTCCTCATCAGAAGCAGCTCTAGAAGCTGGTTCATCTGTGACATGTATTGCGTCCAGAAAGTGATGTTATAGTTAAGCTGCACAAAAACTGGATAAGGTATCGTGATCACTTCGAAGACATTCTTCCCAATGCTATCATGCAGCCCAAACGCTAGCTTGCCGCCACCATATGAAATGCCCGAGCCGTTGCGTCTTGATGTGATCGTGTTTGGTTGTGTATTATTGCCAGGTGATATATCGTTATTGATAAAGTGAGCTCGGGATGACACGTTGTCTTGATTTTTTAAGGATAGCTTGTTTATAACATTCTGGTAGCTTCTATCAGAAGCATCTAAGCGCTTTCTGATGACATAGTCGGTGTTTTGGCGGAATGATATGGCAGTGCCACCCGCTTCTGCTTCTGTCTTATAACCGATAGAAGTCCTCTTGATGGCAATAAGGGGCAGAATTAGAGCGTTATTTCTATCTCTAATTGGTTTCTGCCTACGGGTCAGCGCAAATCTCTCGCCTGCTGCAAAAACGACAGGGACCTTTGTTGTCTGCTCATTGACCTTTACCTCAAATGCAAGCTTCTTATCGAACAGCTCGAATAGCGCGCGATCAACATCCTCTACACCGCAGGATGGAAACTCAAAATTATCAGGGACATTAAAACCCTCATAACCCTTCTTAAGCTGCTCTTTTTGCCTCATTGTTAGGTCTCGTCATAAAAAGATGAGCCAACATTGTCAGGATCACCAAGCGGCGACACCTCTGCTGGTCCACTGATAGGCGTGTCAAGGACGCCATTCTGCTGTAAAGCTCTGACGTCTCCTGTCTTTCCAAGCTTGTTCTCCGCAAAACCTCGCTGTTGCACGTATGTGTTCTGGACGGCGTCGGCGTCGGTGTATTCTTCTGACGTTGGTCCGAAGATCTTCGACATGAATTGACCCTTTCTTGACTGCTTACCTGTGATCGTGATGTAGCTCTTATGCTCGATCTGACCAAAAATTGTGTCGGTCCTGGGCGCCTTGATGATCTCAAAGAACGTGTCACCGTATGTAAAGAAGTCACCCTCAGCAAGCGCAATTTGCTTATCAATGAGGTCTCTGACCTGTATGTAAGCCTCAATCGTGTAGTATTCTTCAGATCCGAACTTGTTAGTTCTGATCTCTTGTGGTGAGTATTTAACGAGGCACTCGAGCTCTATTGGCTTTTCAAATATTTTATCGGCAGCTTCCTCATAGACATCATGAACTCGTGTCTTGACCTCATTTATAGAGAAGTAATATATTTTCTGGCCTACGACATCCTTGACAAGCTCTTTAGCGATGTCATTGATGAAGTTGATCTCTCGAGGCGTAATGAATAATCTTGCCATGTGTTATCCCATGAAGATCGCCCGGCCGTTAGGCACAGGAATCTTAGAAAGCTGTTTATTGAGATTTTCAGCACGAGAAGCTGCTGTCTCGAGAAGTTTGTCATAGGTCATCGTGTCAAGCATCTCACGAAGCTTTGTTACAAGTTCCTTCTTATCTTCACGACCCTTAGATGTCAGATCAGAACCGTTTAGAGTAACGTTGCCTCCAGGCACGGGTAATGTTCCAAACTTACTTCTGATTAATCCAAGCTGCTCCATGCACAGCGCGATCGTGTATTGTCTGATCCACTGCACTCCAATGCTATTGACCTTCGAGTATGTTACGTTTCCAAATGGAATATTTGATAGGTTAGACACACCACCTATTGTGCCATCCTCGTAGTCTGGATTTAGAGGATTATTGAAATACCTGATTCTAATCCAGAGCTTATTTGGGATCTGGTTGACGGGCGCGGGGAATATCCTAATCTTTCTACCAATCACCTGGTAAGAGTAATTTGAACGTCTAACCCTGTTAGAAAGGTCAAGCATGCCGGCACGCAGCACGTCTTCAAAGACGGGCAGCACATAAAAGATTGTTTCCGGCGTAAATGACTCGAACGAGAATGCGTTGTTGAGATAGTTGATGGCTGATGTTGTATCAAAGAATCTGTATGCTGCCTGTGGGGAAAAGTGAAAGACCTCCATGATTTTCATCTTTGTTCGAGGCGTATTAGATGCTGTCAAGAACATTGGTGTGCCAGACGCATCAACAAGATCGTCGTAGATGTCGTAGTCTTGCTTTCCGCCGACAAGCGTAATGGAGCCAGAATAATGATTGTATGAGCCCCCAATGCCAGCCTCGGCTGCATATGGCTCGGCAAATCTTGATAGATACTCAAGGCTGTCGCGTGGCAACTTATTGGTTGCCTCGGTGCCCGAGCCTGTCGTATAACCGAGGTAAGTCAGCATCTGTGACTTTGCCTGGTATTGATTGAGGAGAGCACCATACTCTAGAACTGCCTCCTCCATGTTTCCCCAGATCATCTTCTTTGTCAGCTCGACAGACAGGACATCATCACCCATCTTGCGCTTGACAAACGTGACCATTTTGTCGGCATCGTTTTGAAAGACGACATCAGCGTCAAATACACCGAATGGTGTTGGATTTAATGTTGTGCTAAATGTGGACACATTCACCTCGCCGCTCTTTCCTAATTAAGTAGGCAGCAAATACAGATCAAGCGCCCCTTTTGAGGACGCTTGAGTGCTGTTTGGTCTTTTTACTTGAAGTCTTTGAGAACTTCTTCTGCCTCATGTGACTTAAGAACGCCTCTCTGTACGAGAGTTTGAACCAGCTTTTTGATGGCTGCCTCTACAGCTAGATCTTTCTTGGGAGCAGTTTTTTCATCTGCCTTAATCTGTGTGCTCATTTTGACTCCTAAATGTTATTATGCTAATGCACAACCGTAATTGGATACTATGGCCCACTTAGCGCCCGTATAGACCAAAGTAACAGCATCACCCACTGCATCAAATGTGATTGTTGTTAATGCGCCCGCGGACGGGCTCAAGATGCCTCCCGCTGGCGTAAGTGTTGCATCGCCACCGTCAGTCGTCATTGACAAAATCTTAATTTGACCTGCTGTTCCTGCAGCAAGTGTAAGTGCTGAGGCTGTTGTTGTAACAACTAGCGTTACAACAGATGTAAGGCTCACAGCGCCTGCGTCAGTACGCGTGTCTACACTACCTACGAGTGCAGCACCTAGCGTTACAGCGCCGCTTAGAGTTGTCGCGCCGCTTAGAGTTGTCGCGCCGCTTAGAGTTGTCGCGCCGCTAAGTGTAACAGCGTTAGAGATGGTTGTTCCTGATCCTGCTGAGTTGACGACGCCCTTCGCGTCACTAATTACGGTTTTTGGCATGTGATCCTCCTATGCTCCGAATGCTTCCAATCCCCCGTCGGTGTCAGGTGATCACTGGATTGGGCCTAGGATTACATAGGCCGAACACACTGCAGATTCATCAGATCACATTAAAAAGTGGGATGACATTACACCCATCAGTCATGACGAAGTCCAACAGAAGCTGGTGCAGATACAAGAGCGGCCACCCCGAAGGGTGGCCGCCATGTGCCTTGTCGGCTAGAACATCAGATGATGTTCATGTCGAGGCAGGTGACCGTTCCGTAGAAGTCGGCGCGAACCATCTTCTTGCCGTAACGGGTCATCACGCCCTTCCTGGGGGTGAAGTCCTCAGGAGCGAAGATCGTCGGGGTGACGATGAGCGGAACGTAGGGAGCGTAGACATAGCCTGTCTCGAGGTAGCTGCCGCCCTTGTAACCGACGAGGATCTTGTTACGGGGGAAGTAGGGGTCCTTGTAGACGGTGAAGCGGTTGCTCAGAGTGCCGATGGGTGAAGCACCGATCGACATGGAGCCACCGACCTGGCCCTGGCCGTCGATGCTGTAGTTGGGCTTGTACATGACCGAAGCCTCGAGGACCGTGGCGACGTCGGGGCTGACCACAATGAAGTTGGCCGAACCACGGAGAGTCTTGCGGTGGATCTCGTTGGCGACGTCAATGACGGTCTCGATGAGAGTCTCGTACCACTCACGGACGGTGCCAGTGAACTGGGGACCGGGGAATGTGGTGTCGGAGCGAGCGATCTCGGCGCCGTTCGTCTTGTTGAGGAATCGACCAGGTGCACGGGACCAGTAGTAGTTGGCGCCTCGAGCCTCGGTGAGGAGGTCGTTGAGGATCTCACGGTCGATCTCTAGAGCGATCTGCTCGGAGAGGATCTGGGTGAGCTCCACCTCAGCGTCCATCGAGTGATAGGCGTTGAGGTCCTGGGCCAACTCTGGCGACCAACGAGCGCGGAGCTTGCGGGTCGTGGCAGTGACTGGGATGCTCTCGATCTTGATGTCGATCTCAGGGATGACAACCGAGGGTGTCGTGCTGAAGTCAGACTCGAACGAGGGGATCGTGAGAGTCGTGGCATCAGAGCTGTCAACTGTGAGTGCATCTGTGAGTGCATACGATGCAGTGAGGTAAGGTCCTGGGGTAGCTGCGCTAGGCTGGTATGAACCAGAGACAACGACCAGAACGTGTGCGTTAGATGAACCGGATGGAAGAAGTGGGTTTGGTGTGAACACGCCACCCGCGTAGGTTCCGAACTGGTTGAGACGACGGATGTTGAGGATTCCACTTCCACCCTGGAACGACTCACCAGGAACTGCGAGGCCGAGTGCAGTCGAGCTAACCTGTGCTGAGTGGAGAGCGATCTCCTTGACCTGCTGGAAGTCAACGTTCGGGGGGAACGAGGATGCAGGGAGAAGGAGGAACTGGAACTGGCCGAAACCGTTGATGGCGCCATCGGCAGCATCGTCCTCGATTGCAGTTGTGACCTGTGGGTCGAACTGGAGGAGGCGACCGTCTGTGCCAGTTGCAAAGCACAGCTGGCTGCTAACGAGAACAGAAGAAGCTGCGCCGCCTGCTGTGTGGAAAGCGCCCTTGGCTGCGACACCCACAACGAGTGAGGATGTGTGAACCTTGGTGAAGCCAGTGCCGATGAGGTCATACTGACCACCCGTGGCGAGAGATCCGCTGCGGACGCCCTTGCCTGTGGGGTTGTTGTAGATCGACTGGCCGGCCTTGTAGGTTGCGCCGCTGGTGGAGTTACCGGTCACGAGGTTGGCGTCGCCACCGACGTCAGAGCCGTATGTGTAGTCCAAGTAGAAGAGGAGTCCGCTTGGAAGTGACATGGGCTGGATCGAGACGAGCTCGTTGGCCACGAGGCCACCGAAGACGCGGCGGACGATGGGGAAGGCGATGTTGGTGAAGCCGCGGATGTCGCCACCGGCAGCCTGGCTACCACCACCTGAGCCGAGGCTGTTGAACTCCCGAAGAAGCTGCGAAGCCTGGTTCTCGAGGAGGCGAGCCATGGTGTCACGCTTGACGCCATCAAGTCCGCGGAGAAGGCCAGTGCGGTTCCACTTCTCGAGGAGCCTGCGGCCCTCATCGGTCACATTCCGATCGCTGATGCCCTCTGTGAGCTGGTTGAGTGAGAATGTCTTAGACATTTGAAAAATCTCCTAGTTTCGAATGATTACTTGATGCCTGCAAGGATTGCCCAACGATCGACCTCGCCCGCTGCGCCAATTCGAGCGGATGCGGAGGCGACAGGACGTGAAGCCATGCCGGCTGTGTGCCTTACAGACTCGTTGATCGAAGCGTTGTTCGACTGTATCGAGGCTGTCAAGCCCTGGTAGAGCAACTTGGCTTCGCGAAGATTGGATGCGCCGTCAAGAGCCTCTATGGCCGATCTCCTCTGTGCTGGAGACACGTCTTTGTTCTGGAGGATCTTGTTGACGTAAAGAAGCTTTGCGTTGAACAAGTTAAGGTCACTGAGTTGCTCACGGAGAGTCTGCACGGCACTCCTGTATTCATTGAGCTGGGTCTTTAGGGCACGATTTTCGTGCGCCTCTTTTAAAGCTTTCTTCTTGAGTTGGTTGACGCCCTGGAGCGTCTTCACATCGAGGGGATCTCCCTCGAGCATTCCGCCACCGAAAGCGGCGGCAGCTGCCTTGTGCGACGAGTTCTTAGCCTTGCGACCGCGGCCGCGCTTGCGGGCCTCACGGAGACGAGAAAGCTCTCGACGGAGCATATTCTCATCGATCTCGTAGACACCCATCTCGGCGAGAGGAGCTTCTGGAGCGCCTTCACCTTCGGGAGGGGCCTCTCCGGCCTCTTCGCCTTCGCCTTCCTCGTCGCCCATCGCGACTTCCTCTTCCTCGTCCTCTCCAGCCTCTTCCTCGAACTCAATGCCAGATAGGCCGAGCTTGTCGAAGCTGTCACGCTCCTCAGAGTTTCCAACGATCTTTAGAATGGCCTCTTCGAGATCGGCATCATCCATCATCTCGTCGAGCTCATAGAGGTCCTCGTCCATGTGATAACTTTCTCTTAGGGTCTTTCTTGACATCTTTGAAGCTCCTGATGTTTTCTTATTTTTAAATTCTTTCATTAGAGTCTCTTTAAGATCTTCGAGATCGACCTCGTATAGATTTTCAGATGCCTCTCCTTCATTATCTAGGCCACCACTTGCTGTTTTTTTGGCAGTGGCTGGCACTTTATTAGACTCTTCTTCACGAAGCATGCTAAAAAGCTTTTCTTGCTCTTCTTCAGTCAGAGTCTCGAAGGCCTCACGCAGTGCATCAGACTCATTAGTCCTAGTCCCATTGACTAGATTTGCGAGAGAACGTAATGCTGTCTCATCAAGCTCAACATTCTCATCGGTCTCATCTTCGATGCCCTCATTCTCTTCGCTAAGCAGAGCATCAGCTAGAAAGTTACTCTCATTTACGACCTTTCCGCCCACCAGCTGAGCTTCAATAAACTCTCTGATGCGTGGTGTTACGGCTTCTATGATGGCATTCTTGGCATTAGCTTCAGCTGCTTCACGTAGCTGCTTTGCATCTGCTATTGCCTCTTCGAACAGAGACTTCGACATAGGTTACTACCTCTTACTGAGAATACGTATCACTCACACGTAGTTTATTCTTGATATTATCTTAGACGTGGTATTTTCAACTTTAAGCTAACTTTTTCTCTAACTTCGGGATCTATAGCGTCCATGAATCTGGGTGGTGCTTCATTCTCGTCACCCCATTTCTTATTCATTGCACCCTTTGTCCAACCATACGGTGATCCATCAATTCTGCCCGGTGCGACCCTGTAGGCACGATTTGAAGAGTGCCCACCTATTGCAGGTCCATCTATTCTTTGCATTGGGAACGGCACCATGCCTAACAGAGTTCTTGCTTGTGAATCAGTTTCAGCAAGATTAAGGCGGTTCTTAGACATTGTGAAGTAGTCGCGCCTCATGCTCTGGCTAGGCTCACGTGCAATATTAGAGTGGCTTAAACGACGCCCAATAATGTCACGTGTCTCCTGATCCTCGTCATCCATGTCTATGGGTTCAGAGTCATCGCCATTGTATGGAAAGCGGGCTCCGGCAACTGTTGAGTTGTGCCGGAGCCCGCGACCGCCTACAGCTCCGTAACCAGCACCTACGCGTTGGTCATGGACGTATTTAGGCATTAGTAGATACCGTCAGATCCTCTGTAAGATCTTCCAGAGATATATGCACCAATCTTTTGAGAAGAAATGCCAGGTGCTGTTGTGCTAGGTGCAACAGCACTACCCATTCCAGAACCATATTGTGCTCGAGCCTCAGGTATGTTCCCAAGATACTCGGGCTGGTCACTTGGAGAAGTGCTGCCCGGCCCTGGAGATGCTAGGTTAGGAACATAAGGCGACGCAGGCAAACCTTCGCCGCCGACGAGGACAGTGCTAAAATCTGGTGCGTTTGTGTAATTCAAATCAAAAGATCCGAATGCGTGGCCGCCATCATTGATGACGCCATTAGAAACGCCTATGTTAGGAATGCTGTCGCCTGGGCCACCTGCGCCATTAAAAGCGGCAACAGCAGCATTTCTGACAGCTTCTTCGCTGTAAGTTGTGCCAACAGGAGTTCTAAACATTGCTCTAATGTTTACATCGCTCCTGTGCCCAAATCCACCTTCACCAGGAGGACCTTGCGGGATGACTGTAGCTGTTCTTAATGTTGACATAATGAAGTCCTAGTAAATTAGTCTATCTCATTCATCAGCTGTCGACGAAGCGCAAGACGACGCTCTGTTGTCTCACGAAGCTGCTTGCGGAGCTTCTCCTCGTGCTCCTTGAGCATCTTGAGAGTCGCAAGCTTCTTGCCAGCAGTCTGCTTAACTGTCTTCTGGCCCTTTGGGTGCGACCAATCGCCCTCTTCTTCGGCGTCAAGAGCGAGCTCCTTGAGAGCTGCCTTGTCAAGCTGCCTTTCTACTTTTGCCTTCTCCTCGAGGACAAGCCTGCGAAGAGTATCTGGTGTTAGTCTAGTTGCCATGTTTTATCCCCTGGGGTTGCATTATCTACGTATCACACTGCGCGCGATCCTGCGGGTCCCTTCTCAGCAAAAGCTAGAGCTGCCCACTTATTTGATGCTTCGCCGAAGACGTCAGCAGGCTCGCTTACAAGCATTTTCTTAGAGGCGGCGTCGCCCGCTGTCGATATCATCTGCTCATAGCTCACTTTGTGAGGTGCTGATGGTGATTCATTTATCTTTAAGTGCCCACCATTACGCTCAGTGTCAGCGAACATCTCAGCCAGAATTGGGTCGCTTGTTAGACCTGCTGCAATCGATTGGCGAGGACGTGCCTGTTGCGCTTGCTGTGTTGCTATCTCTTGACGAGCAGGTAAGAAACTAATCTTATCTGCTGTTGTTGGACGCATAGGCGCGGGAGCCTGTCTTGTCTGTTGTGCTTCTCGGCGGACAGGTGCTTGCTGCTGTCGACTTTCATTTATGCTTCTAGTGGACTCAACTAGCCCTTCAGATAGTATCTCCACAAGACATTCCTTTACTATGCTCTTAAGATCTTGACGCGTCATCTTCATGTCACTTCCATGTTTTTATGTCATTGAAGATTCTATTAATTCTGTCAGACTTATTAAACGTCGCACGCAAATCAGATGGTCTAACAACCTTTGATTCGTTCATCATGAAGGCACCTGGTGTGCTTGGCTCGGAAACTATGTCAAAGCAAATTAACTGGAAGTCTTCTTGAACAACAAGACTGCCTGACTGCTGACGCGTAGATCCTACGCCGCGTGATGAAATGCCAAGTGTCACACCACTTTCGATTAGAGACTGAAGTATCTTGCCGCTTGGCGTGTCGAGCAGTTCAACTGTGCCAAACACAGTATCGCCGTCCATGTGAGCCTCTCTGACTATGTGTGAGACATTCTTTAGCTCTACAACGGAAGTATCGGGATGGTCACACTCACCGAGTGCTCTATTCTCTCGAATAAACTTTTGATAGTTTATGATCTCTCTCTCAAGAATGGCGCGTGGGTATATTCTTCCATTTTGGTTGAGAGTATCTGCACGCTGTATGACGCCACGCAGCATTATTTTGCCACCATTGATCTGCTTGGACTCTTTGACAACATTTGGTGTCAAAGATAGAGGTAGCCACTCAGTTAGAAGTGTGAGAGCGTTATTCATTTCGTCTCCTGTGTTTCTTTGGCAAGCTGTGATAGTGTCATGAGTTTGCTTAATGTGTCATCATTTAGATCATCAACATCAAGTTCAGACACCTTGTTTCTAACACTCTTTATGTTTTCCTGTATAACGGTATTGCTCTCTGTTTTCTGAATTGTCTCTAGACAAACAAGTGCCTCATTTTTAATTCTTTTGGCTCTATCAACCATATCTTTTGAGACTATGCCGTTTGTTCTAGTAATAACATAATCTTGAATTAAAGATCGCTGGTCATCTGTAAGCTTTCCCTCATATTTCTTATTAAACTTTTCATTTAGAATCTTAACAACAAGATTGTCAACAGCATCACTCTTTTGGTTCTCAAGAGGTTCGGGATTTGCCTTATTGTTCTTGAGTTGCTCAATTAGTTTTGACTCTACCATCAAAGTTTGTGAGAAGTCTGACCTGTCACAAAGCACCCACTCGTTAATTGCTACTTGTATCGTAGCCAAATCGCGGTAGTTATTCAAACGCCTGTGATAGAAGCTCGAATCATCAAGACTATGATTGATATCTCTGATCAATAGCGATTTTTCTCTATCAAGCTTTGCTAGATCGAGACGTCTAGCTGCTGCTTTTGTTTCTGTCAAAATAACGGCTGCGACAGTAGGATCTGTGATCTGTGTTTTGGCAAGAGCATTGAAGAGTCTAAACTCTTTAAACAACTCTGTGTCTTGTGAAAATCTCTTAGAGATAATGTCAAGTGCTAACTGCGCTTTATCTTTCTTCCCCTCAACAATGTAAGATGACACAGCACGGAGGAGCAGTTCGTAGACCACTCCCACGTTTCTCTTCTTATTGTGATTAATGCTTATCGGGCTACTCATTATTCCTCCTCTGGAGTATTTGACTCAGAGTTGTTAGATCTCAAATTCTTAATTATTCTGTTAATGTTGTGCTGGTTCATTTCTGTGATATCAAGCTTGCTATCTAAGTATGTGTCAAAGAAGTCATCATTTCCAGACTCATCAATCTTTACCTTGTGTGCGTTCTTTAAGGGGTTAACAAGGTCCTTCTTTTCACCGTATGGGTGCGCAATTGAATCTCTAGGGTCGCTTTTATCAACGCCAACGAGCGCTGCGTGATCTGTAGAAGTATTTGCTCTAGTTCCTTTTCGACGACGAGCGTTGTGACGCTCTCTAGCTGCATAATCAGGTCCCGCCTTAGTCTCATCTAGCAAGCTTCTGGACGCAACGCCTGGTGCTCTAGAAAGACCTGCAAAGGCGCGCAATGGTAATCCCTTGATCGACGCGATCTGGTCCAAATTAATGGGTGTCTCAAACTCATCTTCATCAAGCGTTGGAAGCTTAAATGGATTTCTTGTGTCACCAGAAGTTATTGGTTCACCAGAAGCACCGCCGCCAAGGTCAAGATTACCTAGCGGGCTCTCACCACCTCCAGGAGGTCCTCCGCCTGGCGCTGGTTCTGCAGGAGTCCCACTTTCTCCGGGCGGACCGCCCGCGGGTGCTTCGGGCTCGGGTAGTTTGACAGCCTCAAGCTTCAGCGACATCTCCTTGTCCTTGTAAAGACCTCTCTCGATTGACTCGATCTCTTCGTCAGGCATCATGAAGATGTTCTTCTTAATCCAGCGCTTATCAACAAGACCGTCTATTCCTGTTGCAGTCTGCGCAATTGTGAACTTTGTTGTATAAAGTTCAAGCTTTTGTTGTTGAGCAATCGTTGAAGGATTTGTTAGCTTTAATTCAAAATCTAACAAATCATGTCCCTCAAAGCCATTGCAGTAGAGGTGAACAATTGCAAGCTTATTAAGCTCAGACACAATTGTCCGCTGGATTCTATTGATAGACCTGGAGAATCGTATGTCTTCCTGCGAAAGTGTTGCCTTTGCGCCCAATCCCTCATCATAGCCAAGGTATGCTTTGGGTATCTTAAGTGCAGAGAAAAGCTTCTTCTGGATATACTGCACATCTTCGATCGCCGCAGCGTTCTGGCCACCTGCAAGAGGATCAATCTTAGTGCCTGTCTGGCCACCTCTAACGGGCAAGAAGTAGTCCTCATCGACAGACATTGGGTTATATCTCAAGTCAACGCGCCCTGTATTCCTGTCAATAACCTGGTTCTTCTTAAGCGTTGATTGGACTTGCTCCATGTAATTAGGAATTTCTTCAGGCGGAACGTTACCAACGTCAATGTAGAAAACTCGACGATCTGGTGCACGAACAATTCGATAGACTAGCATCGCGTCTTCAACGAGGATCAATTGACGCCAGATACGTCTTGCTGCTTCTAGGACTGATGTTCCATATGGAAGAAATGCATCATTTCCCAAGATTCTAAAATGGCTTACCTGCCAGTTCTGCAGGACCTGATTACCCTGTGTTACCCAGCGATACCGGACAGCCAGAGGATCGTTCTTATCAAATCCTTCCTCACGTTCGATCTCATTGACAGCAATTGGAAAGACATTTATAACGCCATGCTCAGGTGAGACGTCGTTAAAGAGGAAGAAGTCGCCATATTTGCACATGTTGCGCGCCCAGGACGTCATATTAAAGTTGACGTTGAGCGTATCATAAAAGAGCTCATTTAGCAGCTTCTGAATCTGAGCATTTTCTGAGTAAATATGAACAATATTGCCCTTCTCATCGGGTGAAACAGACTCTTCAGCGTAGATGTCTAGCGCGGACGCTATTTCTGGTGTGTATTCCATCTCTTGAAAGTCAGAATATCTTGCCATTCGGTCATACGTGCCATAGGCACTCATTGCTGTGCTATAGACGTTCGACTGTGTCTTCCTAAAGAGTTCATAAGCCGAGGTATTTTGCTCACTCGGCTTGTATTCTTTTACTCTTCTCTTAACGACTGGACCGCTTCTAAAAAGCGATGTTAGCCGATTGAAGATGTTTTCATTCTTTGCCATGTTTAACCCTTGTAGACCCAGCTAAATTCTGGGGGAATTGTGTTCATCGACCTAAGACCACCTGTGACAAGGTCGCGCTTAGCTTGAACATTTTTTATATGCTCATTCTTCATAATACTATTCGCGGCACCATTGAAGTTATTAGAATTAACTGACATAGCTGCAATCATGGCACGATTTATAACGTCAGAATCTCTTGAGTGTTCAGCAGAGGCATCGTAGAGCCAGCATCCAATTGCCAACGACATGACAAGGTCATCGTTTTCGCCCTTCATTGCAGAAACTCTGTTGTCTTGCCACACGAAAGTTTTTAATTCGTCGTAGAATCTAGATGAGTAAGATACTACTTGCTTATTGCGTAAGAGCTCTTCGAGCTTAGTTAAAATTAGAGCGCGTGTCTTTCCGCTGGTGTTAAATCCTGCCGTGTCCGTATTTCCAGGTGGAATATAATCACCAATGTATACTGCCGTGCTCTTCTGGTAATACATCTTTGGATAGTTGAGATCGCGAAGTCTGATTATTGTCGCGTAACCAAATGAATTGTTCTCTGGACACATTAACGCTCTGTTGTATTTGTGCCCATACTCACTTAATAGATCACCAAATCTATCCGGTGCTATTTTACCCCTATATTCAGCGACAACTTCTCCCGTATTGAGGTCGAGTATGTGAAATGTAGAGTAATCCTTTCCGTCGCCTCTAGCGACATCTCCAGATATAACATACTTGTGCTCAGATAGAGGATATTTCCATACCCAGATGTTTCTGTCAGATCCTTGCCGCTCTATAGGATTCTTAATGTTTGAATAAATCCACTTTAAATCATCTTCGCCAAGAAATGTCTCTCCTGATGATGCAAAGTCGCATAGCAATTCCTGTGCGACCTGCCTTGGTGACATGTTCCTAGTCTCTTTCTCAAACCAAGCTTGATCTCTCTCCGGGTGGACATCCCAATTTAGCTTGATCGATTTAAACTCGTTGACACCAGACTCAGCTTCTTTATACAGCTTATAATATTGACCACCAACACCATTGGGAGTCGATAGAACAATTGCGCGACCACCTGTCGACAGTGTAGGATAAAGGCCCGTCCAGAGCTCATCGAAGTTTCTAATGAATGCTGCCTCATCGATGATTAGAAGAGAGAGCGCTTCTGAACGTCCTGCATCATCTGAAGTTGGAATAGCCTTGATTGATGATCCATGGCTAAACTCTACCATCTGCTTGTTATTGGCCGTCACCTGGGGCAATATCAACCAAGGTGGCAAATTTCTCAACATGGTCTTGGTCTTCTTGATGAAGTTCTGCGCGACCTGGAGTTTAGTTGCGATGATGAGTATGTTTTTATCTTTCTGGAATAATGCTAGCCAGACTGCGTATGCAGCAACAAGCGTAGAAAGACCTAACTGCCTACTTTTAACAACAACGGTAAATCTGTGATCAATAAAGTCCTGGACACAATCATCTTGAAATGGAAATGTCTTAAAAGGTAGCAAGCCCTTCGTCGGGTGCTGGATCTTCACATACGTGTTGAAGAAGTAGCTCGGATCTTTGCCGCACCGGATAATTTCTTGAACCTGACGGTTCTTGTTTGGCGGTGCGGTGGACATCTACTAGTCCCCCAAGACAAAGATTGTCTTTCTCTTGTAGTAGACAGTCCTCTTGGGATTGTGAGGTGACATGGAGATGAACTCCACAGAGTCGTTTGTTGACTCTTCCTTGATCTTAAGCGCGCGACCAGCAGCTTTCTTAAACTCTGACTTGAGGTCTTTAACCTTCTCATCAATGAGCTTTACAGAAGCTCTCTCCTGCTCCCTAAGCTGCGACCGGATGTCTAGCCCCATGACAAGGTTTGCCACTGTTGTGTAATTGAACACGATCATGTTGCCTTGCATCGTTGTCTTGATGGAGAAAGTAGGAGATTTTATGGTCGAGCTTGCGCCATATGTGTCATTCAATATTTGACCGATGATATTGACTTCTTGCATGCTAAGCATTGAACCCTCTCGCACGTCGCATTAGATCCAGACGGCTGTTGATGTAAATATGTATCTGCTCGTCTGTTGGACGCCAGCCCTTTGACCACTCTTCTTGTCTAGCTTCTACCAAAGATGTTGCACACTCTTGGCACATCTGAAATTTTTCAAAATATTGCCAGTCACGATGAAGATCGTGTGGAAATTCGCAAACTTGACAAAAGAAAGGCATGCTAATCACATGTCACCCTGGCATATCCATCAACCCAGCTAATATCGATAACATTATCGACAATGTCCTTTATAGCATCTACGTGAGAAATGATTAGGATATTCTTAAAATAGCTCTTTAGGTTTGTTAGAAGGCGAGCGCATGCTTCAAGGTTGCTTTCATCTAGCGCTCCAAATCCTTCATCAATAATGAGCATTGTAGACTTTGGAAGTGATGAAATATTCGTGAGAGCGACTCGAATTGCGATCGATGAGATCATCTTTTCCATACCTGAACCGAGCTCAATTAGGCGGCGGCTGTCGCCGTAGTTGAGATAGATCTCGACAGAATTTGAGTCATCGCACTCAATCTCGACTGTGAATCCTGCGATGCCCGTCAGGATGTTAGATATCTCAGCATTGATCCTAGGCAGGGCGCTAGAGATTATCTCCTGTGGGACACCCTTCTTAGAGAAAGCTGCCTCTAGTGTCTCAAGGACGCGAAGTGTAGACTGAGCTGAATCGATCTCATCAACCTGCTCATTAAGCCGACGAATCTTCTCTGTTTGAGTTCCTATCTGAGCTGCGATATCAAGAGTGCTCTTCTCAATCTGCTTAAGCTGGGTTGTCAACTTATCAATCTTCTGCCCATCAGGTAGATCCACACCTGAAACAGTCTCTCGAAGATCCGCGAGGCGTTCGCCGTTGACATTAATCTCACTCAGCTTTGTGCTTAGCCGCTCGCTTGCTAAATCGATCTTGGCTGTTGTGGTCTTGACATCGACCTGCAGGTCACGCTGTAGCTCCTTGATCTTCTTTGCCTTGCCTAGCGCAGACGCTGGATTCTCTTTCTCAAGGCTGGCGCTGCGAGATCTCATGATCTCTATTGTCCGCTCCTTGAGGCCAATCTGGTTTTCTATAGCAGGAAGCTTGCCCTTGTTACTGTGTGAATCGCAGATGAATTGACATGTCGGGAATTGCCCCATACATGGCACCTCACTTAAAAGTTCAACAGACTTAAGCAGGATGTCTCTCTCTCGCCTCTTGGACTTAAGGTCGCGCTCTTCGGCATCAATCTGGCTAACAATATCACGTTGATCTTGCGCAGACTTTTCTAGTTCATTGAAGTCAATACCATCAAGTGCATTGTCGACCTTGCCTAGCTTGAGCTTAAGCTCTGTAAGATGTGTATTGAGTTCGCTAATTTCTTTCTCCAGCTTTACAGACTCAGCTCTTGCTGTGTCAACAAGCTTTTCAAGACGACCGATCTCGAGCTTATCCTTGACAAGGTCCTTGGGAACATTGCTATTCAGCTCTGCAAGCTCTGCTCTAACCAGCTCTGCCTTGTGGATCTTGTCATCGCGATCATCGATAAGATTTAAGATCTCAGCATTGCAACTATCAATTCTTGCCTTACAGTCTAACGATGACCCAATCATCTTGATCTTTGTCTTGTAGGGCGATATGTCAGACTTGACCTGGTTGTGCAGATCCTCGAGGTAATCGATGTCAAGGAAACGGGTCAACATCTGCTTGCGCGCGGTCGACTTCTCGTTAATGAACAAGTTCATGTTACCTTGCGGTGCAAGGCAGGTGTAGAAGAAATCGTCAGATGTCCCAATCAATCGACGGAGGACCTTCTCAGTCTCTCTGCGCTGCTCATCATTAAGATCTACTGTCTCGCCCGTAGAGACCTTTGTCACAGACAGGGTGGTGGATGCCCACACCTCGGCTTTTTTAGGAAAGTTCTTCGTGGTCTCCCTAGAGATCTCATAGTCATCAGATGAAACTGTCAGGCTCACCTTCGCACGACAATCATTCTTCTTGGCATTGATGACATGCAGATTCTTCATATTGCCGCGATCAGTCGTGTTATACAACGCATACACGATCGCGCCGATGATGGATGACTTTCCTGACCTATTGCGACCAAAAATACCAGTGATTCCGGGCATCGTGTCAAAATCGATGTAATTGCCTTCACCATAGGAGAACAAGTTATCAAACTCGATCCGGCGAAGATCCCACTTCACATTCCTAATTGCTTCTTCTGCATCTTGACGTTGCGACATGTAAGATTCAAGACGTTCTAGTGCCTCTTTTGACACGTCTGCAGGCAGGTCGCGGCGCCTGATGAAATCAACAAGAGCCTGCTTGACGTCGATAGTATCGGCAACATTTACAGTGGCATCTTGTCTGCCAGTCTCTACGTTGACGCTTGTCTTGTATGTGATCTCAAATGGTGAGACTTCTTTTGTGATCAGCTCGCAAAAATCCTTGAGGCCCGTCGTGTCTCTTGACTTAACGTCGATTCGAACACGTGAGCCCTGTTGGAGTCTCTTGATCTGTGACCGATCAGACTTGCTGCCTGACCACTCTACAGTGACGAATGGATTGACGCTCTTGACCTGGTGGAACTTGACATCAAAATCATTACGGGATCGAATGTCCCAGAGCAAGAAGCCCTTCACAAGCTCTTCTGCGTAATTCTGCTGGATGGTGGATCCGCAATATGCAATGGTTCTCTTATTGTTGAGGAACTGTCGCTTGTGAATGTCACCTAGAAGAGAGTAGTCATACCTCTCAAAGAAGTTGAGATTGATCTCGCCCTCAAGCTCAAAGTCAGTGTCAGATAGTGCTCCCTTGACAGCGCCGTGAAACAGAGCTATGTTGGTCTTGCCATCCTGGGGTGACACATTCTTCCAACCTTCTCGATCAAATAGAGAGAAAGCGCAGAAAACAAAGTCATCGTCTTCTGTCTCATACACGCCCGATGTCTTCATCAGCTTGATGCGTGGATTATCAATGGCGGCAATGATGGGTGTGACCGCATCTTGCCGGCTCTTATTCATAATTAAGCCGTCGTGATTGCCTAGCAGGACATAGACAGGTGCAATCTCCGTCATGGAGTTGAACCACCAGGTCAATATGTCGATGAGCTCGGGTGTGATCCCCTGTGTCTTAGAGTGGACAATGTCGCCGCCGATGTAGATGATATCGGGCTTGATCTGTCGTAGCGTCTTAAAAGCGTCTGTGAATGCCTCTTTATATTCGTTATGGCGTGCTAGACCGCGAAAATGAACGTCAGCGAAATGCGCAATCTTCATGGTTAAACACTACTGCGACAATTAGCGCTTTATTCTTTTAATCTCTTCTGCGACACGCATAATGGCGGCGTCAGCTTCATCATCACCAAACGACTCATCTTCCATGTCATCATAGACGCTTATCGCATCTCCAATCGCCGAATAAAGCGCATACTTGGGGGTGACATAATCATCCTCGTCGTCGTGCGTGTCATCGCAATTACCACACCCACAACCACAATCAGATTCGTCTTCATCATCGTGGGGTGTGTCATAAATTTCTGGCGGATCGCCTAGATCGCCCGGCAAATCTCGCCTGCGATAGAGCGCGTCATCGCTAAGAATAGACCTAATAAGCTCTCGGATGAGTTTCATGATAATAGTAATTATCAGAACAATGAGCCACTTCTAATATTTCCAATCTTAGAGATTAGAGAATTTGTTAAATTCCACGTAATTAGACGAGTATCAGCTTCATCGATCTGCTCTCTTGTCATCGATCCAACATCCTTAGCACCACAAAGAGGAAACATCTTGACAGAGCAGCCGTAGCTAACAAGTTTATCGGCGATCCTTGCAGCCTTTGATTGCACGTCACTGTCCAGTGCAAGAACAACGTCACACTCATTTGCAACCAGCTTTTTGAACAGCAGGCTAGACTCTGGCAAAGACGAACCAAGCATGCAGATGGTGTTCTTTTTCAAGCTTACAAGGTCAAATACACCCTCTACTAGATAAACAGGCAGGTCCCAGTCAACATCACACTCGTTAAAAATTATCTGTGTCTTATCAAGCTGAGAATTTATGTATCGATATGTTGATGAATCATCGATTGTCCTTGACACGAAGTAATTTTCTTCTCCTTCGTCATCAAGAGAGATGAAATATATCCGCCTAGGATCCTTGCCGCCTGGTGTAACACCAGCTCTAAACTTAAAAATGTCATTCTCAGTCCAGCCACGCTTCTGGAGATACCTGATGCAGGCACGCGTGTTTGGATTCTTTGTGTCAAGCAGAAGGCCAAGTGGGACATAACCTTCTGGGTATTCAAATTTAAGCTCTTGTGCCTGTTGCGCTGTCTCAAATTCTGGGACTTCTCCCAAGAATCTCTGCCTAAACTCCTGTGCTGCTTCACGACTTTTGAACTTCCTAAGCGCAGGAATAAGCGTCTTGCCCTTGGCAGCACACACCCAACAGTGAAACTGCCAGCTGACAAGTGAGATCGACATCTTCTTCTTCTTTGTCTCACCACAGTAAGGGCAGCAGATGGCAATGTCTGCGCCTGTTCTAGAGATCTGGCCCTTTCCGAACCACTTCTCGACGAAGACGACTTTCTCTGTAAATGTAGGTTGCACGATCACATTAAACAGACACGTGTCTACTCTTTACAACCAGCCCACCCTGCACGTGCTACCACGTAAGCGTCTGCCATGTCGAAGCACTCGGGCCTTGGTGCACCAGATTTCTTAAGCGGCCATTCAACAGAGATCATCTGGTTAACCCAGGAGTATATCTTTTCCTTGGTTGTGGTGGTCTTGTCCTTGTGGTTAATCTTAAGGCCAATATGGTTACGCGCGTTTATAACATTGAGAAGAATAGGTTCAGCACCAAAAACTTGATATGCAATTAGGTTGACAGCACCGTTGAATCTTGCCAAAGCATTAATCGTGTGCGCTGAAGACATTCCCGGCCTAAACGCGCTCATGTTCTGCTCAATGTATATCTTGCCAATATTTCTATCTCTTGCGATCTCATTGAATCTCTTCGTGATGAGATTGCACTTGTCAATAAAAGTCTTGCTCTTACCGAGATCAACAAATGTAATATCAATTAAATCGCCGGTGGGTGATAGGACACAGACACCCGTGCAGCTCGTAGAAATATCTAGACCAAGAATCAGATCAGAAGTCATACCTCAACCTAAACACAATCTCATCACTTTCACGCTTGTGCACGGCTTGTGCCAGTTTCGCGCGCATGACAACATTAAAATTCTGGTCATGCAAGTTAATTCCCGTGATGTAGACAAAATCTTCTGCCTGCTCGGACAAAAGATCAGATGGTGGGAATCGTTTATAAGATGTGTTTCTTGATGTGTTCAAAGCATCAGGCTTTGCAGGAATTGCAACGCTCATGACATGCTTCCTGTGCTCGCCCCTAAAGCTAATTGTGTAACCTTCCTTAGCAAAAAACGGAATGTGTGGGCTCATTAATGCCACTATTCCGTGATCGTAGAATATAGATCCGACTCTATTCCACATTGCAGGGGCAGAAGCTGTGTCGTGCCTGTACAAGTTGCCTATTCCGTCGTCTCTAAGCGTGAACTTCTGCCCACTTGAGCCCGATACGCTAGAATCAGTCAAAACAACTGTATTTGGAACAATTCTATTGCCGTAATAAGGTGTGGGAATTGAGATCACTGTCACTAAGTTTGAGCTAAGATCCTCATACCCGCTTCTAAAATTTGCATTGCTATTTTGAAGAACAGGTAAGATTTGCAATGTGCTCGTGAAGACACCGTCATAGGGTATTGAAGTGTCTGCGAATGTTGGTGTTATTTTCAACACGTCATTCGGAACAAGTTGTGTCATTGATATGGTAGCTGCATCATTTTTAGTGAATCTAGAATTATCATTCTGTATTCTATTAAATGTCGGTGTGTATGTCCCATTGTCACAGGGAACCACAAGAAAATTTCTCCTTTTAACGCTATTGAGCGTCATAAGGACATCATTTGTATCTTGTGTTTTGAGATCATATGTGGGTCCATACTGCACAGGACTGTGATACCCGTAAGCACGAGGCAGATTCGCCGTTACAGCATCAGCAATGAAATTTTGCAAATTTAGATAGTAGCCGTTATAACCAGCAGCCATGTCATAAGAAAAAGGACTATCAGTTGATACAGTTTTTAACTCTTTAGGTGACCCATATGTCTTGTATTTCGAAGTTGACCCAGAAAAATGAACAGGTAGATAGAAAGCGGGCCCGCTAGATGAAGTTATAGCTGTAGCAGATGCTAGATCACCAATTTCCTCATCGCTCAAGTATCGCTTAAAAATTGAAAGCTGGTGGATCTCTGCATTTAGTTGACAGCCAAAAGTAAAACCTGTGGGATCAGTAGAACTTGCGTTTGGATCGACAACGGTTCCATCGATGCTATTGTTGTTGCTATTAAAAAACTTTGATATGCTGTCGCCGCTATCATAGAAATTTCCTATGACAAGACCGCCCGGCGTGGACGCACTTCCATATGGGTCAACGGTGCCTGATGGGAATGTGAATGTTCTTCTATACGAGTTATCAACTATAATTGATCCTGTTCCGTAGCTTCTATTGGCGTCCCATCTAATAGAAACTTGATGCCAAACATCTCTCTTTAAGACATCATCAGTAGAAAATATTAAATTTTGTGGATAACTTGGCGGCGTTACACCTGGTAAGAAGCTTAGTGGGTTTAAATCTTTGGGCGAATATGCGCTGCCGCTGCCAATCTGGAATAAGACACGAAATGTCTCTGGTTTGCCATCATCTGCTGTTCTTGATCCGCTTACTATCGTCACAGCAAAAGATGATGATAGATGCATGACTGTGCCAGCAACGTGTGGTTTCTGCGTGTCTAGCATTTTTTTTGGCTTGACAAAGAAGTTTATCGTGAAAGCGCTGCTTGGCGTGTAGGGCCTTGTCGCTGTCTTATAGTTTGGATATATTAGAGCTTGTCCTACGCTTGAAAAGCTCGTTGACATAATGTTAAGACAGTGATAGTTTGTGTAACCAAAAGTAGACCTAGGATTCTCTACAAGAGCATCTGGAACCAAACAATTCCTTATGACCTTACGTTGATAATTCTGCCATTGATACGTGTCTTCTGCATTAATTTCGCGAGCAACCTCAACGACTGCTGTATCTGTGTATCCTGGAACGCCTGTTGTGCCCTTAGAGAAATAAGACACGGGCTTAAAAACGATTCCGGCGCGAGGATCACCGTCCTGATCCTTCACCTTGTCCATGTAAGCGCTAATTAAATTTTTTACGTTGGTTGAGCCAGATGCTATTGCAGCGCTCGCGCTATAAATGAGATCATCATCATCTGATATACCAAGCGTCTCTGTGTATGACACAGGTGCTTGGTCGTACGGGCGAACAAGTGTCTTAATAGCAGGAGAAGATTTAGCAACTAAGAAAATGCTGCCTGTCATACCCAAAGACGACGTCGTAAATGACTGACTTGGTTGCAATAGCAACGTCGTCAGCTCAACATTTTCATTGCTGAGCGGCAGTATTGACATGTTATCTCAGTAGTCTAGCCGAACTCTAAATGTCAGCTTCTTCTCGTCGTTCTTCTCCACAGGACGTGAAAGTTTAGCAACTGCAAGAAGATTATCAGCTGCATCATAGAGGCCGATTGTTGTAATGAAAGTGAAAGACTTCTGTGTATCTTCAGCACCAGAATCAATCACGACAATTCTTCCATCATCATCTGTAAATGTTGGATTAGATGAGTAGTTAAACTCATCCGCGGCTGCCTCACAAAAGACAAGAGTCGAATTGATTGTTGTTACATTCTGGAATGTGACTGTTGTATCAGATCCACTGCCAAATCTAACGCTAGCAATGTGATTAACAATGTCATCTATCGATCCAGACACCATAAAGTCAGGGACGAAAGATGCACTAGCATTACCAACTACAGAGGCACCTGCTGCAGTATACCAGCTTGGGTTAGCACCAATAAGCGTTGTTCCTGCTGCCAGAGGAGTTGCCGCAGATGTAACAGCGCTTATAACTCCTGACATGTGCTGGTTGCCCCAGAAGACCTTCTCGATGTCCAGGACTGCGACACCATAATCATAAAATAGTAATCCAACTTTTTCAGCTGTGTTTGAAGCATTGACAAGATTACCTACCGTTCCACCAAACGTGTATTCAGGGTTCGCTGTAGCGCCTGCGTCTGTTATGATGATAGGGTTGAAGGCAATAGGAGCTTCAAGATTTGGACCAACTCTAGCATTTCTAACACTCTGCTCGAAGGTTGTAGCAAGCTGGCTGCCATCGAATGCAGCAGTTGAGAAAACCTTCATTGCAAAGGTCTCAGGTTTTATCTTGTCACGAGCGAAAAGTCTCTTAAATGGCAAGAACAAAGCAGCGTCTATGTAGTCGTTTGTAGTCGCACCCGTGAATGGCGACGTAAACTGTGCAGAACTATCACCTAATAGCGCTTGAGCCATCTGGTTGTATATCTGCACTTTCTCGCGCATCATCAAAGTGTTGCCAGCAAAAATTAGCTTTCCTGCTGAGTCTACACTATAGCCTGGTGAACCCGTGACTATTCCGCCGGACGCATAAAGTCCTACTGTGATGTCAAACATCTCATTAGCGGTTGCAAGAGTAAAATCTTGGTCAAAGACAGTTTGAAATATCGAAGATGTTACTCCAGCTGCACCGGAGCCAGTAACGAAGACCTCATAAGCCTTTCTAGTATTAGAACCGCTCACGCTCTCTTGGATAATGTCAACAAGCTGGTTCAGGTATGATCTTGCTGTCTTAATGTCGTTTGGTGATATCGCTTTATAGACTGGCATTTATCTATTCCTTACTGCGCTGTTGTAATGTTAACTCTGATGTCTTGACTTTGCCCAGAATTTCTACCAACTACCTTGACATATGACGTGACATATGTCGTTCCCGCAACCTTATAAGCTGCCTGCGTTGCTGCAGGAACAGACTGGGGCGTCAAAGAGAAAGCGAGCGTAGACAGTGGGTTCGTTGACGATGTCTGGTCGGACGGGAAAACGTATGTTGCCATGCTTGTCTGCGATATTGATATTGGCGCTGTTACGCTCTTTGTTGACGCACGTAAAAAGCGATTATCAAGCATGACTATGAAGTCATCATCAATAAGCTCGGGTGGGCTAGAAAATCCCTCTGAGATGCTTAGCTGGACCGTGACTAGCTGCGATGTTGTTGTGCTAAAGTTTAGCGAGACAACGCCAGCTGGCGTCAAATTAAGTGTCGGTATGTATGTGATATTGTTTGACACCGTAGAAATGCTAACCAGACTATTTCTTATGGCATGTGATGGATTTGTCAACGCCTCGAAGACGGGCGTGTTCTTCTCAATCTTTTCTTTTCCTACAGTCCGCCCATATTGCTGGACGATGCCATAGTCAACACCATCGTCTGCTAGCGTGAACTTAGTAATTACAAATCGCCCCTGTTGCGCAAGCAAATTCCTGCCCGCGTCAGTGAGAACGGCGTCTAAGATGATGTTGTTCGTGCTTTGGTCTAGAAAACCCATAAGTGATTTCCTCGCTATCTTAAATATTCAGCGAAATAGTTTGCAGTTAAAATTATCTTGCTGTGTAGAATCTTGCCTGGCTAGGTGGTATTCCATTAATATCAATTCTTCTATCAGATAGTTTAATGTCGACAACCTGACTTTGTGCAAGATTTACTTCGGTTAACACCAACTTATATGAAGTTGATCCATCGCCGCCGACATTAATTAGCTTTAGAGACTTTCCATTAACGTCTGTCACATCAGGATACTCAGGATCAAAATAAAGGCTTATCCTTCTTGATCCGCTTGACTTAATAAGGTCAGTAAAAAAATCGCCTAAAATGTTAACATTTGGATAGGGTTTTGGCGCACCTTCTGTAGAAACTCTGCTTATAAGTAGCTTTGCATTCAAGCGGTCAAATCTAACCCTAAATTGCTCTGACAGTGCCGATGAGTATCCGTGTGCATCTATACAACAAATTGCGTAAATAAAGTCGCTGTTGAGTTTTTGGAAATCTCTGTCAAGGTAATGCTTAATCGGCCCATCAGCTCTTAGCACTAGCTCTTCTGGAACATTTTCACCAGACGTATACGGCAACAATGTCTGATCAAAATTTATCTCTTGAATTAGCTCAAATGGGTCCGTAATAGACGTTCTTCTAAAGACTTGGAATCTCTTAATGTCTTTTTGTTTATTAATTGGAAAATTCCATCTTATATAAAGTCCGTTTAGCGTTTGTTGAAATGTAATGTTGTTAGGAGGATTGGGAGGAATAGATTCAATACATTGCAAAGATGTAAATGTTCCTCCTGATGCAAGCATTACACTTGCAGCGATGATTTTTCTATTTGTGTCGCTCTTAACACCTTTGACTGATTTTAAATTTGAAGATTCATAGATCACTTTGCTATACAAGGATCGGAGTCTGTATTTATAAACTGCACCGTATCTAACATTTGAATCTTGATAAGCGGTGGCGTTCGGATCCCAAATGTATATGTCATCATAGCGTCTTGTCGTGCCATCAAGCTGCTCACCATATTTTTCTATGATAAAGCCTGCTAGAGAAATTATTCCAGTTCTGAAGTCGGATGCATTTGCACTCGATAGTAGCCTAGTATCATACGCTGGAATCTCGACATCAAGCTCTTCTTGTCTAATCCTGAGTGGGTCGTCGATTGCTCTTGAATTGGATTGCTTTTTGTCGGCATCAGAAAATGCTGCTGCATACTCATCAGTAAACACTGACGATTGCCATCTCTCAACAGTTCTAATCATGTCCGAGACTAGCAGCGAATTTATAGATATACCTAGATTAATTGCTTTAACGTCTTTGGCATAAGAATCAACAACTTCTTGACGCGCTTGTGCTTCTGAAAATCTAATTCCTGCAGACTGTAAGTTTGCATTATTTAAAAAGTCGCGTTTGGGTAAAGAAATATTGCTTATACTTCCAATCCGCCTAATATCGGATTGGCTGGTGGAAGACTGACTATTTGACTGTAAATAGATTTTATCATCGATTGCTGTATCATTCACGATGATTGAACAAAATTTATCATTAAAAGGAGCGTCTTCGTAGACTATAAAGCTGTCAGGATTTCTCTGAATTTTTAATGTAGTTTCTCTTGGTAGAGTAGTTTTTTTAGTAACAGTCTTTGGGGGCTTTATCTGTATGTTGACATATCTTGGGAAAGCATTTCTCTCGTAATTCTCAACAACGAAATCATATTCATCCGTATCTCTCTGCAGTCCCGATAGTGACGTTGTTTCTGATATGCCTTCATCTCGTGTGTAGTAGTTGTAGACAAATTTAGCACTAATTTCCTCGCCTTGTGTCAAGGTAGGTAGATTAACGCTATAAAAGGGTAACGTAGTTGTCTGTATTAGATCTTCTTCGCGCTCTTGACTTGACTTATTTTGAGCTTGAGTTTTCATTATATTGTCACCTTGCAACTTAGAGTTGACAAATTACCAACAGTCTCTGTCTCTACTAGAGAATAAACAATCCTATCAAAGAGGGGCGAAGATTCAAGATCATTCAACATGGTTGTAGTGCAAAAATTCTTGTGCATTAATATTGCAGCTCTTAAGCGCGATCTTATGAGTTGTGCTTCTTGCTCGTCGACCGGATAAGAATCAACTATTTCATTTGCGTATGGAATTTCTACTATCTCTCTGGACCCGATTGTCTTAAAAAAAGCATACCTTGGATAAAGTCCATATAGATCCTCAACATAGCTTTCTAAAGATGATTGAATTAGTTGATTTTGAGCGGCGGCTTTTGCATTTCCTAAAAACCCTGCGCTTGCTGCAAATTCTTCAAATTTCTCACTTGTGTAGTTGTAGTTACTAATTTTAATGTTTGAATCATTAAAATTAGTGATTCTTGTCGTGTTATCTTGATCATCTGTTATTTGTGTAATCGCGCTATTAAATGCTTGTGTGCTAGATCCTGTCAATGTGTCGTGTGGGAAATAATAATCAACTCTTGTTGTAGACCCATCAGGCTCAACTCTGTTTGTGATAAGCGTAAATTGTGGTGAAATGGTCTCTCTTGTTGATTTTTCAAGCCTAAGATTCTCAAGCATTCCATAGGGAATCCCTACGACATAAATTCTAGCTTGCCGCTCAGTTAAAACATCGCGATGCACAGCTTCGACAATAGACCTAAAATAAGGAGATCTGGCAGCAAAAGATGTGATATCTGTGTTTTTTATCAGTGTCTGGTATCTCCGAGATCTATGCTTTAGTTCAATTATTGATTCAAGCGTCGCGTATTTTGACACTAATGCGCTTGCTTTAGCGCTTGCATCTTGATCGCTCAGTCCATCTAAAAATGAGTAAGCGCGCTTCAAAGAACTATAAGCTTGCTTTGCAGGGTCTAATGCATTCATTGCATTCAATACTTGCGAGTAGATATAAGCAAACTTTGTATCGAGATTTTCATAAATCTGCAAAACATTTCTAACAATTGACCTAATAGGATTCCAAAAATGTGAAATAATTGATGCTTTAGTCGACTCAATAGGCGGTCCACTGCGAATAGATGTATATGTTCTGTAATCTGTGAGCACTGAATACTCGACTGCTGACCTTAGACAGTCTGTGATTGCCGTCGTGTCTCTCTTAGAAAACTTGATGTATGCATACACACCGTTGTAGTCGCCGTATCCATCTCTGACAATATCGTATCGATATTTAGCTTTCACGAGCCTTAGAATGTCAAGAAAAATCATATACGAAGTTAGTCGCAACGCACCCTCGGCAATTGTGCTGTTTTCCAAAGAATAAGCGCTTTTAACTTTGTCTGCGATTCTATCAAACATTCCAAATGATGAATCACTGTCAAAAAGTTTTGATAAAAATGTTGTGCTAGCCTCTACCTCATCTTCGGCCTCATCTATATCTGCTGCTGATCGAACTGTGTCAGCAAAAGCTTCAAATGTGAAGGGTGCGCTAGTTGTCTCTTCAGAGCCACGCACAGGGTCAAAGTATAAATTTAATGAAGATTGTATTTCATCTTCTAGATAGCCATCATCTGCAGCTCTAGCGCCACGCAACTTTGATTTATTATTGAGCATCACCCACAAATCAGCCGCTTTTTCTTGCTGCTGTGAGGCATGAAACAGCATAATAGCTCTCAAAAGTGAGTATTTGCTTGACCCAGTGACAAGGACAGAATTTTCAAAAAAGCTAAGAAATTCATCAAACATTACTTTTAGTATAAATACGGCAATTTGATTGCTAAATAATCCTGAATTCTTTATAAGAATGTTCTGGATATTAACTTTAGAAGTGTTATAAGCCAACCTTAATGTTTCTAGCTTGTCGGGATCAAAAGACGTTGCATAAATTAGCCCGGATGGACTTCTTGCGTTTAGTCCTTCTAAGTTAACTGTTGCGTCAAACAAGCTGAGTAATGTGTCATTAACTTGAGCGACTAGAGGCAGCAGATCATCTATCGTAAATTCAATCTGTGTATTGACATTATTGTCTGCTGCATTTATAAAGATTCTTGGCAAGTTTGCATTTGATGCGATTGTTCCGCCTACTTGTTCTGCAATTAAAGACGCAACAATTGGGACCAACCTATAAGTGCTAAATGTGCTATTTACTTTGGTCGCAACATTTTTGAAATTGGGTATAACGCCTTTAAGACCAGGATTTCTTACTGCTCGGTCAAAATCGCTGAATCTTTTTTTCTCTATTATGTCATACGGATCGTCACTTGATGCAGTGTCATATGCCCACAAAACGTTGCCAATGGAGTAAAAATCATTAACGTCTCTAAGATTGTCTCCATCTGACACACTAAGCGTTCCTTCATCAGCATTAGGAGTCGCGTATTCATAAAGCGTGCTAGTATTTATTGTGCCACCGCGTTGCCACGCTACTGCTGCTCTAATCAGAACTTCTCGAAATTTTTGGTCACCCGTCTCTTCATTCTTAATAATATTAGGATCATTTAGATTCTGCCTTGATTCATATCCACAAATAGTTGCAATGAATGCATCTCTTAGATCTTGACCTATCTTTGTTGACTTATAAGCATTTTTGTTGTCGTAATTCCAAAATATGTCATTTCTGTCTGTCTTTACGACATCGTCATCATTAAAAGATGTCGCAGGACCGCCATAGACACGATCGTCAATCTTAAACACTGCTGTTGACGAGGGAAAAATATTAGTGACATTATCAAACCCTACAGCTCTAAAAGATTTAACAAGTGTATAGGAATTACCTGTAATTTTAGAACTTTCAATACCTTGAATAAGATTCCTTGAAGCAACAGCAATATCGGCAACAGAATTAACAGCTGTATTGTAAAAAGAAATATTTTTATCGCTTATCTGCTTTAGTGCGGCAAATCTTGCAGAGTTTGATCTAAAATAGTTCTTTACCAATTGATCAGCTATCAAGACTGTATCATCTTTTAGCCCTTGCTGAAGTGTCACAATATCGTAAGCAGGACTTTCTGAGTTGAAGTAGTTGTTAAATGGAACGTCGGCAATGATGACAGGCTGTATACTATTGACGCCTGATCCTGTCAAGTAGACATCATAATCAGTTGGGCTTAGCGTTATTGCTGTGCTTTTTACTTCTGGAGGTATGTAATTTCCTGTTTTGCCATCTTTTCCTTTTTCCCCTTTGCCCTTTCCTTTTCCTTTTCCTTTTCCTTTTCCTGATAGCTGGTCGTCACTGACTCTAGTTTTTGACTTCTTTTTCTCATCTTCTTCTTGTAGAATCGCTAAACTTTTTGAAAGCGAGTCATTTATTTTTTTTAACTTGACTACATCGTTACCTGCCAATTTATTAGCATCAATATTTGCAGCGACGCCTGCAGTTGACAAGTTTGTGGTCAAATCTTCTCTTGTTAATTTAGATTGACTAGAACCAATCTCGCTCTTAGCAATAGCAGATGCCTTTCCGCTTCCTTCATTTTGTGCAATGAGACGTGTAGAAGACTTTTGAATAGGCATTTAAGAGATCTCCGTGGAAGCATAGGCATTTTGTGCAGTTGACTTAGACACAGATCTAATAGTAACTTGACCCTTGATAGATGAATCTAAGTAAAACACACACGTTCTGTTGCTGGTTATGGCCGCTTTTCTAGTTATACCACCCGCAGTCACATTAAAATAGATGGGATTGCCGGTAAACTTCCATGTCAAGATTCCACCTGTATTTATTTTCTGGTAAGTGACATCGCTAATTAATATACTTTTTTCAAGATTAGCTATTGAAATACTAGAGAATATTCCTGTTCGACCAGAGTAATATCCTAGATCTATTCCTGAGGCTGCATTGCCATATTTTAGCAATGAATCGCTTAAAGATGCCTTTGACAAAAACTTGGCAGTAAAAGATGTTTGTCCTTGCTTAAATCTTGTTGCAATAGTTTTTGTTGCCGTATCAACTATGTCTCTAGAGTCTCTAGAAATATTTGATAAAACTCTTTGGCTCGATGCGAGGTTCTCCATTAGCTCGGGCGCAGACCTTATCGCGATCTCAAAGAGATACTGATATGAATCACGTGTGCTATTTACGTAGGATACTTCACCTGGCTCAATCACTCCTAACTCTTCTTGAGTGCCATCATTCAAATTTATCCTGGATGCAAGGACTCTGATAAGCGGCTTAATGTTATTTGTCATCTTCTTCAGATCTTCATCAAAAAGATTGTCTAGGCCGATCTTTTTTAAGTCACTGACGATTTGGTCGAACGCAGTAGTATTATTGTAATTAACTTTAATATCAAATTTTGTTGTTACTCTATCCTCATAGAATTTTTGATCAACAACACTCGCCGCAATATTAGCAAGCGTGTTAAGCTTTAAGCTTGGCACAAAAACTTGGCTAGGCGATGTCTTAAGAACAGAATCTTTGTCAATGTAATCTAATGTGTAGACAGCGTCATACTTTGTAAGTCTTTGTGGATCATCAATTATGATATCTGTCCCTTTATTGTCAGCATAAGCGATATATTCTCGTTTATTGCTTCCATAAATTTGCCTATAAAGCAAGACACGCTTTACAGAGCTTGATACACTTGAAATTGTAAATCGTAGAAAAACATCACTTATTCCTGACATATAGAACGGCAAGATGATGTGATTATATCTACTTCCCACCTCAGTTTCTCTCATTTGAGACATAGATGTGTTCTTAAACTTTGTGTTAGGCGTTACAGCAAAAATTAGCTTTTGCCCTTTTTCGATATTAAAATTAATTGTTGCAATGCCCTTACCATCTAAGTCGCTAGATGAAATTAATTCATAGTATGATGTCTTAGAATCAATCTGCGTCTCATTTTTCACATAAAAATTAAATTTTCCTATTAGGGGATCAAAAGAGACGGCAGACACGGCAATTGTGTTATCATCTAAAAATCCCGCTCTAACATCAAAGTTATTCTTTGCAACATCGTATAACGTTAATTTATCATCGTGATTTATTGTTATAGAACTTCCTATGTAAAAAACACCATCCTTATCAAGCAGAACATTTTGAAATACTATTTGATTCTTAATATCCGTAATAGGGATCTCAATGTCATATGTTAGATTTTTCTTTACTAGATCAACGTAGGGTATTGTGACATGAGATGTAGATAAATTCTGCGTAAAAAAGTTATTTGCGGGCTGAGCTCTAATATCTTTTAAAGCTGTCCCATTCAGAAGAGACTTTTTTGTGATGTTCTTGATTGGATTTCTTTTTTGCTCTGTTACTATCCTAACCTGCATGGTCAAAGATGGATCAATTTCAACATTGACATCATACACAAGAGGAATTCTATAAGTGAAGTATGTAATCTCTCCCACGTTTCTATGTGTTACTATTGAGAATAAGTCGCCACTATCAAATGTTAGCGGAAATCTTACTTGATCTTGTTGGATTGTTGGCATCAGTCAATTACCATGGTAAACAAGTTGACGAATGTTGGAGAGCCTGTCTCATCAACAAATACCTTGCCATAAAATATGACTCTCTTGCTTGGATGATCTCTGTCTTTCGAATCCACGAACTGGCCGTAATCAACAGCATCCAACTTAATAATTCCATTATTATTTGTCTCAAATAGCTGGATAACAATATCATTAGTTTCTGATGTGTCTGTTATCTCTATGTCGACTCTTTGCCGCTTGGGTGTGCCGCTTTTTCCCTGTAGGTCATTTTTTAAATCGTTGTAAGTGTATCTGTCGTGTGACTTTATATTTTTGTATCTGCCTAGCTTGCTATAGACATCATTTTTTTTAACAGTGGGCGGCAAATATGTGAACTGTGCAAAGTTCGTCAGGCGCTTATCAAAGAAAAGGCTTGGCGCAGCGTTAACTGAGATTGGCTTGTCATCCAGATCAAATGGTTCAGAGTTATTTATCTGAAATGAGGCCGTTGTAGTCGATAATATCAAATCTGGGTGATCATCAAGTGGATCTCTAGACGCGATGATTGTGCCAAATCTCATCGAATCTTGAAATAAGTTGGTCACACTGCTGATAGCTGAAGAGAATGATCCCGTATTATTAAGGCGGGTGACATCCTTTCCTCCCTGGAATAGATCTCCTTTTGCGGTAACTTTAGTCCCAAATGCGTCCACAGGAATTATCTGTCCGGTGTCGTCTGTCACAATTGCATACGTGTCTTGAGGAAGCGATGGTGGACTTTCCAAAAAGACACGATCAACTGCGTCATCATAGGATCCGCTTATGCTGCTTGCATCGTAATATGTCTGGCCATCTGTGAATGACGCGTATGATACAGTCAATCCTCCTGTCGCTAGAGATGCACGCCCAAGGGGAGTCATCACAACGTCCATGATCCTAGTCTTAGAGTTTAAGAAACCCATCTCAATCCTCTAATCTAACTATTTGAATCCAAAGCTACCTGTAACACCAAAAATGAGATTGTTGGGGCCAATTGACAATGTTACAGCAGGAACAGCGCCTCTGCTTCTAACACGTCCATCATCGTAAGGAACAGACGATGTACAAAATCTACTGACGTTATTACACTGAGTCCTGTATGGGTCAGCTTTAATGTCCGATGATGCACTAACAAACTCAGCAATAACGACACTATCTGTAACAACTGGCTTTGATCCAACTAGATATTGTGCTCTAGAATCGCGTGACTGTTCTAGCATGTCTCGAACAAAGCCATAATGATCTCGTTTAAAAACGTATGTTGGTGGTGTTAGACGTATGTTAGAAAGGCCATAACGTATTGATGCTGCGCCTGCACCGTAGTTGAATTTAAAAGGAGGATCAATATCGGGCTCAAAGTCATTGAAAAGAGGATGCCATGAAGAATCATAATAAAGCAAAGCACGTGCTGCGTCGCCTCTTCCAAGAACTGATGTTACACCAAACGCGATCGGAGACAAGCTTGTTAGTGGTGCTCTTATGAGCTCTAGCTCAATTTCTCTACTCCTCTGCGTATTTTCTGTGCTTGTTTCGTAAGCAAAAGCATTTCTAAAATATCTTTTATCATTACTAATGAATTTAACAGACACGCCTCCAACATCATAAGTATTTTCGCCTGGTTTGATATTTTGGATTGCAAAAACTGGTATGTCTATGTTTACGGCAGGAAATACACTAACCGTAACATCTGTATCAACAAATATTCTATCAATTCTTACTCTAGATGGCGGCACTGACGCGCTGATTAACGTTTGAGAGCCAGCAGATCCTGTGTATGAGGCTGTCAAATTGGCTGATGCGCTTGTAATTCCAGCTGCAATTGCGCTAGGCGCAGGTGTCATTGAATCATAAAAGACAACATCTTGATCAAAGATCTTTAAATTTCTCGAAAATGAACCCGTGAATTGTGTATTTGCATATGTTAGATAACCTCTTGAAATGCTTTGAGCGGGATTTACGTCAGTGAAATTACCAATTCTTCTTCTATTAGGAAGATTAGATCCGTTTATGATGTTATTAATGTATGAAGCCGAGTAATAAGCACGCGGATAGACATCATATTGATCTACAACTGAGTTGTTATAGTGTATATCCTCGCTGACAGCCGCTGAGCCGAGATGCTGGTTTAGACTGGGCAAAAGTTCTTTTGCATTCTGCACAAGAGATCCATAGATTACAATCTTAGCATTCTCTTGTTTGATGGTGAGCACTGAACCTGTGACGTTAAACAATGATTCATCTAAGCCGCTTCCTGTAGAATTAACAAATGCTGTATTTGGATGAACACCTGACTCGATTCCGAGGACTAGCTCGTCTTCAGGAAATAGAATAATTGGCGTCTCGACACTACATGAAATTTCTGTTGATATTTTAGCATCAGGAGTCCATGCTGTATCTGTTCTTGTATCTTGTGATGATTTCCAAAATGAGCTAATAAGCGCCCGCTGGCTTGGGACGGTAGCAACAAGGCTCTGGTTCATGCTGCCCGATTCAGCTTCATAGCCTGCCATTTTATTTAACGTGTAGGTCGACGATCCCCATCGAACAAAGCTGTCATTTGTAGAACCAGATGCATACTGTCCGCCGCGCCAAAAATGCTGCAGTATGATGTTGTCTTTTGATGAAGCATTTTCTCTAAATGCGCCGTATTTTGATTGTCCACCATAATATTGATTAAATGTTGTGGGCCGAAATGTCATATAGACATTTGCATCAATTTCTTCTATCTGGCGAACGCCTGCCGTCTTGGCTTGAGTTGATGTCATGCTAAATGACGCAGAGTAGGCTGCATCATGTATTATAGGCTGTGCTTGTAGGCCAGAAGAAAATGTCTGTGTGTTATAGAAGCAGAATGACTTTCTAGCTACTAGATTTCTTATGCTACTTGAGACATCCGTTATGCTGTCTTTGACAGCATTTGATCTATTTTGTGTGTATAGGAAGACAACGTAGTTATCAATATCTCGTCCAAATCCAGTGTCTCTTGACCAAGTGGCATCTACGGGTGGATTTTGAATTCTTCTAGATTTAACAGGAAGCTCGACTGAGAATCTGTCCACAACAATTGGATGCTTAATGTAGTCTGAAAGTTTGATTGTTTGGTTTTGATTAGCATGATAGCGCGGTGCGTATGGTGCCTCAAACATTGAGGTTGGCTCACCAATTTTATCGTAGCCTCTATCATATTGCTGGCTAACAGTCGTAGGCGCTAAACCCGCAGCAGGATTAGTTGATCCTGCAACGTTAGGTGTGCTACAAAACTGCGACATCATCTTTCTATGACCGCTTGTCATTCTAGCATCAGACGAAGTCAAGATAGAAGTGTAATTTAGATCCGCTCCTGTTACAGGATCAGTCTCACCGACATAGTCCCATGTCTTATTTACAAAGTTGAAATAAGCAAATCCTGTGTGTGTTGAATCATAAAACTCGCCAGCCGCAGATCCTGATATGCTGTCAGCTCTACTAAGACGTGTAAGTTTTTTCTCAGCGCTGGGTGTTATGTCGATTGTTATGGCAATTTTATCTTTTTCAGGAGACGAAAAACCCGGATATGTGTTTTGCGGGAAACCTTTATCTTCAGAACCTAAGTTATAACCTGCGGGATTTGAATATTCAATAAACGGTGAAAGCACACCATTGACGACAGGCTTGTCAAGGTATGACGTTGAATCTTTAATGTTGCTTGTGAAAATTAGAGAGCCTGTCGTAAAACCTGCAGATGCCGATGGGATCATGTAGGGCGCAATGACTTGACTTGATGTGTAGACTAAAACATCAGCATCATTGAACGGCTCATTTTTTGATCCAATCTCATTTTGATATCCTGTCCTGACAATTGCGGGTAAGACATTTTTGGAATCTAAGTCTCTTAGATAGGGACGAGGCGAAACATTAAGTATTCTGCTTTTCATCTCAATAACCCCGCGTATGCTACCGAATCCGTCTCGAATATTGCCGAATATAGATCGCGCCCAAATGATCCATACACGCTAAGCGGATCAAACGAGTCATAATCAATCTTTGTGCCAAGCGAGCTTGTCAGCACAGTGTCGTAGTATATGTCTACAACTTCGCTGGGTGTTCCATGGAATCCTAGCTTCACTATTCCAAGTATGCTTTCTCCATCTTCGTAGTAGGGAGAAAATCTTGTGCCTACGCTGTATCCCTGAATTGATTCATTGTTGATCTTTACGCCACGTGCTGGGAGCGGTATTTCATCACGAAAGATGTAGCTTCTAGCATTTAGGTTAAAAACCGTGGCTCGCCCGTCTTTGCTTGTGTCATCACTATAATCTATAGTGTCTGATCTAACTATCTCTTCATCTTGAAGGATCTGGCTTGGTGCTCTTCGCTCATCAGCATCATTAAACTTTACGTAGGGTAGAGGATCAATTAGCACGCCTAGAACAGAAGGTGCAACTTCTTGGTCGATGACACCATCTTCCTGCATATCCAACCAGCGGCCCGATGAGATAAATGGCCGTGCCGATGCTTTAAAGACATTTCTACCCTGTCTTATCTCGACACCTTGCGCAAAGTTTAGATCTGGAGAAAAACTTGATGATATCGGCGACACTGTTGTATCGTGATATCTAAATGTTCCTTGATCATTATAGGGCTTCATTTAGTCTTTCCTGCAGAAAACTCAACTTTACTAATTGTCGCAGAAACTTTTCTGCCTGTTGTCGAAATAGCCATCTCATCCGATTAGTATCTAATTTTTCCTCTTTCAAGTATGTGTGGTTCTATAACGTAGTTGATACCTAAAAATCTTGTTCTCTTGGGAAGAATCGACTCTATAAGCTGACTTAAGGCAGTATCAACCCATCTAAAAACCTCATATGTTCTCATAATATCAACTTTATCTGTTAACCTATTAAAATAAACATTTGAAAGATGGTCAAGATCGCTGTAAGAATCTGCGTAGAGGTCTGCCTGGCTACCTAACGCATTATCAAGATACTGTGTGTCTCCAATAGTCGCAATAATATCTTGATCAAGTGCTTTTACTATTGAGTGCTCTATTGAATATCGAACATCATCAACTATGTTGTCAACGCTATAGATCTCATAGGCAGGTCCTGTTATGACATATTGGGGATCAGTGGGCAGGACAGTATTAAGTCCCCTTATTCTTACCTTGTTTGAGCTTTGTTGCAAGTCAAATCTAGGTGCCAATCGATTAATAAACTGCCTATAAGGCTTAATGACTGTCGCGCCAGCTTCAAAGCCAGATCCACTCAAGTGCAGTGAATTTTGGCTAAAATCAAACAATCTAATATTTCCTGCCGTGTCTGCGTTGATCGTAGATTGATCGCAGCTAGCATCTACACGAAGCCGTTGGTATGCACCTGTCTGGACCAAATCGAATCCCAGACCTAATTCTGGGTTGCTTGTGCCTATATTGTAGGCGCTCCTCACGTGTTCGATAAACGATGCTTGACCAATATCAGTTGACCAAAATCTAACTCCCGATATCTTGCCCGTAAAGAGTGTCTCTTTTGATCCAAAATTATTTAAAAATAAGCTGTGTGTATCGTCAATACTTTGCGATCCAATCACTACAAAGCTACCAGATGCATTGTGTGTTCCAACGTTGCAAAATGCATTATTGGCGCTATTTGTCGTCTCTAGGAAATAAGACGAAGTCGTGAAAAAAGCTACAGTATTGCCTGCTTGACGACCGCATCTTAATGTGTAGTTGCTTCCCGATGATATGCCTAAATCATCGAGCCTTTTCTTCTCAAGTCCTACAACCCAGCGATCACCATCATAAAGGTTGACACCTGTCAAAACTAAATTTAGCACGCTTGGATTAGTTGTATTGACTGAATCAACGCATAGAGAGCAAGTAACACTACCCGATATGCCTGCATGATTGTAGACTAAATTCATTAGAAGCGGGTTAAAGCCCGAGCTTGATGTTGTCTCCAGTCGCATCAGGCTCTGTGGTGCTGGGTGTGTCTTTGTAACATCAAAGACGTATGATGCTTCGACTGAAAAAGATCCGCTTGTTAAAAGACCATCTCTAGTGCTATTAGATATTCCATGTGGGTAATAAATGTCTTTGTTGGTAAATGTTCCGACAGGATATGGGTATCCTACTTCTACTCTGGATGCGCTTAAGTAGGAACCGACGACCCTTGGTGAATCACTCTTGAACCCCATTAAAGCGTTGCTTCCTGTAGGTGCTGCTAAACTTCCTGAGAAGTCAAGAACAGACATGACTTCTACTGTCTGCTCTCTCTTGTCTTGCAAGCGTGTCTCGCCTGCCATGCCCAACTCTCTAATCTCAAAAAAGTTTTCGGGAACAATACCTGATGATAAGAATACCGATCTTACAGCAGATGGTGTGCCTTTAGACACGTTAATGTTTGGCATATTTGCCAAAATTCTACGCCAAAGTGTGCTTCGTAGTTCTTTTAGAGTGTAGTCTGTTACCTGGTCTTCTAGAACATTTTCTCCAAAGACAAATTGTTCTGTGTTTGATTTAGCAAAAAAGTTAGGAAGTTCTACACCAAAGTAGTCAGCAACAAATGGAAGCATTTGGTCACTTACATCTTCATCTGAGTCTAGTTCGATGGCGAGAAGCTTAGACATGCTATCAACAAACTGCTTAATTTCATCGAGCGGTATTGATAATGTGCATAGAATTCGTGTCAGAGCAGCTGTAGTGGCTAGGTTACCTGTGCCAGGTATTGTATCAAGTGTGGGAAGTGTTCCTAAGCCGCTGTCATAATCGATGAGACCTGACGCATTTGCACTCTCGACCAAGTAGTGAAGTGGAACAAGAGTAAAAATAATGTTAGGGTTGTCACTATCATATTCAGATGCGCTTGTGATGAGTGACTGGTAGTAAGTTTGTGTAGTTAGCTCATCTGCAAATAGAATGGGACTATAGTAATAATCCTGGCGCGTAAGGGGTAATGAGATTGATGATGTCAACCTTAAGATGCTTGTGTAGTTATTAATATAAGAATGTAAAGCATTCCCAGATGAATCTAGAACGACGTCTTCACAATCATACGTCCCATAAGGTTCGTCAAATCCAAACCTAAGCTTCATCAAATCATTTTTATAGATCTGCTGGTATGCATATTTTTCAGCATCATCTTGCGTCCGATCACCAACAAAAAATCTAAATTCATCAATTGCGCCGTCAAATGTTGTCACTGGGCTAATGGCATAATCAATGATGCCATGCGCAGATCCAGAACCTATCAGCATGCTCTGTGTTGTGAAATTAAGATCACCAAAGTCCTGTATATCAGATGATGATGCTATTAGATTGCCATTTAAGTAAATTACTGCTCTTTTTCCGCTTAGTTCGGAATTTAATCTCGCCCGAAGATGATTAAATTGTCCTTTTCCTATGGAAGCGGATGCTATGACATAGGCGTCTGAGGCTGATGATACCAGGAACATTAAGTTGCACTGTGTTGTGCTTGCTGATTGGTCAAGCGCAAGCGTAAAGGCAGCGTCTGATGATGATCTTTGGGTGATTATTTGGACATTATTGGCATTAGGTGAAACATAGACGTGTGCTTCTATTTCAAATGGGCTACTTGACAGAGATAAAGCATTTTGGCTTGTAGCACCGGGTGCTTTGGGAAACTTATTACCGGATATTGGACTTACATCTATAAATGTCCCGTTGTTAACTGCACCTTGAAATAGCAGATATCCGGCATTTTTAGGTGTGTTATCATAGACATAGCGCTCAAAACCTGTCAAGCTTTGTAAGAAAGCGTCAATATCGCTCAAAGATCCTGTGTAAGGAAATTCATTAAAAACTTTGTGGGCTGCAATGTCAACCTTGGCTCTTGCAGGAGCAAAAAATGTATGGTTCTCAAAGTTAGAAAAATTAATAGATAGCTGCTGTGTTGATTTAATTCCTGATTTGTATGAGTCTAATGCGAAAGAATCATTTGACGTGTTTCTTCCAAATAAGGTGCTATTACTAACAGATCTACTAATTCCATTTGTTGAACTTAGGCTTGATTTTGCCTTGAAGATCGAAGGTCTTGTTCTCAGGCGAGGCATTATTCCACCCTAAATTTGGCTGCTACATCATTAATAACGATTTCTTGACCCTTATTAATAATCTTAAAGTCAAACGTGTATGTCCTTCCTCTAGGCAGAGAAGACATATAGAAGTCAAAATAATGAGTCGTTGCATCATTAGATGTCTTTGTGCCAGGATCATGGAATGGGATAATAATGTCACCACTCTCAAAGTCTCTGACTCTGAATTGACAATTTTCAACAACAATACCTGTATTTTCTAAAGGCGTCTTAACAGATTTAATTTCGCGGTTAAAGTCTTCGATGAAGAGCCGGAATCTAAATTTCTCAGTAAACTTATATGATGATCTCATATTTGTAATGTTTACAAAATAGCGCTCGGGTGTTTGAGAAAAATATGTTGTATTACGATGTGCGATGTTGAGAGTGCCCGTAGCAAATTGAACTGTTTGGTCTTGTGACAGCCATTTAACACCGAATTCAAGCGACGGGTAATTTGATGCTGTCATATAAGGAAAAATGTCGTTATCAAACGAGTTTACAAGAAATGACGCAGAATACACCCCTACGATGTAAGTGTTTCCTATCTTGTGCTGTGATGCGTCGAATGTTCTTGTCAATGATCCCGATGTAATCTTTACTTTTAAGCAGTTTTGTCCCGTAAGAGACGCCAAAGCGGAACCTGACAGTAGGTTTGCAGGTGCACCTCTATTAAATGAGTTTAAAAATATTGATCCTGTTGTGTTGAACTCGAAGATTTGAGTGCTATCAGATATTGTGTCATCATATGTGACAATAAGCTCGGGCCTTTTTGAAGTGTTTGTAGTGTTTCTTGAAGCGAATCTCTTGACAAATCGAGTCTTTGCATCTTGCTCCTGCGCATCTATGAATGATATTCTAAATCCTGCATCGGGCATTTGTCCTGACAGGACGCCTGACATGATTCTAGTGACATCGACATCAAGATCCTCTTCACCAGATTCGAATGATTGTGTCACGGCAAATGTTAGAACACCTAGCCCATCATTTAGATTACCCTGTGTAAAGTAGTCTAAGTTAGGATTGCCTAGTGTGCCTCCAGCGCCGGCGCCCTGTGTGGACCACATTGTTGCCGATAGTGATGTGGATGCTGTAATGTAGTTCACAACATCAATATCTTCAAATCTAATAATGTCTCTTCCTATTCCTTCGTCAAAACTTTTTGATAATGGATAAACAACTAAAGAGAAATTTGATGGTGTTGTTTGGCCTCCGTAGACATCATGCATGTAAAGTCTACACTTAAAGTTAGAAGACCTTATGTCAAATTCACCCGCTGCTAACGATCTACTAAGTTCTGTTATATCAAAGTGAATTAGTCCTCGCGAAAGCTCAATTGGTGCAGATTCTCCTTCTATGGTATTCTCATCATAAAGTTTAAAAAGATCGACAGTTCCAGCTTGACCAGTGTTAGAATCAACAGCTCTAAGCGTTGGCGATATTATCTTGTTGGTAATGTATGCATCTTTATCTGTCTGGAAGACTCTATACACTTTGACTCCTACACGGCATTGCCAACAATGTCCGAATCTGGGTATTTCACTTCAAATATACCACCTAATGGTGGCACTAGCTTTCCCTTAACAATAGAATTTTTGATGCTTATTGGTGTAGACGAGTATTTTCTGTCGTCTATGGTGCCGGTAAGGCTTGTAAATGTGTAGCTATCTAAGCTTAGAACGCCATCTTGATTAATTATGAGATTCATAAGATCAGCGATCATAATTGGCGCATCGATGTTCATATTTGCTGTTTCTAGATAGGTTTTTATTGAATTATTTATTCTTGTTAAGATACCAGACTTGTCATCTCTTGGGTCGATGGACACTCGGTATTCAAATCCAATATTGACTATTTTTGCATCAAGAATGTCAAATGAGTCTGATACTAATCTGAATTCATTAATGTATGTTGCAATATTTCTCTTTAGGGCGTCAGGAGATTGTGCTAGCTTCTCATCAGCGTCTCTGCTAACTAGATAAATGATTGATGATAGTGGATTGACAGGATTAGGACTAAGACCGATTCTAAATGGTCTTCCAAAATTTGTGGGCATCAAGAAAACGCGAGCGATAAGATCCTCTTTGGAAACAACTCTATTTTGAGAGTTTCTAACTGCTAAAGCAACTTGCCGTAAATCTTCAAGCGTTGGTGCATTTTCTCCACCTAAAGCGGCTCTTTGATTATTAACAACAACTGACGCTCTTATTGCAGCAACTTTTGCTGGTGTTACAGCAGATCCAAAGCTTGTCTCCAAGTTAATAACTGTTTTGATGGTGTTGGCAGACACGTTGTGTGACACACCACCACCATGACGATATCTGACTCGAATTGTCGTGCTAGCTGGAGTAATTCCTAAGCTTTGTGAGTTAAGAAGCGAGTTAGGATCTATTGTGACTTTTGGAAATGTCTTTCTATCACCAAAAAGAGGAAGAGAGACCTGACTCGGGTCTGGCAATATATCATTATCTAAAGAGGCAGCATTTCCCGATCCGAATATTAGCTCTGCAGCGCCTGAGTCTGCTGCAATTCTTGTGACAAATCGATATGGCGCGGGAATGACGGCGAGAGAATCAGAGATACCATCTTCAGGATTTGCGTTGTCTATAACCTTAAAGACTGTATCTTGTGCCAGCGAGTCAACCTCGTAATACTCATTTCCATCCGTATCTTTGACTAGGAGAATTTCACTAACATTTGAATTTGCAAGATTTATAGTCTTAAACGGCGTAAGATCAGAACCAAATGTAAACAATTCTTCTGATGTTGCGCCAGAAACGCATGTTCCACGTCTTGTCACATTAAAAGTTGTTGGTTCACCTCTTGATCCTGTTGACGTAACTTTGTAAGATGCAATATATTTGTTTCTAGCATTCGTTTGAGAAAAATCAATATCATCAGATAGCGTAAACTCGATTCCCGAATTAGACTTTAGAGTTGTGCCTGTTCTGAGGATCGGGAGTTGTGAATTTTTAGGAAGGTAGCCCAGAGAAGTCAATTCTGCATCGACGCTAAACGTGAAGTCTACATCGCAAAATGCGGGCGCTGCGCCTTTTATCTTGACACCTGCAAGACGAACTAGACGCTCAATGTTTCCTCTTTCTACAGCTGTATCAAGGCTAAGCTCGTTAAACTGGTGATCAAGATAAAAAGAAGTAGAATCTCCGATATAAGCAACCAAATCAAGCAGCATTCCGCCCACAGACGCTTCAGAGAAGTCCTGAATCTTATCAGGAAAATAGGTCTTAGCGTATTGAACAAACTCTGATCTAAAGCTGTCAAAATCTCTTGCTAGATAATTCCGCTGCCTTTTTTGCTTTAAAGACTTTTTTACATCAGTTAGGGCCATGGTCTCATCCTATGTTTGTGATTATTAATTCAATTTGTTTGGTTGCAGTTGTTATTTTAGGAATTGAGCACTTAATTGTAACTCTAACTTTAGAAAATCCCTGGTCATCTGTCTGCAATGGCTGCAAATCGAAAGTGTCTAGGCTAACATACGGCATGTATTTTTCTGTTGATGTCTTGATGAACATCATGGCCTGCTCTTGGTAGTTGTCAATAGACAGCCTTTCTGTTAGAAGTTGTCTCAAATTTGATCCATAGTCATAGAGAGGAACGCGCTCGCCATGGTTTGTTAGTAGCATGTTCCTAAAATTGTCTAGGACTTGATTGACAATATTAGTTGACATCTCAAATGGACCACCAACCTTTGATGAAAAGTTGACAGGGGTTAAAATTCCAATAGGCACAGGTTGGCGCGGCTGCGAAGCGCGCGCGTCTGTGTTAAGTTCTCCGACACTTTTAAAGCTACGTTCGGCCATCGCTTATAACTATTAGCATGTAAGGTTCCTCTGCCTTAAGCAATTCCAAGAATTTTAGCAGCACTCAACGCTATAAGACCAGATCCTAAAAGAAATGAAATCATGCTAACTATGAAATACTTTACAAAAAATGTGACAGTTTGAAATATAGAAGCTATCTCAAGAATGGCAGCTTCTGCAATGCTTATTACACTAGTAATAATTGACCACACTAGCTCTAATAAAGCAGATAAAAGTGCTTGAACGCCCTGCGCAACATTAATGATCAGTATCTCAAATGCTTCTTTTATTCTAATTGCTGCTTGAACGCCTTGTTTTATCTGTTCAGCAATCTTTGCCGGCAAAGCAAGAAAGGCAGCCATTAACTTAACAAACTTGGTTCCAATACCATCTATACCATCAGCTTCAACTGTTGCGAATAATGGCGTGACATCAATCCCTGGTGGGATAAAAGAAATATCAAGAGACGGAACAGGTAAGCTTGGAATGCTTAACAAAGATGATGCTGTTATTTCTTGAGCAGTTTCTACAACAGACTCTTTGATGTCATCAATATTGTCATTAATGGATTCTATCACATCCGATATTCTAGACGAAGACACATTTGACCTTGTAAGAACTTCTCTCACTATTGTCTTCAATATGTCAATAAAACTTTCTGCGGCGTCTTTTGCTGCTGATAATCCATCTTCAACAAGATTACTGATAATATCGTCAAGTGCACGTAAAATTTGTCTAACTTTTGAAAGAACTACATCAATATTAAGAATCAAAAGATCAATAAATGGAAAATCTAAGAAGCTAAAAATTCTATTGAATAGAGACTGCAGCTTTGTGATTAAAACTACGATAGGCTTTGTTGGGTCAAATAAGCCGATAGGTTTCAAGACACCGGCATCTGGAATCTTATCAAGAGAAAGAGCAATATTTTGAAGAAGCCCAGAAGAATAGTAAGCATTCCACGCTGGATATTGATTATTGTGCTCTTGCTGGTCGAGATCTTTAAAATTACCTAAACTAATTAGGTCAGCAGAAATAGAGCTTGCGCCTATAGAAAAACCAGATTCTACTGATCCTGCTGTAGCAATCCTAAAGCTGGTCTTTGCACTATCAGTTAGTTTGCCATTATCCAATATGCCTATGCTCGACAAGGCGCCCATTACTTCACCAAAATTTTGGATGCAAATTGACCTGTTGCAGGATAGTTAGGCGCACCTAATATTCCTCCTGCCGTTGACACAATTGATGGTGCCACGATATTTCCTCCCGTCCTTATTGCTTCTTGACAGAGAATAGCTTTATCAGCATCATCACCGCCTAGCTTAATAACACCATCTGGTGCCGGTGTTATAACAACGTCACCGTTGGGTTGGACTCTAATGCTGGCACCTCCTACTGTAATCACGACTCCAAAACCTGCAGAGACTTCTATTATAGATGTGTCTGCTTGTGCTGTTGGCGGATTTGTGTTTGGCTTTAGCGCTTCTTTGTAACCATCAGTATTCTGGACAGCAGAAAAAGAAGCTGCTATATCATCTTTTAGACCCGACTTTATTAGTATCTTTCCTATACCGCTGTCATCTGTAAGCTGTATTGCAGTGCTATTTGACCCTTGTATTAAAAAATCAGGAGATTTTGATGCAACGCCTACAACCACATGACCCGTAAATTGTGGCCGACTTATCGCATTTTTTCTTGTCGATTCAAGATCAAGTCCAGATGTATCGGCATCAAGAAATAATTTAGTATTCGTATCGCTTGTGACGCTCTTGGCAAAGAAAGCACGATCATCATGAGTGAAATTTAAATCTTCTGCATAACCATTTTGGACTTTTCTTGATAGCCAATATGAAACTCTTTCTGTGTGATTCACAAATACCCATGCTCGCTCTCCTGCCTTAATAGGCACTCGCATGTGAGAGAAAAATGGATAAAAAACTTGCGCTTGAGGTAGTCTCTCTTTAGAGATAAAGTGGCCGATTATTGTCCCATTTGGACAATTTGTTATAAAACCTGGGTCAATAACTTTTCTTTTTAATTGGTCGCGCTGGTCTTCTGTGAGAGAAGCGTAACTTGAGATATAGTCAATAACTAAAATTTCTTCAAACACTAGTCCTCCATTATCTTATCAAAGATGGAACCCGTGTCTAAAGGCTTGTTTTCTTCTGCAGTGATCATCTCAGCGAGCTTTATTATTTGATCATTTGCCCGTGACATTCTTTCAATGTATTTGACAATAACGGGACCAAGAATGCTGTGATTTGCTGCATTTCCTTTGATCTGTATGATCGTATCAGTAAAAAGTATTGATGCGTTCTCTCTATCAGTCAGCGCATTATGGTAGATTTCGCTCCAAAGAACACGCTTTTTATCATCTAGGCCTTCAATCGTCTCCAGGAGAGAAGAAAATTTCTTAACCTTGTCCTCTTTTTCTTTAAGATTATCAAATTGATTATTAATCTTTTCTGAGTCTGTCTTTTTAGACATGTATTCTCCTTAGAAGATATCGAACTCACAGTCTTTCATAGATTCTCGATAATGCTTCTTGATGTTAGACATTGCTGATGATATCTGTTTTGTGTTCAAATTGGTCATTTCACGTATGTAAACAAAGACGGCACGCTTATTAAAAAAGTCAATATCATCAATATTATGAAATATCTCAATAATTGCGTTCATACACGTCAATTCATGTTCTTGATCAAGTCTTGACTTCACTTCATCGAACATAAGCTCAAGTTGTTGTGCTTGAAAGGCTTTTTTTCCACCTGCACCATAGATCTCAAAAGTAGGCTCAACAATATCAAGTGTTTCTATTTCTGGAACAACTGTCTTGTCATCTATGTTGACATGTTTTCTGGTGTGTTTAATCTTTTGACGTGTCTTGACAACTATCCAATTTTTAGCAACAACATTAAAGTAAGAGAACGCCTTGGTCCCTCTAGATGCATCAAATTTCTTCAATGTCTCGTATAGGAAGCTGATGCAGTCATTCTTGAACTCATCAATTGGTCCGACGATATTCGCACCGTGTATAAAGATAAGATTTTCAACAAGCTTGGTAAAAGCTGGCAGTATCTCAATTGTGTATATGAGATCTCGCACCTCTTGTTGAGCCTCTTGTTGAAATCTGACGATGGCATCATGCGTTCCTGCATGAAAATACATCTTCAAGCTACCGCTCTTGGACACCTGCTTCTTACTGATCTTTTTCATCTTTGACAGGCTCCTGTAGGTTAGACATCCTATTTGCAACTTTGAGGAGCAGCTCTTGACTTGACCTAATCTCTTGAACTGTCTGTCTGACCTCTATTGAATCAAAGAATATTGGCTTTTCTAGAATTTTAGAAATTACCCTATACCTTTCATCAAGCTGGTCCAAGCATTCTTCTATTGAATCCTCAATGCGCAAGATAATTAGGCCAAATTTGATGTTGTAGTATACAGATACACCTAAAATAGCAAGAACCACGCAAAATATAGTCTCAAACATTAACGATCAGCTCGTTGAAGAGACCTTGATAGTCTTCAATGATTTTATCACGTGTGTATCTTGTTCTGCAAATCTTGGCTAGATCTGTTGCCCAGCCTTTTGGAACAATATGCGACTCTCTAAACTTCTTAATCTTCTTCTTAAAATCAGCTTCAGAAGGATCTGCCCAAGACACACCCTCGACAAAGATTCTTCCATCAACTCTGCTTGTGGGTATGACCATCTTCTGCTTTTCGATCTTAATCCACTTACCAAGATTCATAAACTCAGTGTGAGCCGACCAATCTGTAGCAACAACAGGTAAGCTTGATGCTGCTGCTTCAAGTATCGGTAGTCCAAATCCTTCGCCGCGCGTGAGACTCACGAGCGCTTTTACCTTTGGGTGCACATACAACGAGGCAATTTCTTGATTTGTCATATTTCCGTGCATCAAATAGATCGGCGTGGATGAAGTCTGTCTTATCGAGCTAATAATATGGTTAAGAGCTCCGACAGTAACATGCCTGTCAATATCTGTTCCACGACCACTATTTGTCTTTAAGATTATACCCACAGATGGGTCATCTTTGAATGTCTCACATATCCACTTAAGGGTGTTTGTGATGTTCTTCCTATCAATCGTAGAATCAGGAGATGACATTTGACTAACAATAAGAAAATTAAATGGTGTTCTAAAGTCTACATCCAGCGCCTCTGGTGCTTGATCGATTTCTTTAATATACCATTCTCCTATGACATAGATCGGAACTTTTACGTCACCCGTAGATGTCAAAACGCTCTTAGTAAAAGCTGATGGGACAACAATCGCAGACATTTGGTTGCACCGCTGGATCCACTCAGGATTGCAACGATCTGTCTCGACTGCAGCTGTTATTCCAATATTGATGCGAGCAAGATTTGGTGACCACTCATCAGGTAGCTGGACTTGAAATGACACATCAAATCCACTTGACTGGTCAGATGACCTTGACATAATCTCACCGATCAGCCCGTTCTCAGCATCAGAATTGATATACCACGACGTGTTTCCCCACTGGACAACCTGTGTGCTCACTTGAGAATCTGGTATTGTCTTAACAGCTTCATAGACTTGCCTGCTATGTTGACCATAACCTGAAATGCTTAGTAATGGTGCACGAACAACTATTCTCATTAGAGCTCCTTAACTGTGTATGTCTTTCTATTGTGCTTCCACGTGTCCAAAAGATTAGACGCTGTCTCGTGCCACATGTCTATTGTCTTATTGAAGTTAAACTCTGATCTTGCATAATTGAATGCTTTTTGTCCTAGAGCCTGACGCTCTGTGTCAGAGAGATTGTAGAACTTCATTATCCCTTTAGCAATATTTTCGTTTGTCACATAATCTTCATAAATGTATGGGACGGTTTGTGATCCAACCAGCGTCTTTAAGTCAATATCAAGAGCGACACCGTTGTGTGTGCCGTCCCTATGGTCAACAACCTGACGTGTTAAACCACCCGTCTTGGCTGCAATAATTGGGACACCGGCGTTCATTGCTTCGAGTGTGCCTAGCCCAAACCCCTCAGCAAAGCTAATATTAATGCAAAAGTCTGATATGTTGTAGAGAACATTGATCTTGTCGAATGGTAGCCTTTCTTTAGAGAAGGTAACATTTTCAGATATGCCTAAATTTTCAGCGACAGCGTAAAGATTTGGCCCTTCTTGGTCAAGCGGGTCTGTATGCATTATTAGAGTTGCTTTCTTGTGACCACGCTTCTTATGCATGTCATCTAGAAATATCTTCCATGCTTCTAGGACATCGCTGGGACGCTTTCTCCTTGCATTTCTATTGATCCACACACCGACGAAGTGATCCTCCCTGTGCGTTCCCAGAAGCTGTCTCCTGAACATTCTTCTTTCGACTTGCGACAGCGGGAAAAATAAATCTTCGGGCACAGAATGAGGTATGAAGTTTGTCTTATTAGGAAATTTTTCCTTTATCATCTCATATGTCATATGCGAATGACAATTTATGAGACTAGTTGATTCATACAACGGGGCATTAAATGCAGGATAAGGAAGATTATCCCACACATGCCACCAAGCAATTGGACAAACTTGATTAACTTCATCGGCCATCTCAAAGAGCCAGATAAAGAATCTAGGATCCGTAAAAATAAGAAGAAGATCGGGCTTTTCTGATGCTAAAGTCACACGTATTAGGTCTCTATTGCCAAAGCCATCAATTGGCTTGATGATAAAATCATCATTAACGGCAACAGTCCTATAATCAGTGTGCTTCATAGCAGCACCGAACTGCCTAAACGTCCAGTCGCCTTTACCAATCATGCCATTGATTAGATGGCGTGTTTGTGTTCCGACACCCGACGTTGACAAAGCGTGATCAGATAAAACAATTACTTTTTTCTTGCTCATGGTACCTGTGCTAAACAATAGCACAGGTGAAAATCAAGTAAATGCTGCGTATTGCCCAGATCCAGGACAATGTGATGTATTTTTATAGTCACAAAAAGTGCAAGATGTGCGATTTTTTAGTGCTTTGCCTGCACGAACTCCGTTGATCATATTGAGCACAAGCTTTTTAGCATCTTCAAGCGTCTTAGGTCCTACAGAAACTTCTACAAGTTCGCACGATTTTCCTGGCTTTACACCTCTTTTCAAGAGTATAAAACCGCATTTTATATCTTTAGGATCAATTTGAAATTTCTCACTACAGAAATGCTTATAGAGCGCAAGCTGCGCAAGAATTAGCTTATTTCGCTTCTTATCAGAGTTCCAGCCTCTAGGTCCTGATGTCTTCCAGTCAATAATCCACAGGCAATCTTGACCACGCTTATTTTTTGCTCTAATGATTCCATCAACAAAGCCCTTAAATTTTAAGAAGTCTTCTCCTTCAATTGGCTCATAAAGCGCTTGCTCAGCAGCAATAAAAGACCATCCTGGAAATGTCTCATCAAGAAATGAGGTAACATCTTCGAGAATTATCTTGCCATCTTTGATCCATGCATCAGCATTATCAAAGCCATTGACCTCCCAAGTCTTTCGTATAGACTCGTCAAGTCGTTCAAGATTGTATGTTTTCTTTTCTAGATATTCTTCACATTCTGCATGAATTGCAGTTCCAAAACTTGGGCTCTCAGCAGGCTTAGAGAGATCAACCTTGTCAATATGGACAAGCTTGTGTCGCCACCCGCACTCATGCCACATCTTAACTTCAGAGAAAGAAACGTGTTGTTTGCCAGTTGGGAATGTAGTCACGATAAATTATACATCTTAGGAGTCTTTTTTACTAATAGCACGACCAACTTGTCGCTCCCAGTCTCTATCCTGCGGAGGTCTAATCTCAAGATTTTTATCCCAAGCGGCCTGCATAACTGTAGGTCTTACACCATAGTGCTTAGCAACTGTCATCAGCGCATTGATGTCTTTTGGAAAACAATGACCGCCGAAGCCCCTAACATAACGTCCATCATGGGTAGGCACAGGTCCAGGGACTGCCCAGTGTGTCTCCCCTAGCCTTGGATCAAACTTAATATACTCGACAACTTTATCATAGTCAACGTTCATACCATCCTTGTCTAGCTCTTCACATATTTGGGAAACTTCATTAGCAAAAGCAACTTTTACTGCCAGAAGACAGTTTGTTGTGTATTTTACCATCTCGGCTGTGGTGGAGCTTGTCTTGATGATTGGAACCTTGGGAAATGCACGCATGAAGATGTTTCTGACTGTATTGATGTAGGGACGCGGACCGCCGAGAACAATTCTGTTCTGCGTTCTCATGTCATCAATTGCGTTTGCTTCGGTTAGAAACTCTGGATTAAAGATGATGTAAAGATCTTGATCATTGTATTTTTTATTCCATTTCTCTGTTGATCCAGGTGGCACTGTAGATTTGATAACTATAATTCTCTGAGGACTATCGGCAACATATGGCGCAGACGCAATAAGATCAAGAACGTCCTCAACTATTCTCGTATCAGGTGATCCATCTTCAAACATCGGTGTTGGAACGCAGATAAAATAGACACCAGAAAATCCCGACGTAGCTTCACATTCTCTAATAAATTCAGTAAGTGACTTGGGAGACACAACGTCTCTAGTAATTTGTCTAGTAAATTCTGAGATGCCTCCCTGCGCGCGCTTGCCTGCTTTGTCATAAACATACACAGTTTCTCCACGTTCAGAGAACACAGTGGTAAGACTTCCACCAACAAAACCTTGTCCTATTACTGCTATGCTCATCTTAACCTCTTTTCTTCATTTTTTAGATCTGATTCGTACATTAGTTTAGCAAGACCTTTGAAAGTTGTCTTTGGTGTCCATCCAAGCCTCTCTTTCGCTTTGGTGCTGTCTCCCTCTAGCCACGGGACCTCGTGAGGCCTCTTCAGCCTGTTGTCAATCACGAGGTGTCTATCTACATCTAGCTCTGCAATTTCAAAGACTTCGTTCAAGAATTCACGAACTGTGTGTGTCTCGCCGGTCGATATCACATAATCATCGGGCTTGTCCTGCTGAAGCATGAGCCACATCGCTTCGACGTAGTCCTTGGCATAGCCCCAGTCGCGAAGAGCATCGAGATTGCCGAGAGCAATCTTGTCCTGTAGGCCGAGTTTGATCCGGGCTGCAGCTAGGGTGATCTTCCTGGTGACAAATGTCTCGCCGCGGCGGGGGCTCTCGTGGTTGAAGAGGATACCAGATGAGGCGTGGATGCCATAACCTTCACGGTAGTTGCGAGTGAGTCCATGCGCAAAGACCTTGGCACAGGCGTAGGGAGACGCGGGCATGAGTCGAGTGTCCTCATTCTGTGGGTGCTCAGGATTATCACCATACATCTCAGAGGAAGATGCCTGGTAGAAACGACACCGCGGTTGGACGTTGCGTATGCACTCCAGCAGTCGAAGCGGGCCCATTGCTACTGCATCAACTGTTTCCTCTGGGACTTCAAATGAGACTCGAACGTGTGATTGTGCAGCGAGATTGTAGACTTCGTCAAATTTCTGTGCGGAAAAGAGGCGATAAAAAGCGCCTACGTCATTCATCGATCCATAGACGAGCTGGAAGTTTGGGTGTGTGAGAAGGTGGTCAATCCTGTCGGTGGCAAGAAGCGATGTCCTCCTCTTCATACCGACGACTTTGTATCCTTTGTCTAGGAGAAGTTCGGCAAGATAACTTCCATCTTGTCCCGTTATACCTGTTATCAATGCAGTCTTCATCTAGTGTGTCCTTTCATGTCAATTTTACTCAAAAGTAAGCATCAATATAATAAACAAATGAAGTTGCTTAAATGTTTTAGTCTCTTCATCGATATAGGAAGAGAAGATTGGACTTGCGGTTGTAGTAGGTCCATCATGACATATGTCTGGAATTTTCTTAGTTTTTATTCAGAACTTGAAGTCGACTTAACACTTTTTTGTGAAGAAGACTTCAAAAATTTTCTAGATCCTATCATCAAAAATCACCCTAATTTTAGATCAAAAGTTAATTTTGAAATCATTGATAGAAACAATCTTTCGTATTTCTCAAAATTAGATGAAATTAGAAAAATTCAACAGTCAGAGAAGCTAAAAATCACAATTAGCGGTCATACGTCCAAAGTTCCTGAGTACACAAGACCAGAATATGTTGCCACAATGTTTTCGAAGCCTGAGATTCTCAAGCTTGCAAAAAACAGAAATCTAATCGAAGACAATGATAAACAGGTGGCATGGATAGACTTTGGAATTGCACATAGAGCGCCTGATTTTATAGGCGCAATTAGAGGTAAACGTCTAGTAGAAAGAGACACTGTAGACAAAGTTATTCTTTTTAATCGAAAAGAAATATTTCCTCCTGACAACGTAGAAACATTCTTTGCTCTAGATGATAATGTTTTTGTCCCGGGTGGCTTTTTTGTAGTGCCATCTGTCCTTATAGAAAAATTCTATGAAGAATTCAATAGTATTGTAAATTACCAACTATTTGAGAAGAGCCTAATAGACGATGATCAGACTGTCCTTTCTCTAATTGCAAATGATAAAAGTCTGTGTCATGTTATTAATTCGACACAGTGGCTTAATAATCCGCCTGAAGGTGACTGGTTTCCTGTCTTTGATTTTTTATCACATAGCGAGAACAAAAATGAATGATAGATTTCAATATTTTTTAGAACATAACCTACAAAATAGTAGCACAGATTTATGTCAGATTATGAACAGTTGTGGTAGTGACAAGGGTAGCGGTCATCACAATTACACAACATTCTATCATTTTATTTTTCAACACCTTAGAGATAGGCAGCTTAACGTCTTTGAGCTTGGTTTAGGCACAAACGATCTAACGATTGAATCAAACATGAGTGGGAGAGGAACACCGTGCGGGTCGCTTCGTGGTTGGAGAGAGTATTTCTCACAAGCTAATATTTTTGGCGCCGACATTGATGATAAGATACTAGTTAGCGAAGATCGCATACAGACTTTTTACTGTGATCAAACTAACTCATCTTGTATCAGCAGTATGTGGCAATTTATTAATAGGAAATTTGATATCATCATTGAAGATGGCTTGCATAATTTTAATGCAAATAAGATATTTTTTGAAAATTCAGTTGATGTTCTTGTTGATGGCGGCATTTTTATCATCGAGGATATTGATAAATCTTCCTTCAGCGATTTTGAAAATTACATAGATTCTAGTAGAAATAAATACAACTATATGGGTCTCATTAAGATCCCTAATCCCAGGAATATGTCAGATAATAATGTTTTAGTAGTAATAAAATGATCAAAGAAAATTTAGACGGTCTCGAAGCAATCAAGTACATTCATGAACAAAATATTCAAGGTGCTTTAGTTGAGTGTGGTGTTCAAAGTGGTAAGCATCAACAGATCTGGCTGTCTTTTTTAAATCAAGTCAACTCTACAAGTAGAGAGATTTGGCTTTATGACACATTTGCTGGTCTAACCGCGCCAGGCAGTAAAGATTTTTCATCTTCACAAAGCTCTACAAGTTACACACCAAGTCAGTTATTTGAAAATTGGAAGATGTACCAGAATGGAAATATTAATACATGGTGTTATGCGCCTCTAGAAGAGGTCAAGAATAATCTGCAACAGTTCAATTATCCTCATGACATGATCAAATACGTTGTTGGTGACGTAATTGAGACATTGAAAATTAACGATAACATTCCTAATAGAATTGCACTTTTAAGGCTTGATACAGACTGGTATGAGTCTACAAAGTCAGAAATGGAAGCACTATTTCCACGTTTAGAAACTGGTGGCGTCTTAATACTTGATGATTATTTCTGGTGGGAAGGACAGAGGCAAGCTGTTGATGAGTACTTACAAGCAAATAAACTCTTTTATGATATCAAAAAAACTGGAACACACACTGCATTTCTTGTTAAGTAATAACTTCTAGATGCCTCGCACTTTAGGGTAATTTTTTAAGAATATCTCTATCGTCTCACGCAATCCATCACAAAGTGGCGTGTATTCACCTTTCCAACCGAGAGACCTTAGATGCGCATTTGATGATGGCTTCTTAAATTGACCATCAGGTTTGGTGTTATCAAACTTAATCGTTCCCTTAAATCTCATTTCACCCGAGATGGCAAGTGCAAGGCTTTCAATTGAGACTTGCTCTGGATTACCTATGTTGACTGGTTTATCACCATCATAGTTGGAAGCAAGCCATAAGATGATTTTTGCCGCGTCTCTAGCAAATGTGAATTCTCTTAAGGGCTTTCCAGATCCCCAAACAACAACTTCTTGCTTACCGTTAATTGTCGCTTCATGGAACTTCCGAATGAGAGCTGGAATGACATGTCCGCTGTTGAGATCGTAGTTGTCATTGATGCCATAGAGGTTGTTCGGAATGACGGAGATGAAGTTACACCCATACTGCTGGCGGTAAGCTCGACTCTGGACCTCGAGCATCCTCTTTGCGTAGGCATAGCCAAAGTTTGACTGGTGCGGAGGACCCATGTGAAGCTGGTCTTCAGTGAGCGGATACTTCACGTAGGGTGCATCTGGGTAGATACAAGTTGAGAGCACGGAGACAAGCTTCAGCTTCCTCTCCTTGCAAGCGTTCAACACGTTCATATTCATCTTGACGTTGTCATCAAAGAAGTCAGCAACATAGTCTGTGTTAGCCTTCACGCCTCCGACCCTTGCAGCACAGTGGATGACAGTGTCTACTCGTCCATCTTCCAGAGTGAGAATGGCATGATTCGATTCGGTGAGATCACAATCTCTTGAGGCAAGACCGATGGCTCCTGGTGACAGGGCAAGAATCTCACTTCCAAGAAGCCCAGAAGATCCTGTTATTAACACCATTTAAATCTTCTCCAGTGTATAAATGTCTTCAAATGAAAGTCTAACAAAAAGATTATAACCTTTGCTTTCTAAGAAATTTTTGACGTCATCTGTGTTAAAATTATTTTCTATTGAAAAGCATTTAATTTTTGTCTTATTGAAGTCAATTGAATTTAAAACTTCCAACTCAGATCCCTCAGTATCAATTGAGCAAAAATCAACATTTTTTACGTTAAATAGATTGAATATGGTTTGAAGTTTGACTGATTGGACTTTGATAATCTCAGCAGAGCCACCATATTGAGCTAGCTCATTATTTATTCTATTAATGTGTCGCTGGTCGTAGTGATCGATGATTCCTGATAACATCTCTGAGTAACCAACGATGTTAGCAAAATTTACCTCTCCTTCAAAATTAGATACACATGAGTTTATGTTTATAGACTTTCTATTTTGAACTAGTTTAGCAAAATTTTTAGGACTAGGTTCGATACAAATTCCTTTCCATTGCCGTGTTTCTTCAAAAAAGAGCGTGTTTGAACATGATACACCGTCGTGCGCACCAACTTCTACAAAAAATTTATCGTTAGAAAAATTGAAAATTTCATCAATAATTTTATCTTGACCTAGTTGTGAATAATACATCTTCTTTCCTTTAGAATGTGTGCGTTGTAGTCATAGTTTATCCTTATTATCCCAAAAGAATCTCTCGCATGGGTATTGCAAGGGTGTTGGATTAACTACAACTCTAGAATTTCCGTCGCCGCACATTATGCCTATTTTAGACCCTTCATCATCAATCTTATATTTTTCTTGAATAAACTCAGTGTTGAAGATGTTGTAACGACCATGACTTGTTCTAGTGTTTTGTTGGTTGCCATCAGGTGATGTGTAATTGACAATAGGGAAACCATTTATTGATGGAAACTTACTTAGACCTTTATCCTGGCATAGACGAAACTCCATATCACCGTCTTCTTCACCTACACCTAGAAGCCTCTCATCAAACCAACCTGCACGCTCAATCTCTCTCCTATTAAGGCAAACAAAGCTCCACGTCTCATTCATCTTAAATGATTGTCCTTTCGCGGCCTTGATGGCGTAATCAAGAAGATTCCACATTTTTACACTTCGTATTGACACATCATCGTTAAGAATCAAGACATTATCATTCGAAGAATTAATCAGTATATTATTCCACAGCTTAGATAAGGATCTAAACTGTGTCCAAAACATTGGATACACATTCTTATACATGCTTAATAAGTAGCACATCTTTGCTCTATAGTCATTATTAAATGGCTTGTTATGACTGCCATTTACACAGACTATAATTTCAACATCTGGATTTGTTGCCTTGATACTATGCAGCAAGGGAATGAAGAATTTCTCAAATCTTGCTTCATACGTCACAATGCCTATTGAGAACATGTCACTTCCAATAGCTGTAGATGTCTCGATCGATCTCGTATTCTTCCCACTTCTTAATGGGACGTCGCGGCTGTGTTTGCGCCCACTTCCACATTCTAGCTAAACCTTCGTGAAGATCAATTTCGTGCTTGAATCCTAACAGACGTTCAGATTTTTCCCATGTTGACCACGCGTGCTTAGCCTCATGGCGAGCTTCAAGATAAGTTGGAGTTAATTTGGTGCCTGTTACATCTCTTAATATGTCACATGCTTCATTTATGCTGTGGCTCTTAATTCCACCTAGATTGATGATTTGTGATTTACATTCATCTAATTGTGATGCTCGCCACATTGGTTCTAGTGAGTCATCAACATAGCTAAATGCACGTGTCTGTTTTCCATCGCCGTAGATGGTAGGCTGTCTACCGTTAATAATTTGTAACATCCAGATTCCTAAAACATTACGATACTTGTCCCAGATGTTTTGATTTTCACCGTAAAAATTATGAGGCCTAATGATTGTATATTCAAGACCATGCTGTTTTAATGCAACGCTAAGATCCATCTCAACGCTATATTTTGCAATGCCATACGGATCAATTGGGCTAGGAATTATGTCTTCACTAAACGGCGGCAGCGTGCTATTCCCATATACAGCCATTGAGCTAGTAAATACAAATCTTCTAACACCCGTTTGTATTGAATTATTGATCAAATTAACTGATGCTATAACATTAGTCTCGTAGTTAAATTTTCTAATAAATGGTGACAGGCCCTCGGCAGCATATGCTGCTAGATGGTAGACTGTATCGATTCTATTGTTCTTGAAAATATCTTTTAAGTCATTGGTGTCGGTGACTAGATCGAGCTTATAGAACTTTACGCCATTTGGGATATTTTCGACATAGCCCCCAGATAGGTTATCAATTCCAATAACTTTATGCTCTGTATTCTTTAAGATCCAGTCAGCGAGTCTGGATCCCATTAAACCTGCGACGCCTGTGATTAATATGGTCATTTTTCTCTCTTATCATTATAGAGATTTGCTTGACCTAGTTTATCACTTCTCGCTACCATCTAACCAGTTATCAATATACTGGTCTTGACGCAAGTCTTTCCTTATGAAGCATTTTGAATGTCTATGGTATGTGTCTATTACTGTCTTCATGCATATATCTGGCAGATAGTTTCTTTCATAGTGCTTAATTGCTAATTTTGAGAGTCTGACCCGTAGATCGTGATCATCTATCAATTGGCGCATTCTTTTAGAATACGCTTCATGATCATTGCATATAAAGCCCGCGGGTCCAACTGTTTCTATTTGACCTAATGCTGGAGCAAGATGTGAAATAATAGGCAGGCTATGAAATAAAGCCTCTGCAATTACGGCACCAAAAGTTTCACCATCTTTTCTATTGTGACAAAAGACATCTAAAGTGTTTAAGAATTGACTAATTTTTTCTGGGTCACCTGTGTGATCAAGTTGGATAAAATTCTTAAGTTTAATAGATTCAGCATATGTCTTATACTCTTTGCTTCCGCCTAAAATCAAAAAATGAGTTTTATCATTTTGTATGAGAGAATAAGCATCCAACGCTAGGCTTGTTGCTATGCCATCGTCTTGCCGCTGGTGAAAACCAAAAACAAAATGATCATCAGGTATTCCAAGAGATGCTCTTAGGTTTAAATCTGATCTTTTTAAATCTTGAAAGATTGGGAGTATAACAGCCTTTCTAATTGGTCCACCAGCATTAGCCCACGTCATTGCCTGGTATTTGCTAATGTGGAACACAGACTTAATATTTTCTTTGTCTTCAGCCATACCGGGAAGTGTGATGGCGTCAATTATGGGTGTCTTGTTGATATGTGTGAATGGATACTCAGGATGTCCTGCTCTCGCTGTCTGTATAATATCAAAGTCTTCTTCATTAAAAATATCAAAAAAATCGCTATCAATCCACATATGGTGCGGATGCGTGATATCTTTTGCCTTTACCTTAAACTTCTTAAGCTTGACATTGTGATCTTCAAGAAACTTAAGACGTAATGGATCTGTGTCAGGGTGCACCCAATCAGAACCAATATAAGGTGCAGAATCGCAATAGAAGAATGTTACGTCAAATTGGTCTTTCGGTAGGTAGGCTGCAATAGACTGCAAGAGGCGTTCTGTGCCTCCAGTTGCAAGACCTCCAAATTTCACACATGCAACTCTTATCACGCCAAGCTCCTTGGATATCTGCCTGTCATAGACCTAAATTCTTCACTCAACGATTCTATGTGCCAGATGTTGAGAGACTCAAAAAATTCAGGTCCTTTCTGCTTGAAGAATGATGTAATTCTATCACGCCTCCAGTCAGTGTATGGACTATCAAAATCTGGCTGCTTAATATTGATGAGCCATTCTTCAGGGATTTCTTGAAGAAAAACGTCGTCTCTCTCAAAAGTGATAGAATATTTCTGATTAATTCCTATTGAGTTGTAGGGAACATTTATTAGCTCTGAGCATCTATAATCTGCCTGCTTTATATTGAACGAATCCCAATCAACAAACTGGTAGTGAAGAACGGCGCCCATATCAGGATTTAACGTAATATCACCATCTCTTGCGGGTGTTCTTGCAACATGCATAAACTCATAATTGTAGCTACAGATGCCATCATCTGCAAATATAAAATCCTTAAAATTATTGCTCCAGACCGACCTGTCATGTCTAAAGTGGTATGGACTCTTCCACAATGCAAGCCATTGCATTCTTAGATTTTGACCTGGTTTTAACATCGATGCGGCAAATCTACATGTAATGCCACATTGGTAAGTGAGTGCCTCATCTGCGTCAAGACAAAGAAAATGTGTGCCACCGGATTCTCTACCTAAACGAAGCAACGATTGCCTAATGTGGTGTTCAGCCCATCCGTAATCTTGAAGTTGATCATTTTTGTAGACCTTACATCCATAGCTCTCTGCTATCTCTCTTGATCTGTCTGTTGATCCATCATCGATGCATATGATTTCATCAACAATGTTTTCTATGCTAGAAAGACATGTGGGCAAGAATCTTTCTTCATTTTTAAATGGAATTAGAGCTATAAATTTCATTTTGCCACCATAAAAGATAGTGCTGGAATGTCTTTGCCTGCAATTTTAATATTTTTGATATCGTATTGATTTGCTCTTTCAACAAATTTATGATCAACTTTATCAAGAATACCGTATCTTAACTCAATTACAGTTCTTTCTACCTCTTGCAGGCCGTCGCCTCGAGTTGAAAGCCCTTTTCCTTCATCAAGGTAATAGCCTAGTATGCTTTTTGAGTAACCAATCTTATTAGCATGATGTGTCGCTCGAACTGCAAAGTCAAAATCTGCGCCACTCCTAAGTTGCTCATCAAAATAGCCACACTTTTCTATGAGTGACTTTCTAAACATGAAAAAAGGACCAAGGATCATACTTCTTTGATACTCAGACCTTGGGTAAGTGCTGTGATCTACTAACTTTCCCCACCTAAGATCGAACTTATTAGTAATGATAAAGCTTCCATTGACAATATCAATATCTCGATCGGTATCAAGCAACCTAGCTTGTGATGCCACGCTATTGAAAGTTCTAGCATCATCTATGTTCCATATGCCCAAATAATCACCATCGGCATTTCTTATACACTCATTGATAGACATGCCATATGGAATAACCTTGTCTTTGACCATATGCTTAATCTTGCCTGGATATTTGTTATTAAATTGTGCTATCCAGGATATTTCTTCACTATCGGGCTCATTATGGTCAAGGACAATTTGAATTCTATCAAATTCTGCTTGTTTAGTAACATTTGTAAGAAAACCTGGAAGAAAACTCTTCATATTATAGCATGATGTTATCATGCTAATAAGCGGTTTCTTATTAATTTCTGTCATCTGACAATTTCTCCTATCCTTTGAACGCATAAAAATTTATGCCTGGTATAACTTCATTTTTAACGATAGTAGGAGATCTCTTCTTAAGCTTTTCTAGGAGATGGGTTGATTCTTTGAAGAATGGAATGTGGGACCCACACTGATGTAGTGCCACCAACATAGAAGTGTCTAGGAAACCTAGACTTTCAACTTTATCAATAAGCTCAACTGGACATTCGCTAAGAGACCATGTCGCAACAAATAAATCGCATGTCTTAGACAGGTTATCTAAGTTTTCCGTGCTGCTATCGGTCTTTACTTTCTGTAGATCTTTAGAGTCAAGATAGCTTCTCTGTAGTTTGCTGAGCTGGGGTAGGTCAAAAATTACATAGTCTTCGACGAGATCTGGAAATGCTAGATTGAATATCTTGCAAAAGTTGCCATATCCTCCGCCCCATTCAAATATCTTCTTCTTCTTAGACATCCCTGTATTTTCAATAAAAAGACAGATGTGATAAAGGTGATGAACATCATTTGGACAAAATATTCCCACGTTTGTCTCGAATAGATCCTCACCAATCTCATTGTCAATTTTATTTCTGCGTATCTTTTCAAGCTGTTGTGGGAATTTACCAAGAAGGTAGGTTGCCTCCTTTGCAAAGATATTAATATCAGATTGATACATAGTTGATCGTATTGTGTTGTTCTTCAAGAGGCTAGACAAGTCTAAATTCTCTATCTTCTTAAGATTTTGATCCCATTCATTAGATACTAACACTTTTAACCTCCAATATGTTTAAAAAAGATTTTGAACTCTCTTCTAGCGAATGATTTTCAACAATATAGCTTCTTGGGTCAAAGGTATCAAGGTTAGACGCAAAATTTTTAAATTCACTTATGTTAAAGTTATCCCGTATTAAACCGCATTTTTCGTTGAAGTAAGGAACGCTTGTTGCAGGAACTTGCTTATATTTTCCTTCATTGTTCCAGAATTTTGTATCAAGAACAAAGCAGGGTATACCAGAGGATAAAATTTGCATATAAGCAATTCCTTGTGATTCTGTATTGCTAACAAGAACACAGGCGCTGCATTCCATGCATGCTCTGTATAAATCATCTTCTTGATATGACCCATAGGACAATAAAACAACTTCAAATAAAGCTTCTTTGAGTTCTTTAACAATTTTTTCTACAAGAGAAGCATCTCGATTCTTCAAATAGACAAGGATCTTATTGTTCTTTTTAGAACCAGAACTATTCCACGTGCTTGTGTCTATTCCTACAGGCCATATGTCTATGGTTGCATGTGATAAATTTTCAAACTCTCTATACTTGCTTAAAACCCACTGGCTTGGAACAACATAATGATCAAAATTTTGACAAAAATCGCCCCATTCGCTAGGTAGGACAAAGAGATTAGGACCCATTAAAGTATTTTTTGGTAGGGCACTCAACATTTTTGTTGGCTGTAAGCAGCTCTGGTATACGCCGGGACGCGGTATGTCATTTGCGTAAAGAGTTATGCCTAGCCTATTCAAACCTAGTGCTAGATTTTCTACAACTTTACCGGGTCCTCTATTGATAGAATTAAAGTGAAGATTAATAGCTGTCAATTTCTTTCCACTATTGCAATATTAGTGGGATAATGAGCAGAATTATTGTTGATGTTGACAACTGTCTGTGTGTCGATCTTTTTTCCTTTAATCCAAATATCATAAAGTTCTTCTACAGAAATTTCACCACAGCGGTTCTTATACTCATTTTGCACTCTATTGAGTGGCAAATTAACAATTAAAGATCTTGCGTGACAAACGCATTGTTTTGATACAGCGTCAATCTTAAAAGCATTCTGTAAGTAATCTTCAAGCTGGTTTGGATTTGAGAAATTTATCTTAGATGTCCATTTTAAGATGTCGCTCTTCTTGAAAATGTGACCATCTAAAGATACTGGATATGCCCAGTCACCTGACGCTTGTGTCCAGTCCCACACAAAGATCTCATTAATTGTAGTGCCATTTGGAATAGGCTGGTGTGTATTTGTCGGGTAGCAATAATTTAGGTGTAGACCCATACGCATGGAAAATGTCAGCACGCTAGGATTAGAAGAAAGCAGGTGTTCTATGTCATTAAATGAGACGCCTGACTTGAAAATAATATCATCTACCAGGAAGGTGCAAAACTGATTAGTGCTTGTTATCAAGGTTGTTAAAGTGTCACGCCTAAAATCTTCTTGTTGAATAAACTTAACTGCATTGAACTTAGTTTGTAATTCTGCAATGCAGTCACGGTAAGGATCGTCATATTTGTAGATGACTGACACATTAGTGGCAGTAACTGCATCAGTTAGTGCGTATAAGGACTCTAATAGTGCGTAGAGCTGCAACGGCCTATTCTTGGAGTAGATAATAATGTCGATCATTTAATCACGCCTGTGTAAGCATACAGCGACCTGTAGAAGCTTGATAATGCTACGGCAATTTGAGGATCATAAGCAGGACTGTGCTCAAATCGATAAGTTACGAGACGCTCAGGTAGGTTCTTCATCCTTGCAAATTTTATAGCTCTGAGCCAGAAGTGGTAATCTTCACAAAATGGAAAGCAATCCTCATATGTTCCAACAAAATCTAGGATTGACTTTCTAAAGATGACGCTAGAGTTTGCTAAGCAATTCCTGCCATTCAGAAGATGATTCACAATCGTTAAGCCGTCACACGGATGTGTGACTTGTTCGGGCAAAGGAAAGCCTTTCTTATCTGTCGTAGTGATCTGGGTGCCAAGTATGTCAATATCGTCGCTAAAGGCCGCTAGCTGCTTTTCAATCTTTCCATCGTGCCAGATGTCATCAGCATCAAGCAATGCTATGATGGGATTCTTAGCTACCTCAAACCCCTTATTCCTAGCAGGAACCTTTCCTTTAACAGACTCAACAACTGCGACGCGAGCGTCCTCATCTCTAAGACCAAGAGCAATGCTCATTGTGTCATCTGTGCATCCATTCACGATTACGATAACTTCGTCTATAGCATCACCTTGCTTGAGAGCGCTCTCAGCAGCTTCACGTAAAGTTGATGCTGCATTATAAGCAGGTATGATTACAGAAATCTTTCTCACTCAACACCTTCGATGTGTGGTGTCTTTCTCGACCAATTAATCTTTGTGTGAAAGATGTGTCCGCCCATTTCGCTTGATAGGCGAGATGCAAGTTCTCTAATATCATCATCAGTGACCTCACTCCAGGGCTTGTCAAAGAACATGTTGTTCTCTGGTGTGTCCTCCTGACGGATGTCATAAAGGCTCTCCCAGTGCCTCTGCCAATAATTTCGATATGTCTTGATCTTTCGCTCAATATCGAGCCATGAGTGATGCCGGACAGAAGGCAGAATTTGGACAACATTCTTGAACCACTCAGTATAGGCGTGCTGTGCTTCAACATGACCAGACAGCGCTGTCATTCTTGCTCGATGCGCATCCTCACCATAGAAACTCGCACATGGAATTACATGACCTGTCTGGTTGTGTATAAAATCGCATCCGTCTGTGCCTTGTCGAGCATATGTGTCGCCATTTTGATCTTGAAGTCTAAGATTAGCAGGAATGCCATGTGTGATGTGCGGCAAGTTTCTGCTTAGGCGCCACTTCCAGGGATTTATATCCATCCTCACTTTCTTCTTTGAGCCCCAATACTCAACAACAGGCAGGCTGATTAGGTCAAAATTCTTAGGGAATTTCTTGCATAGATCGCGTATCTTGCCGTAATCTACCTCATACACAAGCTCATCAGCATCCATTTGCCAACAAAAGTCTTTAGTGCACAGAGCTCTTGCAGCTGCTTTTTGCTCTCCATCAAAGACAGCAAATCTCTTGTGATTCCAGTCTCTCTTAATCTGCTTAATGATTAGCTTGTCATTAGAAGAAGACATCTCTTGTAGCTTCTCCCATGTGCCATCAGTGGAGCCTCCGTCAACAACGACAACCTCATCACAGAATCCAAGCATTGAGCTAATTGTAAGTTCCCACGGATAACCTTGAGAAATACAGTCTTTTGTTGTTGTGTAACCAGACAGCGTCGGCTCATTCTGGATGATATTATTTACCTGCCCCCAAAACACATCAGGCCTACCCATCAAGTAATCACAGACGTCATCTGGGGAGCTCTGGAACCATTCTTCGGCGGCATGCTGGACGTTATCGTTCAAGTGAAGCTGGCATCCAAGCAGCTTGGCCTCGATGACCATCCTTGGACACGTGTCACCTCCAAGCGGAAGGTAAACAAACCCTTCAGTAGTTGATAGGCGATTGAGCATCTGGTCGTAGGCGAGATCCCATATCACCTCATACGACTTATCGTTATCTTGACACCACTTGATAGCAGCATCTGCTCCCTTAATCCAAGACTTTGACCCGAGAACAATCCAGCCGCTTCTAGGCTCATCATTCTTGAGATTCTTAACGGCGTCAAAGAATGTGTCATCGAAGACAGATGATAGAACTGTTGACGGACGATCTCTCAAAAATGGAAACCTATCATTATATCTCTCACGCTGCTCAGAAGACATCCAAAAGACATGATCGGCGCCGTGGTAAAATGCAGAAACAAGCTTTCCAATCTGCTGGTCATGGCAATCACAAGGATTTCCTGTCTCATTCTCGTGCTTTTCGATCGATCTGTATAGACAGAACTTATAATCATATTCCAGGACAACATACTTCAAATTAGCGACAATCGTCGGTATCAAATTGAAGTCAATAGAGGCAAAATTTCCAAATACCCACATGTCATCTTTGTGTTCAGACATAAAGTTGATGTCAACCTCTCGGGCCCGCTTCTTGATGACTGGATAAGGCGACTTCTTAATGAGCGCGTCAGTTGTTAGTTCTGCACCTCCGACGTAGTCTTCGGTGAATAGGTCAGCAACGAAAATGCAATTCTTTGTCATAATGACATAATGGCAAGCAAAATAAAAAAGAAAAGGCCCGGCAGATAAACTGCCGGGCCAAAGCCTCTACTAACTAGAGGATTATATTTCCTCGAGAACGAACTTGTAACGCTTGCCGTTGTAGTTGTTCGTGATGCTGAGGTAATCTCTCTCCTCGATGATGGTCCAGTCGCCGCGATCGTTTCGGAGGTGTAAGTCTCCGGTGTAGATGTTGGCCCAGCGTCTTTCTGGCGCGCCTAGGTTGTATGTGACATCCTGGTCGGGGTGAAGACCAAGCAGTGAGTTAGTGGGTGATGCACCAACGAATGCTATCCTTGATGTGCCTCTGTAGAAGTTGATGCCAGATGATCCGCTAAGGCTGATGTTTGATCCGCTTAAGAAGACATTCTTACCAGTTGCGCCCGAGAAAGGTGCAATGGAGATGTCCGCATCAGAGTTACCGAATAGCTGTGTTGCACTTGGCCCGCTGTTGATTCTAAAGTAACCTGTTGTGTTATTGAAGAAATCAACAGCGCCTGCTATTCCATGCTGCAGGGCGACGCCCGAGCCCGACAGGTAAGCAGTATTTGCTGGTGAACCGAAGACGATGTTGTTACCGTCGGCCTTGATTTGACCGTATGTAATTCCACTCAGCCTGATCTGCACGCCGTTGTTAGGCCCTGTTGATCCCGATATGACTAGGGCATTTGAGCCAGTCGCATGGATAGAAAGAGATCCTGCTCTAAACGTTGCATCATGACCGAATGAAGACGTAAGGAACGCCTGGGTGCCTCCGATCTCAAACTTGCTTGCCCTGACTGGCAAGTAAGTAAGGCCTAGATTAGTCGTAGCGAGTCCACCTGAAACATCCTGACGTCCGGCTGACCAGATTGCCTCTGAGCCGTTGCTTTCTCTGACGAAGACAAGAGACTGATCTGTTAAGCCCGAACCAGATGCGATCGCGATGCCGCCGTAATTAATTGTTCCGCCCGAGCTTGCAGAAGCGAGGTAGACTAGAGGATCCTTGACAAGCAGGTTTGTTGTATTAACTGACGTTGTCGTTCCGTTGACAGTGAGGTCACCCGAAATGACAGCATTACCTGAAATATTTGCGTTACCACGAACATTTAGTATGTTGCTTGTTCCGCTCTGACCGACGTTAACTGTTGCTGCCGTGTCTCCGAGGTTTATCGAAGTTGGCGTTGTAGCAGTGATAGTTGTTCCATTGACTGTGAGGTTTCTCGCTGTCAAAGTTGATGTGCCCTGTCCAATGGTAATTGCATTGGACGTTACTGCAGTAAAGATGCTCTTTGCTGTATCGCCAACAGCAAGAATGTTACCACCAAAGGTGACATCGCCTGTTAGGGTTGAAGTTCCAACAACCTGTGCCGTTCCACCGACGGTGAGGCTTCCGCCCGCCTTAAGGTCACCCGAGCCGCTGATCTCACCATTCCCGGCGATATGAGCAATCTCTCCTGAAGTACTAGTAACCTGCAAAGACCCAGATGTTACTATGTTTCCACCGAAGAGCGCGTCCTTCGAACCATCGCTGGCGCCAGAGACAAAGAGAAAGACGTTTGTTCCCTTGGTTGCCGCTGCTGCCTGTATACCGACCGCAATCGATGAAGTTGTGTAAGCTGCAACATTGCTTTCCTCGGTGAATGGTCCGCCGCCGCCACCACCGCCGGAGCCGACGGCTGTTTCACCACCACCTGCGTTCTTGAAGTAGAGAGTTCCCGCTCTTGCGTAGAGGACTGCCTCGTTAGCACCTGCTGTCGGAGCAGAGACAACGTTATTAAGAGCCAAGCTTCCTGTAACGCCAACATCTGTTCCAATCTTAAGCGGTGATCCTCCAAATAGCGTTCCGCTAAGGACAACGTCGCCTCCAAAAACGGTGACGCCATTTCCTGCTGTAACGCCGCCAGCATTACCGCTTACAAACAGATCTACATCTGTTCCTGGAAATGTAGGCCATGGCCTCGATCCAGGATTTGCAATTATAACTGAACCTGTAACACCAATTTTCCAGTCACCTGCTGAGCTACCGGAGATATTGTTAGTGACTAACGCCATAGAAGTTCCTCATTCTCAGGAACTAACTATCACCTTACAATAGGATCTTCATCATATTGTGGCACAGATTCGAGAAGAAATTTATATCTCTTTCCTGTCTTGTTAAATCTGATCGTGAGGCAATCTTCTTCCTCAATTAGAGTGTAGTCACCACGATCATTCTTAAGGTGCAGGTCACCTGTGTAGATATTTGCGAATCTCAGTGTTGACGTTCCCAAGTCGTAGACACGATCAGCGTCCGGAATAATACTAGATGCTAGCGATGCACGAACATTTAGCTTATCAGACGTGCTTGTTCCAACATATGAAGATCCAGAGATCATCAAGTCGCCACCGAAGACCGACGTTCCTCCCGTCGAGCCGCCCTTTGATCCGGCTAGGCCGCCTACAAAGAAGTTTGTATCTGTTGCCTTATAAGGATTGGTCGCAGTGCTTCCAGCATACGCCGACCTCATTAGGGCTATCTTCGTGTTTTCCTGTGAACCATTAGGCAGGACTTCAAGGAAATTAACCGTGTTATTAGTAGATGTCTTGACACTGTGAAGGACACCGCCGCCGAGCGTCATATTTCTGATCTCTAGGCTTGCAGATGTTGCTGTTCCAATAAGCGATACAGACGATTGGTAACTTCCAGTTACAAGATGAATCGATCCAGACGTTAATACATCACCACCAAATAGAGATAATCCGCTAGAAGCTCTTGATGGTGCACTTCCTATCGAACCTGATACAAAGAAGGAGACATCACTTCCCTGTGTCGATGATATTGCACCCAAACCGATGGCAATCGATGAAGTGGTATATGCAGCAATATTACTTGCCTCTGTAAACGGTCCAGACGGACCGCCTCCGCCACCTGCAGATCCAGTTATCTCAATACTGCCATTAGAACCTGTATTGATAGTGATATTGGGGCCGGCAACAATATATGCAGAACCATCTGTGAGACGTGTCAATGATCCCGATAAACCTTGCGGAAATCTAGCCGAGCCTGAAATCCAAGTTTGTCCAGAAGAATTTCCTATATTGATTCTATTGGTTGCTCCGCCACCAAAATTTACAGTTGTAGCAGTAGAATTTATGACATTGAAAGTTGTCTGGTTGGTTGTTAAGTCACCGCCATTTACTGCCAGATCACCTACAACAGAGACATCTGTCGAGCTTATCGTCATGGCAGTGAGGCCAGCAGAACCCTTTATGTTATTTCCAAAAACCTGTAGGTCTCCTCCAACTGTGACGCTAGGTCCTATAAAACTTAAAGCAGTTGCTCCAGTGCTAGATTGTATATCATTGCCAGAGATTCTGATGTCGCCAGCGATTGTTGTGAGTCCAGAAGCATTACCAATATTTGTGGCAGTTGATGCGCCGCCTGCAATATTAACCGTTGTCGCTGTTGCATTGACAAGATTAAATGTTGTTGCCGTTGTTGTGATGTCACCGCCATTCACAGCGATGTCACCAGACAGCAACATATTTGATCCAGTAATATTATTTGTGATTAGTGTGCCAGAAACATACAAAGATCCTGACATGCCGGGTTTAACATAGATGCTATTTGAGGCCGATAGATCTGTGAATATTCTATTATTATTGATGTTAATGTATGTTGCGCCGTCTTTCTGGAGATTAACTCCATTAGTTGTGTTCAGTGTGACACTAGACCCGCTAACAGCCGTAATATTCTGCGATCCTAGAGTCGTTACATAAGGTGACCCATCAACTGTGACATCATTAGCACCATTGTATCCAACCTTTAAAAATCCAGTTGTCCCACGAGTGAATGTTGTTGTTCCAGCATTTGAGCCTATTGCAACTTGCGATCCTGAGATTACTAGATTAACAGACTGACCTGACGGGAATCTTGATACAATCTTGGGGCTAGATGAATCAGTGTGATCTATGGCAAGGCGTTCGCTTGAGTATCTACCAAACCAAGTCAAACCATCAGAAGAATCTAGATGGACAGCTTGACCCGAAAGATAAAGTGAAGGATACGCAGATTCAGTTGATGCAATGAGCGCGCTGCTTCCTGCGTTCATAGTAAATTTTAGATACTCTGCCCCGCTCTCATAGAATTTAACACCGCTAGAATTGTCACCCTTGACTTGAACACCCGAGCCGCTGACTATTACTGTGGTCCCATCTGATGATGTAATAACTGCAACTGTTCCTCCTAACTGTATGGCAGACGCTCTCAAGGGAACGTGTGTCATTGTTGTTAAGCTTGTTGCTGTTCCGCCTGTTACATCTTGCCGTCCAACACCCCACGTGTCATTGGCCACCCTTCCAAAAACAAGCGCCTGGTTAGTAATACTCGATCCAGATGCTATTGCAATACCACCATTCTGGTTCGAAGTCTTGCTACCAGATGCTAGGTAAACTATAGGATCTGATATGACAAGGTTTGATGATGTTATTACTGTCGAAGTTCCAGTAACTGTAAGATTAGCAACAATTAGTGTTTGTGTCGAATAGTCATATTTGAAACCAGAACTACCACTAAAAGATCCCAGCTTATTGAACTGTACTTCTTTGTCAGATCCAGCTGCCCCACCCGACAGGCTTCCTGAAATATAGACATCGCCACCAAATGTGACTCGATTATTGTTTCCTATTCCGCCTGAGATAAATAGCCATGAATCTGTTCCATCACCCGATAGAATTAGATCATTAGTATCGACTGTTATTCCATCGTTTCCGGCAGCATCTTTGCCAATGATGTAAAGCTTTGGGTTTGTATCACTGCCTGACGCAATGATCCTCTCGGCTCTTACGCCGGATGCTTTAAAATCTGGTGGTCTCGATGCCATTATCTAGAACTCACTATTAGGTAGTTAAAGTTGGTCGCTGCCGGGAAGGATGCTTCGACAGCATAAAGTTCATCTGCTACGTTATAAAATGCGATTGAAACATTAGATTCAGGTGTGCCTATTAAACCTGTAACACTTTGACTAAAATCTGGATTTGTGACTAAAATTGGGCTCAATCCTGCACTATCAAGAGAAGCAGTCCCAAATTGCAAAGATACGACATTCATTGTGACACCACGACAATTGATGCTGAGCTATTGTTAGCCATGCTTGCCTTAACAGTCACTTGTGTTGTCGAAATTGCGCTTACAAAGACATTGAATGAATCATCTAGAGACGTGGCAACAACGACGGGCACAGATGAATATGAATTGGCAAATGCATAGGTAGCTTGATCTCCCCCGTTAAAATCTACAGTCGTGCTCTCTAGAGCAAATGACTCATTCGCAAAGTAGACATAGCGCGGCTCTTGTCTACTATACGGGTAGACCTTGGAGTAGCGTGCAAGATCTCTTTTCTTAAGAGTAACGCTTCCCATGACATCCTCAAAGTTTAATTAGGCTGTTACGGGACTACAACTCACGACTTGCTAAAGTTGCGAGCGCTGATCTCTCACCACGATCCAACTTTATGTGCCCAAAGAGCTCATTACCTTTCAACTTCTCAATGGCAATTGCTAATCCATTTGATAGCTTGTCAAGGTATGGCGTGTCAACCTGGTCGGTGTCGCCTAGAAGAACGATCTTCGTTCCAGATCCACATCGTGTGATAATTGTCTTAATCTCGTGAATGGTTAAGTTCTGGGCTTCGTCGACAATTATGAAGCAATTGTTGAAGCTACGACCTCGGATGTAGCTAACAGGTGAGATCTCAATGCTTCCCTTCTGGCGCATCATCTCAAAGTATGAAGAATCGTGAAATGCACTTCTAAAATTGTCAACAATAGGCATCAACCAGGGCGCCATCTTCTCCTCTAACGTCCCTGGTAAGAATCCTAGATCACGTCCGACAGGCTCGATCGATCGTGTGATGACAATTCGATCGTAGAGCTTTGAGTTTAAACCCGACATTCCTGCAACAAGCGCAAGGAACGTCTTGCCAGATCCTGCAAGACCTGTTAGGCTCACAAGCGGGATGTCCTTATTGGTGAGAAGATGAAGCGCTGCTGTCTGCTCCTTGCTACGGGGCTTGATTCCCATCGAGGACTCAAGGAAGATCTTTGGCTTCCTAACACTGCCCTTCGAATATATTCCAAGAATAGACTTCTGTGGGTCAATATCCGACTGTCCTACAACTAGCTGGTTCTCTAGAAGTCCCTCTGTTTCAATCAGAGACACCTCACCCTCCTGGTAGAACATATCTACATCTCGGTTGGCAACAGTGATCTGGGCCTGGCCAGAGTAGCTCGGTGAGCCCTCTCTAAATGACTGTGGGATGTCGCTGTAATAATCTTCGGCCCTCATGCCTAGAGCATCGCACTTGACTCGGAGGTTGATGTCCTTGGTGATGACACGAACCTCACGATCTGGGTTGCGCTCCTTTAATGTCAGTGCGACCGCGATGATCTTGTTATCGCCTTTCTCGATCGGAAACTCAGAAGGTGCATCATTCTGTGATACATTGACCTGCACCACACGGATCGTCACATCTTTGTCTGGAACGGCGACGCCGTCGTGAAGGCTGCCCAGCTTCCTAAGCGAGTCCAGGAAGCGATTGACCTCGCGAGCAGATGATCCTATCTGCTCCTTCCGCTCCTTGAAACGATCTAGCTCTTCTAGAACAATTAGAGGAATGATAACGTCATTACCTCGAAAGACCGTGAGTGAGTTAGGGTCGTAGAGCATGACCGAGGTGTCGATGACAAGAAGCTTTCGATTTGACAAAATTAGACTCCTACTAGATACTAATCATCTTAGAAGAACCAGAAAATTTAGAGTTTAGTGATTGAAATAATGGTATTCTCACCTGTCTCATCACCTGTAAGTGTGTTTGTTATAACAGTGCATGCGTTGGATGAACTACCACGATCAACTGTGAAGACAACTTGGACTCCTGCTTTAAGTTTTATAGTTTTTTCATGTGTCTGGACAGAATACGTTGTTTGCCCACCTGTGTGGGAAATTGTGTTTGATTTGCTTGATATTGTGCTAATATCACTCGATCCTAGCGCAGCTGGTCCAAATAATGTTAAAACTGTAGCTCCTGATCCAATGTCTGATGTAGTGAGCGTATTTGTTGCTCCTGCAACTCTTATAGCAGAAATTACTTGAACAGATGTGCTTGTTGATCCAGTGACTTTAATAACATTTATGAATTTTATGTTGTAATTTCCTGTCGAACTTATTACAAATTTTCTGCCAATTACAGTGCTGCCAGAAGTAATGTCAGATGCTGTAACAACAGATCCAACATCTTGTATGACATTATTCAGTATTAGATATTCTGCATCTTTATTCTCAGTTGAATTTGAGAGACCAACAGTGTTATCTACAGCCATCGTTGCTGAGTATGTTGCAACTCCGTCACCCTTAGATCCTGTTGCGCCTTTGAATGTTGTACCCTGCACTTCCCACGTGCTTGATCCGGTCTTTTTATAGATGATATAGTTTGTTGTATCTAAGAAAGTGTCGTTGAGCGCGCCTACTGCACCTGTGGGTGCTGCTATTCCTTGAAGAGTTGTGTTCCCGTTGACACCTGCCGAACCAGCAACACCTTTAATCGCTTTAGAAATTTTGTATGTCTTAGTGATGGTGACGGCAGGAGAAACACCCGAATAAATTGCTCTAACAGTAAACGTCTCTTTGCTTGATGACCAAGCGCCTGATGATGTTTCAGCAAGAGAGTATGCGCCTGTTGATGAGTTTATTGTTAATTTTAAATTATTTAAGGTCTGTGTTGTTCCTGATCCAGCAGTATCAGCACGATAGACAATATTAGATGATACTGTTGAGCCACCTTGCTGGACAATGAAGTTACCTGTTGCTGCAGCGAGAGATGTAACATTTCCATCTGCATCAGCAGGAACTGTATCAGACTCATTCGTAAGATAACCAGAAATAGCATCAGCACCATTAGCACCATCTGATCCATCGAATGAGGGATTAATAGTCACCTCGTCAAAGACACCCGTATCATAGGTCGCTCTAACTTTTAATGCGTTGTATGATGATCTAGCTGTTACAAACTTTGCAATCGTCATTTTAGCGATTGTTAGATCATCTCCTGCAATAACCTGAAGGAAGTCTCCATCAAATGCCGTAGATGTTGATTGCAAAGCAGATGTGATTGACCCGTCAGCCTGAACTCCATAAACAGTCCAGGTTACATCATCATTTGCTGATTTTGCACCCTTGACAGAGCTTATTTTAGCTTTAAATGTTATTAAATCACTTGCATTTTTAGCTGTCCCATCAGGTTTGAGATTGAATGTGAATGCTGATGGTGTAAGGACAACTGCTTCGCCTGTTTTAGTTTTTACTATCCTATAGATCTTATCAACACTGACTCCAGAGTATGTGGCTCTCAGCGTAAAGGCTTCGCCGCGTTGTGATGTCCATCCTGACACTCCATTTGATGGTATCTTCAGTGTGTAGACACCTGTAGATGTGTTGATTTCCAATCTTAGACCATTTTTTTCAACATAAGCGCTGCCACCTGACGTTCCTGATGACGATTCTCCTTGTGCGGGTAGGGAGAATGTTGCCGATGTTGTCTTATCTGTTGTGCCTTCAAGAACCTTAAATGTGCCGCCAGCATTCACCAGCGTTGTTCCTGATAGCTCATCCTTGTTTATTCTACCATTATCAAATGTGTATGCAGCGACTGAGTGAACCTCATTTGTAAGATAACCTGATACGGGTGTTACACCGTCTGCTCCATCTGCAACAGGATTAAGTGTGACCTCATCTTCTGTTCCATCAAAAGAAGCTTCCACCTTTAGTGACACGTAATCGTCACCTGCAGGTAATTTTATGCCTGTAAGAAACTGCGATGCCGTCATGTTTGCATTAAGCTTGTCTGTATTTGATGTTGAAGGGACCGTTAGGACTGATCCCGTCGGACCGACTCTTCCATCAGATATATCAGTCTCTGTTCCATCTGCAGCTACACCAAAGACACGCCACAGGACATCACCACTTCCCGTCCCAGCATGACCCTGCTTTTTTGCAGTGAAATACACCTTACTTGATGCGTTAGCAGCAGTCCCATCTGTCTTTACTCTAAATGTCTGTCCCGATGCTACTAGCCTTATGATTGTTGCGCCTTTTGACTTTGTGATCTTATATGTCTTGATAATATTAGTTCCATCATACGTTCCTCTAATATCAAATGTCTCTGAGTCGCTTGTCCACGCATTGCTGCCCGTCTCAGAAACGTCATAAGTGCCTGTTGTCTTATTGACTCTAACTTTTAAGCCATTAGATCCGTCTGTTCCGCCTTTTATCTTCCAAGAATATGTTGCATCGCTCGATGTCTGTTCAACCATCGTGAAAGAAACATTTTCATCAAGGATCTTAGTTCCGTTGAGTAAAACTATTGATCCACCTGCAGTTGCTAGCGGCGTTGTGCCTATAAGTTTGGCAGGAGATGCTGCGGTTGATGCTACCGTGTGTGTCTCATTTGTAAGATATCCTGTTAGCGCGCTAGCTGTTCCTGTTGCACCTGTTGCCCCTTGCGGCCCTGTTGCTCCCTTAAAAGTGACTCCAGAATCCCAATTTGTGTCACCTCTTGTATAAAGCTTAAAATTTACCCTATCAATGAATATATCACCTTTCTTACCACTTCCAGAGACAGGAGGACCGTCACCGTAGCTGAGAAGTGGGTAACCATCGCCTTCAAGGACTTCGCCCATAACAACAGAATAGACACCGTCAGTGCCATCATATGTGTAGATCTTTCCTTCTTGAAATATCTTTCGCTTGACTGCCACAATATTCTCCGCTCTCTAACATCTACTTATCTTCCAGTAAATAAGACATTATATCAATATGATTATGTCATCGAGGTTTTAAATGAAGTGCTTTGATCTACACGATAAAGAGAATGTTCCCTGCCAGAACAAAACATGCAGGATGTGGATAAACTGTAAGGAAGGTCAAAATTGCACTCTTATATTGTCAAAGAAAGGTCCGCTCTCTCTACAAGAGATAGGTGACATCTTAGGTGTGACAAGGATGAGAATCTGTCAGATAGAGAAAAAGGTGGTCCAGAAATTATCTGGATTGGTTCTAAAATAAGTGAAGGCCGCCTTTTGGCGGCCTTCAAACTTTTAAGGGTAACTAAGACTTACCCAGCGGTGCTTTCGTCCTTGTCACTATCCATTGAAAGCTTGACAAGATTTGCCGCTGCCTGCTTAACAAGTCGCAAGCCACGACGTGCTCGGACACCAGCAGACTTATTACCGCTTGCATGCTTCTTAACATCGACCTCGATGCTCTCAACAAGAGTGCGAAGCTCTGACCAACTATCTACAAGACTCATATTATACCTCCAATTGTGTCTTTTCGGCATCCTCTAGCGGATTGCCAAGGTGTTTCTTAGCTGCTGCAGAAATATCTAGCATAGCTTCTCTATTTTCTAATCCCAGTGACAAAAGGTAAATCACCTGTGTTCTTTGGATCTCATTAATTCCAAAATTATCAATCTCTCTGACTATATCTCGGCAAGCCTGAAGTTGTTTAGCCACTTGCGAGACTTTAGAATTATCGTAATTCACTATGCCTCCAAAGTATTGTTGATAATCTCAGATCGAACTTTAAAATTTCCATCTCTCTTGATCGTGAGAATCTTTACATTAGTGTGAATTCCTTGTTCATCTCTGCGAATTACGACATCTGTATCTTCGCTAGAGTTTTCAACAATGAATTCAACCTGTTCCCAAGTTGCAAGATCGACATTTTGTGTCTTTAGATACGCTGCAAGACGCTCTGGTAGACACACTTCTACATCTTCAATAGTTCTAATAGAACTGCTCTCGTCTTTGCCATGTAATATCTCAGACCTGCATTGGTCTATGACACGATGTAAAACTCCACAGTTATTACATTGAACTACTTTTTCTTTAAACAGGTCGTCTTCAATTGTGCTAAAAACCACAAATCTATGAAATACGGCCTGGCTAGAATTTCTGTATTGTGGTAATACACAATGACATTGTATTAGGTGCTTCACACCTTCGAGAGACATTTCTACTTCCTCATCGCCTCATTAATTGACTTTTCGATCTGTCCAGAGACAGTGATAAAACCCTGCTCAAATGATGCTTCAACAATTCTAACAATTGCATTTAAGTCAGAATCAGAGATGTTATAACGCTTTTGATTCTTCCCCTCGGCAAGGTTACTAATTACCCTGTCTCTAATGTGGTCTATTGAGACCTTAAAGTCAGTCCTTAGCCTTAAAGTTTTAGACATTGATTTTTTTGCTTCCTCGATATTAAACTGATTCGATTGCAGCTCCTGAACTTCCGATACTTTTCTTGATCGAAAGAAAAATCTCAATCGATTTAGAAATTGTTGCAGAAGAAGCAGCATCTTGCTCACCAAATAATAAACACACCTTGTCACTAGAAAACCTTGACAAGTCTTTTTTATTGATAATGCCAAAATTTAAGATTTTTGGAATCATTCTAAAGAACCTATCAAGCTTTTCAACAATATTTGGATCTCTCTTTAAATCATCAATTCCAACATTTATCTGAATTGATGCACCACACATACTCAATATTCTGGGTTCCAGAATGATTTGTAATTCTCGATTATCATCGATTCTTTTTCTAAGTTCTTCAATATGTTTGTTTATTTCTCTGTGTGATTTATCATCTTCGATCACTATTTGATCTCTTAACACATTGACTCTATTGGCAATAAAAGTCTGTCTAAGACAGCCTTGTGATATTGTCTCGCCTCTACCTGCAGATACAGGAGGTATCTGTGTGATTACTCCCATGTCTACAAGAGAGTTGATGTGTGTTTCATCTATGGGAATCTTTATTAGGATAACTTCTAAATTACCAATCTCATAATTCTTTGCAAGCGTTTCACAAACATCAGGTAGAGCATCAATGCACACGATAATTGCAGGTTGCCTGCTCTTTGAAAGATCCTCAAGAAGTCTATGAATCTCACTTATGTTTTCTATAACACCATCGATTAGAATAATTCTGCAGTTTTTCTTTGACCAGAGACCTTTGCTGTGAAATCGCTTATCAATATTCAAGCCAGAAAAAACAAATCCACTTGATCTTGAAATTGATGTAGAATTTGTCGGCGATTTTTTGACTATAACACGATCACCACATCTTATTTCATCAAATGTTTTTCTAATTACATTAGAAAATACATCACTTTTAGGCAAAATATTTGCTATATCGCGTTTTCTGGCAGGAGTAGAATGTGTCTTAACATGATCTAAAATGTCTAGCCATTCACTATCAATGAGCTTAATATCCTCATTTCTCAGATCAGATGACAAATATTTAGCAACCATCTTAAGAAAAATCTCGCCGGACCCAGCTGATTTTAATTCAGCATCAATCGCAGCAGATTCGATCATCGGCATGATTATTCCATCACCCGATGATCTTCTCATTAATAGAGTTTGAACCGGATCCCTGTGATTACCAAGTGTTGTATACGCATTTCCAGAGCTCACAACTCTATCAACATTCTCACAAGCTTTTCTCATCCTTGAGATTATCTGTTTTCGATCCAGCACATCTCTATACATGAAATAATTCTATCAAGAATCTCTCCAAAGATTATTGGCAGCAAATGTGATGATCTCTTCTGCAGAATCTGCTGTGTATCCATAATCATTGACAAGTGTCATAACCATGTCAGAATATTTCTTTTGCTGCTCGTTGTCCCTGCTCTTGGACTTTGTTACAATCCTCGCAAGATCCTTGACGGATGCAATCAGATAGCTCTCAATTGCCTCCTTGAGTGGCTCGTATGCCTTGTAGTCAACCTTCTGGCCGCGACGGACCTTTGCGAACATGTATGAAGTCACATCTGCTCTAAAGCCATCCTTAGCAGATCCGCTAATACCAATCTGCTCTTCGATGGCACGCAGGAACTTCTCATCTGGATCACGCTCTTCATTTGTGACACGATCCTTCATCTTTTGCTTGGTCGTAAATGCCTCAGCATTATCAAGATAGTTGTCGAAGAGGCTCTGAGCCTGCTCCTCATAGGCGGTGACGAATGCCTTGGCAATCTCACCCTCGAGAATCTTAAGATATTCCTCTCGAATGACCTTTTGGAGAAGCTCAAGGTAGACCTTCTTCTTCTCCTCGTCTACAACCTGCTCCTTCACCTGCTTGATAAGTGCATCAACAACTCTCATTGGTGTGATAAAGCTCTTGTCAGAGTCAGTTAGCGCCGAGTCAATAGCCTTGGTGATGAATCGGGTAGAGATTCCATCCATGCCCTCGTGACGGACCTCCTCACGTAGGTCCTTGATATCAACCTTCTTGGTCCGGCCCTTCTCAACAACTTCCTGCCCGTCATAGATCTTCATCTTGGTGAGCGGGTCACATTTCTGTGAAGGCTTTAGACGGCTCATCACTGAGAACATGGCAGCAACCTTGATTGTGTGAGGTGCAAGGTGCGCCTTGAAGTCTGATTTACGAATCATCTTCTCATAGATCTTCATCTCCTGTGTGAGCTCCAGGACATATGGGACCTCAATCTTCACGACACGGTCGAGAATGGCCTCGTTAGTGTGCTCAGACTTGAAGCGATTCCACTCTGATTCATTGCAGTGTGAGATGATGACACCATCGAAGTAGAGCATTCCATTCTTACCAGGCGTTGGAACATTCTTTTCCTGGGTTGCTGTGATGATTGTGTGGAGAAACTCGATCTCGTTCTTGAAGATCTCAACAAACTCTACAGTTCCTCGGTTGCCCACGTTGAAAGCACCGTCAAGATTGAGAACACGTGGGTCAGACTCGCTGTATTTGTCCAGCTTGGAGATGTCCTCTGAGCCGATGAGTGCCGAGACGTCCTGAGAGTTGGCATCCATGGGAGGAACCACGGCAATACCGCGCCGAGCACGCTGAGAGAATGACGTCCTAACAATTGGGAATTTCTCATACTCACCATTGAACTCATTCATGAGCCTGTATCGACACACTGGGCACAGATCTCCCTCAATATGTGCACCTAACATCTTAGAGAAGTCATCTCTGAGTGATCTTGGAAGAAGATGAAGTGGCTCCTCTCGAACTGGGCAGCCCTCAAGATGATAGACAGGTTCTGCGCCCTTCTCAAGCGCCTTCTTTAGAGCGTCAGCCAGCGCTGATTTACCTGACCCGACAGGACCCATCAGTAAAAGAACCTGACGACTCTCTTCGCCCTTTAGTGATGCTGCTCTGAGAAATCTCATGATCTTGGCAATGACTCTTTCATGACCATAAAAATCGTCCTTAAAATAGTCATAGATCTTTAGCTTATCCCCATCAAACAGCTTCCTACACCTTGGGTCAGCATCAGACATTGAGCTGACACCATAGTTTGCTATAGAATCATAGAGTCGACTTGCCGCAAGTTTTGGGATAGTTGGATCATTTTTAACAAGAGCGAGATAATCAATTAGGGTCCCACGCCAGGATTCCTTCTGCCCTTCTTCGCGCTGCTTCTTAATAAGTTCAAGAAAATCCATCGGTTGACTCCTATTGTTAGATTTCAAAATCTTCATCCTCTATCTTAGTAAAGAGCTTAACAGGTCCGCCCCAAATTTCTTTGATGTTTCTCACACAATTCTCAGCGTAGTCAAGCTCAAGATCACGACCATCATGTTCATGTCTTAATACTAAAGTATCCTTCTGGACCTCATCGACGTATATGGTCGGTATTCCATTCCCAGCAACATTTGCTAAGAGAGCTCCTCTTACTTCCTTCCAGCCATCTTCGTCAGATAGATCGTCTATCGTCCAGTCCCCACTCTTTGATTTTAGGGAGTAAGTAAACAGGTTAAGTCTTTCACAGATCTCTCTATCAAGATATTGCATGATAAAAGATTCATCATTGTGAACCTCTCTTGCTATGAAACATTCCTCAAGACCTCTCTCTTCCTCTATCTTCTTAAAGATTTCAAACCCAAGATGATAAGGATTAATTGATCCTCCCCAGGGTCTAAGAACTAGATTATGAATTCTTAAAAATGGAATATGCATCTCATCAGGTAGATCTAGCTTTTGGAGTATCCTGTAGTGCCAGAAGCTGGCCCATCCCTCATTCATTATCTTCGTTCTAATCTGTGGCATGAAATAGAGCGATTCTGATCTAATAATCTCTATTACATCTTTCTGCCAGGGAGCTAGTCTTTTACAATTCTCTACTAGAAATAGTAAAACATCATACTCAGGTTCTATTGGAAACTTAATAGACTCCAGATCTTTATTCTTTTTTGTATTCTTCTCATCCTGCATGAAAGAATCTACCAGTTCCCTCTCAGATCTTCTAAATCTCCCTCTTCGATCTATCTGGTATTGAATGCTGTGGCAGGCATCAATCAGTTTTTCAACTTTGTCGATTCCAATTGAAGGATCTTCAATATAGCTCTGTATTCGAGCTCTGGCACTTCTAAATTTTGAAGTGATCATATCAGCGTCAGTATCTTTAAATGTCCTATTATTCTTAAAGAAGTCAGAATGACCGACGCAATGCGCCATGATAAGAACTTGCAAGTATAGTGGGTTCTCAACCATCAAATAGGCAATAGACGGATTCGAGTTAATAATCAGCTCATAAGGCAGGCCTTCTTGACCCGCATTATACATGAAGTGAGTCCGCTCGAAAGACTTTCCGTATGACCAGTGAGAAAAATGGCTGGGCATACCGTGGTATGACATGTTACCGATCATCTCAAAGTAATCACATGTCTCATACGCGATCTCATACCAGTCTAATCCGCACTCTTTTGCGATCTTACAGATCTTCTGGTCCCAAGCATTCAGATCTTCCATAGACCACTCAGACATCAGGTAATCCTCCAAAAAGCTTATTGAACGTCGGCCAGATGTCTGTTACACTCTTGAGGATGTTCATCTTAAAGTTATCATGTTTCATCTTTAGAAGGTGACCCCAGAGCGTCTTATCGACATCCTCATTCCATTCTCCCTTTGATGTTCCAAGCAATATCTCAAAATACCCAACCATCTGGCAGATGTCTGCAAGCTCCCTAAAAGCTTTTTGAGCCTTTAGGTTGTCTTCGCCCCAGTTATCACCATCAGTGCAATGGAACGCGTAGACGTTCCAAGATGATGGGTGATACCTTTCGTTGGCGATCTCAAGAGCAAGATTTGGAGCAGAACTGACATATGTCCCACCCGATTCTATTCTCTTAAAGAAAGAATCCTCATCAACTTCAGATGCTTCTGTTGTGTGCGATATGAAGACAATCTCAAGGTTCTCATATTTGTATCGAAGGAATTGATACAGTATGAAAAAGAACGATCTTGCGACGTATTTTATATCTTTGGTCATGGAGCCAGAGACATCCATCATGAAGAAGACAACAGCGTTTGTGGCCTCTTTAGGCTTATTCTTGATAAAATGGTATCGCAGATCATTCTCATGGAAAGGAAATACCTCCTCACCATTGTCTGGATTGATCTCGATATTTCCTGCGCTTCTAGCTGCCGCTTTTCTCTTTATGCGTTCAATTGCAGATAGCTTCTTATCAAGCCTAGGGCGGATACCATTTGTCCTAGTCCCGTGCCTCTTTGGCTTGGAACTAAGCATGTTCTTAAACTTCTTCTTGTCTAGATCAGGTAGGTTAAGTGAATCAAAGAGATACTCAGCCAACTCATCGAGTGATATCTCGACCTCATATGTCTCTTCGCCCTTGTCCTTGCCTGCTTTTCCACCGCTTCCCTTTGTCTTCTCCTTGCCTTTCTTGACTACCTGTCCTTCCTCTAGATCGTGCCCTGGAGCAGAACCAACTTTCTTCTGTCCCTCATTGTCTCCATAGATGAACTGCCACTCTTTGATTCCTCTAACAGGAATTTTGATGCGCTTCTTACCATCTTGGCCAATGATCGATTCCTCGGCAATGATGTCGGTGATCCCTTCACGGATCGCTTTTTCGATCTTCTTCTTGTGACGAGACCGGTCCGATGCAGACCTGTCTGCAGAAGTCTTATGCTCTCTGAAGATTGACAACCTATCTCCTGCTCAAACCAATAATATAGCATGTCCATGAATACTTATAGGTCGAGATTAGAGACATGAAGAAGCTAATTGCCGAAAAAACATGCGGTCAAGATAGAGATTCTATCTCAAAGATATCACAGTTCTGTGTCTTTGCAGAAGACTTTCTTCACTTGCAAGATCAAGACTACTGTGTTATTCTAACGGGTGATAGAGAAAAACATGGAATAAAAACAACAGCTTATTTCAATCCATCAAATAATCATGTCGTGATATACACTGATACACGCCATGTTTTTGATGTGTGCAGATCAATTGCACATGAGATGGTTCACATGCAGCAGGGCAAGCATGACTTTTTTGGCAAGACTAAGATCAAAGATGTTGGTGGATTCTTTGAGGACCAGGCCAACGCTGTCGCCGGCCAAATAGTCAAGCTGTTCATCTCTTATTAATAGTCATCGTCACTAGACCCAAGTCTCGTGTATCTTTGATGACCTATCATATCTTCCATTTTCTTAAGAAGATTCATTCCTACCTGTCGCTTCCTGGGATCAGAGCTGGCTGCTAAATGCTGTGCCATCCATTGTGCAGAAGGCTTGCGATAGAGATCCTCTGGATCACTATACCTTGACTTCCTAGAAAGTTGCTCACCTTCTGGATACTCACCCGATCCAAATATATCGGTTCCTAGCATGCTCTCGATATCGTAACCAAGATCATGCATGGTTGATATGTCACGCATCTCCGTATCAAATTCTGGCGTCGATGCTATTGGAGGCAAAGGTGGCAATACAGATTTCTTCTTTGCTTCTGCCAAGATATCAGCTATCTCACTTCTTATCAACATTCGAAGAGCGTTTTTAGGTTTCATGATGCTAATTATCTACTTGACAGGATCAAAAAGCCAGGAGAATCCCGCTTCAGGCTTCAAGTTTTGCTCAGGTTGCTCTGCAGGCACAGGCTCCGGCGCAGACCTTGTGGGCCTAGGCGGCTCTTTGACGGGAGGTAACACCATCTTGGGTGGCTCCGGTGGCGCAAATCTTGTAGCCACATCGACATCCTGTGTATCAGCAGCCTCAACGCCTAGGGCAGTTCGAACCAACACTCTAAAATCAACGGGCTTCTCTGTATCTGGTGCAGCAAAGACCCTCAACCCAGAATCCAGTATTGTCTGGATCAAGTTCATCGCATCATTCTTCCAATCAGGAATGTCTCTAGCATTGACACGCATGTAAGATCGTGTTGCAGGATTGTATATTCCCTTAGTCACACCTTTTGCTGCATCTATCAGCCCTGTGATCTGCGCCTCATTAGCAACGATGATGCCTAAAATCTTCCAATGCTTGACAATGATCTCATTTGTGCGTCCACGAGTTGGCTCGCGCCAAGAGTCAGCATCTAGCAGGTAAGTGGGATTCTGGAGGAGCAGCTCAACTGCCTCATCCTTGCTCATGGCTCCCGCACCTTGCTGTGGGTCGAATTTGAGAGGCCGCCTTGGAAGAGGATTTCTGCCCCGCTTCAAGAAAGACAAAGCCAGGGCATCGCGTGTCACATATCCTGAGACAACGTCCTCCATGGAGTTGGCGGCAAAGGTGGCGACACACTTTTCTCCTCCCACAATAATGCCCCATTGACCCCAGGCAAAATTTTGGACAGTGCCTGGAGTGTAACCTGTCGTGGGAAGCTCAGATCCCTGTGCCGCCAGCGACAGGACATTATTCAGAACCTCATTTGTTCGCCTCAGATTATATGTCCCAGAATCGGAAAGCCAGTGCACTTTTGTCAGACTTGCAAAGAAAGTCTGGTCTGCCTCCTCCCACCAGGCGCTCTTGACCGCGCGAGCTTTATCCTTGATATCAGCATTTTCAGGACGATCTAGCGAGGAGGCATTTTGTCCGCCGACGTTGTAAGAGATGTCCCATGTCTTGTTGAGAAATCCTCGCAAATCCTCAGCAAGGACCTGCCTGATGTAGCCTCTTATCGCGTTCATGACTTGCCGTTGACAATAAGACGAACACGCATGCCGTTCTTTTTTGCTGACCACGGCGCAGTATAAGATGTTCCGTTGATGACTGCGTTAGCTAGGCCCAACAACGCAGACTTGTTTATGATATCAGCGTCACTTTCTTTAGAGACGCCGATCTTGCTCACCTTGACATAGACAGACAGGACAGGCTGGCCATCAGGTGCTGTAGGATTAAATGCCTTGATCCTAAGCTCGTCGACCTTGAGCAACGCCGTCGTTGTTCCCAATATCGCATCAATCTCTGCTTCGACTTGAATCTTTCTAGAAGATCCGCTCCCACCCGTCACCTTGTTGCGAACATTGATGGTGTTCGGAGGCTCGACAGAGATCTCAAAGTCTGTTAATGAGCTGGCCTCTGTCAAGATTGTCTGGATGGTCTCACGAAGTAGCTTGACTGACACAAATGCTCCTGAATCTACTGGAAATATCTATAGATCTCAGGCAGCAATGAGATCCGAATGAAGGAGAACAGGAGGTAGAAAGTGATGATAAATGACGCCTTGACAAGAGTATCAATGATGAAGATGGTGAGGGCACTTCGCACAAAAAATCCATACAGCGTGTGACGGCAAGGGTTAAAAAGTCAAAAAATTCTCCCGAGAAGTTTTTCATCAAAACGACCCGAGAGAAAAATTTTGGGGTGCAGATTTTTAAGCTTCTACCGCTTGATACCTGCGAGCAAATTCCATCGCGTAAGTGTGGTGCTCTCGGTGAGTGGCTCGTCGCCATTCATATCACCCATTGGCATCTCTGCACCCATCATAGGCTCACCACTCTCTCCGGACACAACATCAACAACCTCGCCCTTGCCACCGCCCAAGAGGTCAATAGGAACAACCTCGCTAATACGACCCGCGAGGCGCGAAGCTGTCAGACCCATACGGGAATCATTGCTAAAGGTGGTAGGACCGTAACCACCATAGCCAATTCCACGCTGGATCACCACTTCCAGATCATGCGTGTGACGACCTGCCTCATCTTTCGCATTTCGCGTGTAAACATAGGGATAGCCCTTGGCACCTGTGGTCTCATTGTAGCCAGCCCTTGCATCAGCAGGCACAACCGTCATGGAGGGAGGCTGCGCGCCCCCAATCATTCCTGCGGACCACACCTTTGCCCGACCCCCTTCAACAGCAGCAATCACATCCTCAGGCGTGGAGATGCCCATTTCTGCAGCGAAACGGCGATCGATATATGCCTTGCTAAACATCGTGGGATCATAGGACATCAAGCCAGGGAGAGGCCCGCCTGGTTGTAGGCTAGGACCCTTGGAGATGTATCCGAGCTGCTCGACGTCATGACGCGAACGACGAGCATATTCAGCCTCCCTGCGCTGATCCTCGGCACGGGCTCGAGATGCCCGAGCCTGCTCCCGCCGACGCATCAACTTCTCCTCAGGAGACATCGCCTCCTGGAGGCCCCGTGCAACTTCCTCCTTGATGATCTCCCTAATACGGCTCCTGGTCACACTCATTCTCGTCTCTCCATGCAACTAAATATACCACAGCCGATCATGTGACGCACGTGCCCAACTAGAGAAAAATTTTACGGCGCAGACACGGAACTCCACAGGTCATTGGCCTGCCCAGTGAAGGCTAAAATCAAAGCATTGCTTCAAAAAAAGTATTTTGATCTCTTAGCCTAAAATCATCGATATCACCCAAATCCATCGTGTCAAATTCCTCAAATGTTCGATCATCACCCTTGAACCAGAAATTCACATCACCGCGACGCATCTTCACTTTCTCCCAATACTCACGGGATTGAAGCTGATAATGATTGACCAGAAGATCGGGATCAGCTGGGTTCGATTCAACAGACGCGTTTTTTTGATCACCCGATGTCGTCGCCACATTGTGAATATTGAAAGATCTAATGTCAAAACTTGTGTTCGCTACGCACTTGTATCCACCCAACCACACAGTCTCACGACTCCGACCCGCGACATTAAAATTGACCAGCGTCTTATAATCAGACCGCTTAGTGAATGATCTAACAATTCCAGAAGGCTGTCTAACATGACCATTTGACGTCATCCACGTCCAATTCACATTCAAGACTGCGTAATCCTCGTAATTTTTAAGAATTCGCTTGATGTCTTGCTCTTTAGGGCTATAAAGATACTCATCGATGTCGATATTGGTGATCCACTTTGCCGTCCGTGCCAGAGGCAAGAAATATCTGTTATTGATGTCAACTTGCCTGCCTGTATATCTCTCCTTGATCTCATTCTGAATGAGAGTAACATGACCCCGATCGATATAGGGACTCAATATCGACATGTAATCATCATCGCTGTCATCATTGACAAGATAGATGTGATCAACTCCGTGGTGCATGTGATGCTCGATCCACTCGCGCAGGCCCCATGTCTCATTCTTAAAAACGGCGCAAGCTACAAGGTAATGATTGGACATGAAAACTCTCTCGAAATTATTTATTTTATTTCGCCCATAAAAGTCAAAAGTCACAAATTTTTCCCGGGAAGTTTTTGCCTAATCTCGAACCCACTTGCACTTGGAGTAATTCGTGCCCGCGTCTTGGGTCCCGAACAGCTGCGTCCCCGTCTCTCGGCAAGAGATCCGGTCGTGGAGATATTGATACTGGCTGCTGTCTTCACCGCGCCACTTCCGGAAGATGGTGAGCATCCGCTTCTGGAAGGCGGGTGCTCCGTCCATATGCTGTGTGAGCAGGGCGATGTTGTGCCAGTCATCCTCGGTCATGCCGTCCCAGTCCAGGCGATCAGGAAGGGAGAGGATCTGCGCGGCACGGGACTTGTCGCCGAACATGTCGTCATCTGTTGTGCCGTGTGCACGCATGAACTCCGATCGGACTGCATCCCACCTCGGTGTCCCGTGCCGCAGCACTTTGAAGCCGCCCTCCGCATTGACAGCATTCTCCCACTCTTTCCTAAGCTGCTGGTCGCCCTGCACGAGAGTAGCTAGCTCATCGGAGACAGAGGTGTCCAGCATCTCTCGAATCAACTGTCGAAGATGATGTTGTGTGATCTTCATGTCAACGCCTCTAGACACTAAATATGCTGTAACAGAAAGGTTAAAAGTCGTCAAAAATTCCCGGGAAGTTTTTTGGGAAAATGGGTCATTACGGAGATCTCTCGGTGCAGATTTTGCTCTCGGGAAAAGGATGTCCACAGCTCTCGGGTGATGGGGAGCACTTCGGGGTCATCGGGAGGGACGGGGTCGCTGCAGTGAATGCGGGGAGGTAGGTAAAGTGATCGAAAGTTCCCGGGAAGTGCGCGGAGACCTAGGCCCCCTCCAGGCCTCCAGGGGGCGCCGGTGGGCTTGTAGGCCCCGGGGCGTGCCCCCGGAGCGGGCGCCCCGGGCGCCCTACCATATAGGGGGCTAGGGGCGCCCCTACCCTGCTCCCCAGGCAGCAAGCCGCAGATAGGGCTCGGGGCCACCCAGCATCCCTGCCTGGTGGCCCCTTGTCTGCATAGCCCTGCAGCGGGCGCGGCCGTCAGCCCTTCAGGATGCCGGCCAGCTTCGCCCAGCGTGCCTCGTTGAGGGGCTCGTCATCTGCGCTCCGACGCTTCATGGGCTTACCGTGGCGGGCAGACTTCGGGTCGTCGATGTAGCCGACATCTGGGTCGAAGTCACCCTCGTCTGTCCTGTAGCCGCGTCCCATCCGAAGGGCGACGTCTGCCGCGCCTGGGGGGATGTCGTCTTCGTATGGCTGATCGAAGTCACCGCGATCATACATGCGTCGCATGATCTCGCCGCCTGAGAGGTCGAGGAACTCATCGGGATCGTCACCGTAGCTGTATTCGTCCTCGTCCCCGTATCCCATGTCTTCCTCGTAGTCCTCGGGTGGCGCTGCACCGTAGACGCCCTCCAGCTCCTCGGGGAACGCTCCCTCGTTGACCACGTCATCGGGCGGGAAGAGACCCTCCTCCTGGCCGACTTCTCGAACCTGGATCATGTACGTCTTCTTCGGCACTGTGCCGCCCACAGACTCGAAGTCGTGGACGTGGGTGATCTCGTCGTGGTCCTGCAGCCACGAGTAGAGATCAAACGCGTTGGCCATGCCCCGACCCTCTGGGTCGAGCTCAGAGGTGACTTCTCTTCCCATCTCTACCGCAGCATCCTCAGCTTCTGCAGCTTCCTCCTCACTGGCTCCCGGACGGGGACAGGGCGCGACGAAGTAGAAGACGCCGCCGCCGTAGGTGACGTAGAGGCACATGCCGGGTCGCTGCCGACGCATCCCACCCGGGACACCCATCATGCTCATCTCGTCTAGCGCCTCGTTCACCAGGCGCCGTATGTCGTTCCGTGTCACGCTCATCACACTCTCCTTGAGCTTCTTCTTGTCCTTCTTCTTGTCCTCGCCGCGCTGCATGAGACGATTCACCTGACGCAGCGCGCCCGCGTCGATGTCGTCACCCAGCGGATCCACGACTGCGGGATCGTCTATGACGCCGTGTCCCAGCTGCGCGCCGTAGCCGCTATACTTCGTGGGCGACTGCTTGCCGATCGTCATGAAGGCGGGAAGATCCGTGTAGCCGTCTGGACGCGTCTTCTTGGCTGCGTCCTTCGCCTCGTAGAGAGTCTCTTCATCGTATTCCTCATAGTCTTCCTCGCCGCCGCCGAACTCCTCGGCGAACTCGAGGTCGTACTCGTTCGGCACGACGCGCTTGACGAGCGCTGACGTCGGGACGGGACCCACGTACATCTCATCGTAGTCGGGCTCCTCGTCGAAGCCCCACATCTCCTCACGGCTGGGATCCACAACACGACCGCTGGGAGCGAACTCGACCTCCTCCTCGGCAGCGGCGCGGGTGACAGGCTTCGTCCCGGGCGCGTAGGCACCGGGATTCTGCCAGTCGTCCCACGACTCCCATCCCTTCTCTAACACCGCCTCGCCCAGCAGGCGACGAAGCTCTCTCTTGGTGATCTTCATTGCGTAGACTCCTAGCGTCTACGTATCGTCGTGCACCGCGTCGTGCTGCATCTGGAGGTCTGCTAGCTGCCACTCGACCTCGCCGATGTGTCCCATGATCTGCTCGTACGTCTCTCTGTCCCCGCTCTCGTGAGCGTCCAGGGCGTCGATGTAGAGACCGCGAAGGGTGACGTTCAGGGACACCATCTTCTCACCCAGCGCGCCGGTCCGTCCCAGGCGTCTCACCCTCGCGCCCATCCCAGACGGCGGGACGTCCCAGCTCTCACGTATGATGCGGTGGATGAGGGACCTTAGCGTCTGTCGTGTCACGATCAGCCTCCCTGCAGCGCGCTGAGAAGCGCTTCCACCGAGCGTCGGGAGAGGAAGACGGTGCCGCCCTTGCTGCGATACATGTTGGCGACGTCTACGCCGACAGGGCGTCCCGCCAGCATCTTCTCGAAGTCCTGGGTCAGCATGGGAAGCATGTAGGGTGGGAAGCTTCTGAGGTGCTCGAGCATCTCGTTGACCCACTGCATCCTCACCGGTCCGTCTGTGAGATCGAGGATCGGCGACTCGGCCGACAGATGCTGGTAGCCGCTTCCCTCCTCAGGCGGGTCGTCCCCCCAGAAGCCCTCGCGAAGCGAGCGACCCAGCTCCTCTCTGATGATCTGCCTGATCTGTCTGCCTGTGACCCGCATCGTCTGTCTCCTAGAATCTACGTATCTCACCCGATGCAACCAGACCACGCGCAGTCACTCGATTATTCGGGCCACGTTACACCACCACCCGCCGTCTTACGATGCAACCGCCAGCACGGGGTGCATCCCAGCAGCCACCCGACGCTGCGCCTAGGAGCGAGACTAGGAGCGAGGAACGACGACGGTGGGGCGATCCTCGTCCCAGTCATGCTGCTGGATCAGGGACGGGATGAGAGGGACGATCACGGCTCGCATGATGACGTCGAGCGGGATGAGCGGCTTCATGCCGCACCCAGCTTGTCTTCGCCGTACACCGTCTCGAAGTCGATCCACGCGCACATCACGGCGTCCCGATACGCCTCCTCCTCGACGAGCTCGTCACGACGCTCCTGCTCGATCTGGGCGAGCAGCCGCTCCCGAGCCAGAAGCGCGCTGTCCACCTCGACCTCGCTGTAGGTCGTGTAGACGCAGGTGCCGCAGTGGAAGAAGATGGGGGTGCCGTGGGCGGTCGTCTCGAAGCCGTAGCCGACGCGGCTGTTACAGATGTCACACCGGGACGCGCCGGTCGGGTGGACGGTGAAGGTGAGCTCGTAGGCCATGTTGTCTCCTTGTTCCTGCGCTTATCTTACCACGTGGGTGCAGCAGCTGCACGCGCTCAGGCAGGCAGAAGCGACCTCACCCAGCTGCGCACGGCAGACTCACCCAGCTGACCTGACCAGCTGGGATGCAGCGGCGCGCGGACACCACGGCACCCCTCCGGCAGGTGCGCCAGCTCCTCAGGGTCGTCGTCGAAGTGCTGCCTTGATCCCAGACGCTCCAGCGTGTCATGCTTCAGCTCCCCCTCGGTGAAGTGCACGCCAGCCAGACGGTCGAGGACACCCCACTCCTCCAGCCACGCCAGCACCTCGGGACGTGTCCTGCTGCGCCGAGACGTGACGACGCGCACCTCGGCGCCGCTGTCCAGCACCTCCAGCAGACGCGGGAAGACGTAGGGATTCTGGCCGATCGGGTTGTGCTCCACGTAGCTGCCGTCCTCGTCCCTGTCCACGGCTGTCCAGAGAAGCGTGTCGTCGAAGTCGAATGTGATCACCATGGCAGCCTCGCTTCTCTACCTATCCTCCAGCACGTCGCTGTCGTCCTCGATGTCAGCCTCGGCCACCCACTGTTGCCGTCCGTCGGTGAGGATCCACCAGCCGTTGTCAGTCCAATCAGCACCAGGCAGCGGGATCGAGTAACGCTCCAGCACGATGAAGAACTCACCGTCCATGTCCAGGTGCGCGTAACGCCACCGACGGAGCTGCCCAGCTTCAACCAGCGCCATCTCCCTCACTCCACCAGCACCGTGTGCTCTTCTAGCTCTTGATTGTAGAACCAGACGTTCTCCATGCCGCCGTCGGGTCTGGTCTGTAGCACTGTGAAGGTGCTGGGACGCTGCCGTCCGCGTTCGTCCACGCCGTTGTCGAAGCGCTCGGTGACGAAGCACAACTTGCCGTCTGGTATGTTGTAGAACTGCCCGCCGTCGTCTCTCTTCTTCCACACCCGAAGCTGTCCCACCTCAACCATCGCTCACCACCCGCAGGCTGATCGTGTTCGCCTGCCACACCTCGCCCTTGAACAGGACGTCACAGACATCCCGATTCACTCCGAGGACCTCCTTGACGATCCCTACCCAGGTAACCAGCGCTACCTCTCCCTCTCTCAGACATGTGTTGCGGGATCGTGGGCTGTGCAGATTCTGCACCAGGACGACACCGTGACCAAAGCGGTCTGTCACGAGGTCACCCGACCTGACCCGTCTCTCAGCTGGCACACCGGCTCTCGGTCAGGGTAACCTCGCCCTGGATCATCCCGTAGGACGAGTACTCGATGAAGCGCTTGGTCTGCGGGGTCCAGCCGCTGGGTGCGGGCTGGGTGGCGTACCACAGGTCCTCACCCTTCCAGGTGACGTCGAACACCTGCTGGTCACAGGGGATCTGGACCGACATGCTGCCGCCGAAGGCCTTGGTCCGCTGGTTGTCGGTGCAGCCGGTGAGGCCGATCAGGAGAGCGCAGAGAGCGGTGATCTTGTGGGTCATCTTTGTTCCTCGCTTCTATATCATACCAGGTCAGTGAGACATCGTCACGGGCGAGACGACGCAGGACAGGGTCCTCGGGGCCGCCTCACCGTGCCCACGGAGGACGTAGCACTCCACATTGGGCCGCGGGTTGACGATGATGATCTCCTCCAGGATCTGGTCACCGTAGGTCATGTTCGCCTGGGCCTGCTCCTCGGGTGTAGGCTTCGTGCACGCGGTGAGCAGGACAGCGGTGAGTGGCATGCCGAGCAGGATGCCCATGAAGACGAGGGGGAAGTTGCGGTCATCGAGGAAGCTGGAACGCATTGTGTCTCCTTTGCCTTGTTAGTATACCACGACCAGGATCGGGTGCACGCGTCTACGCGGTGAGCAGGGCGAAGAGCTGGATGTAGCCCAGGGTCGCCGTCGCGAGGACGGCGTAGAGGGTGATGGCCACGGCGCTGCCCAGCGACATGATCAGGAGCATCTCGGCTGCCCCGTAGGTGGCCTCGTCAACCTTCTCGTAGATCTCGGTGATGGTCTTCATCTGTCCTCCTTTGCCTGGTTAGTATACCACCTCAGAGCGGGGACGCCCGGGATCAGCTGAACTGTGCCACACCCAGCCCTTTCTCAGCCAGCCGGAAGAATGCCCGATCCCCGCTGACCCCGAAGCCTCGACCGCCGCTGTAGAGGTTCGAGTCGTAGTCTCGGCAATACTCCTGGACGAAGTGGTCGGGGACCACGAACCGGGCGA